GCAGAAATAAAATGAATAACTCCCAATCGAAGTCACGCTATCGCCAATAGTTACGCTTTCAAGACTAACGCAGTCCCTGAAAGCATTAGTCCCAATCGAAGTCACACTATCAGGGATATTTATACTGGTAAGGCTGGTGTTCTCGAACGAACTATCCCCAATCGAAGTCACACTATCGCCAATAGTTGCGCTGGTAAGGCTTGAGCAGGCGAAAAAAGTAAAAGACCCAATCGAAGTCACGCTATCAGGAATAGTTATGCTTTCAAGATCTTCGCAGGAGCCAAAAGCATAATCCCCAATAGAAGTCACGCTATCAGAAATAATTACGCTTGTAAGATTTTCACAGGTATAAAAAGCATATATCCCAATCGAAGTCACATTACTTCCAACGTAAATAGAAGTAAGATTTTCATTTTCAAAATATCCTTCCGAGCTAGTAATACTCGTAAGATTCCGTGTCTGCTCTGTGCTAGACTGAAAGTCCGTTGTGTAGGGGTAAGATTGCGCAAGAGCAGCATCGCTCATTGGCAAATTAGCCAAGGTAATTTTCTTAGTTTCCCCAGCGCTAGTATCGACAACTGGCAAAATGTCAGTTGCTGCGTTAGCCGAAGTAAGTTCCGTGAGTTGTGATATTTTCTTGTCTGCCATAATTTATATTACACTTAAAGAATAGAATTTTAACAAAACATTGCCTAATTTAAATTGTTGTGTTCTCACGGAAATATGATTCATAATTTATTTCCAAAAGATAGCAATCAGTATATAAACTTTTTATATATTCATCTTTGGGGTCAAACTGTTTATTGGATCTGAAAAATATTTTGTTGTGTTTTTTAAAAACTTCGAAATTTTTTCTATTTTTGTCTAAAGGCAAAATCGCGCAAGAAATATTTTTTTGGGAAGTCCTTTTAAAAAATTCTTCAAAAAACCATCTAACAATTTCCATATTATATTCATAAGACATCTCATTCCAAAAGAAAATGTCTATAAAAACCTTGTCCTCATATATATATCCCAAAGCTCCGCACAATAAACGATTGTCTTTTTGTAAAAAAAGTTTGTATTCTTTTTGACCATTGAAAAGTTCATTAAAATTGTAACTAAATTTTATCTCATTAAAATTATTAATAATTTTTGTAAATTGAAGTTTCGCAATTAAATAAGATTCTTTATAATTTGCTTCTTCTGTAAAATAATATTGGCTCATATTAATCAAAATAAAATGTTTTTTTGTTGCTGTATTCGCTGTATGTATCTAAATCAAACCCCAAACTGTTCATTTTGCCTACAATTTCATGTTCTAAAGAATTTATGTTTATCTGTTCTATGATTTTTTCATCCTTTCTCATTGTTGTGACGTATTTGCCAACTTGATAAATTTTGTCCCTTATTTTTGCTCCTGAACTTCTGCGAAATTCTTTGCAAAAAATTTGAGAAAAGTCTTTTTTTAAGAAATAAATTTTGATTTCATCATTTTCTATATCCCAGCCAATCCCATACCATTGGAAGCCGTCTGGTTCCGACTCTTGAATATTAAGAGCTTTTAGCATTTTTTGAGCATTTTTTTGGAATAAATTCGGATTGGTTTTAGTCCCAAAGATAAATCTAGAGCAATTTACAGATTTACCGCAAATGCTAATGGGATAAGAATAACTGGATAAATGTCTGTTTTCCCGAATGTCGTCCTCGCTTATTAAAGATAGGGTTTTCACAATAAAGTCGTACTCTTGATGGCTAACTAAATCGATTATTAAGCAAACTTCTTTCTGAAAAATGTAAAATTTCTCTTTAACTTCTTCAAGCATAATTTATTATAAATTTAATTTAAAAAGTGTAAACTTAAATATGGCGGAAGGAATAAATCAAAAAGTAGCTTCAGAGGCAATGTCTCTTGATCCAAGTCAAATTTTGGAATTTTATTTGATATATTATGATTGGCCAGAAGATCAAAATAGTGTTTTAGCTCTAACCCCATATCAAAAATCAATTTCAGATAGGATCATATGGCAAGGGCAGGAATTTATATCATACCCAATGGAAGCCGAAGGTTTCGAAGTCAAAGGGGATAATAGTTTACCAAGACCTAGGCTCAAAGTATCCAACATACAATATGTTATATCTAAATATTTAAAAGTCCATAATAATCTAATCGGGGCAAAAGTAGTTAGAAAGCGAACTTTTGCAAGGTTTTTGGATGACATAAATTTTGAAGGAGGTAAAAACCCATATTTTGACATTTCTACACAAGCAAGCGAGGCTTCTGGCGAAATGTTTCTGCCTGATCAGACCTTTTACATAAACAGAAGAACTACAGAAACAAAAGAATTAGTTGAATTTGAATTGTCTACCGTTTTTGAGTTAGATAATGTTTATATACCAAATAGAAACGTTTATTCTAGATATTGTACATGGATATACAGAGGGCATGGCTGTAGGTACGCGGGGAAGCCAAAAACAACCTCAAATTCTCAACCATTTACGGATTCTAGCGGAGCTACTGTTACTCCATCGACAAATAAAGGATTATGGAAAAGCGGCTCAACTTACAGTAAAGGTGATTACGTTTTCGTCCAAATTGAAAATTTCGTCATAAGAAAAGAAGATGAAACAGATTTATCTGCACCAGCAGAAAGGCTAAAAACATTTTATGTTTGTGTCGCTAATAGTGTATCGGGGAATGAAAATTTTCCACCGATATCAAAAAATTGGCAAAAAGATGAATGCTCAAAAAAAGTCTCTGATTGTAAATTAAGATTTGGAGGTCAATTAAGGTTTGGAGGATACCCAGGAACTCATGCATACCCACCAAAAGGATAAATTTATAAACGATCTTGTAAAATATGCAAATACAGACACGAGTAAAGAGGTTTGTGGTTTTGTATGTTATAGAGACGGAGAGCTTTTTTTAAAGCCAGCAAAGAATCATTCAAAAGATAATGATATTTTTATAATAAACCCCGCAGATTTTTTAGAAAGAAAATTAAGCGGCGAGCTTTTGGCAATATTCCACACTCACGTTAATGCTAAAGAAGATCCCTCTGAGTATGATATTGAAAATTCAAAAAATTGTCTTTACCCCTTTTTGATATATTCTTTAGCTACTGAAAGATTTCACTTATTTGACATGCCTCATTTCGAAAGACCAGAAAAAGGTGTAATAAGATTAAAGGAGTTTTTGGATGACTAATGTTATAATACATGGAGAATTAGCTACAATCTGCGGCAAACAGCACGGATTTAAAGTAAACAAGCTTTTGGATATAACAAGAGCTTTGAATGCGAATAACCCCAGAGTTAGAAATTTTTTAATTTCTAAATTTAAAGAAGGACTAAGTTATGCGTTTATAGATCCAAAGAATCCAAATAAAAAATGGGAAACTGTGGAGCAACTTTCTTCTGCCAAAGCTCCCGAAGAAGTGCATATAGTCCCCGTTGTAAATGGAGCTTTTGTGGTGTCAGCCGTTGTGGCAGCTGTAACGGCAGTAGCTGGTTTTGTAGGTGCAGCTTTTGCTGCACTGGGAACCGCATTAGCTAGTGGCGGATTTTTGGCAAATTTGGGCATAGGCCTATTAATACAAGGTGTTATGTCTTTATTGTTTCCTGTTGAAATGCCAAAGCTTGCCGATCAGAAGGTGGAAACCAAAATCGATCAATCTAGTTATATTTTTAGCAATTTAGAAAACAATGTAGTGCAAGGATTTCCTATTCCTTTAGTTTATGGAGAGTTGAGGATTGGATCAAATATTATCTCAACAAACGTTATTGCTGAAGATTTAGTATAATGAGTTTTTATAAAAACAGATTTAGGAAAAAAATATCAATCGCTGGTAGAAGTAAGGGAGCTAAGCCCTCTTATCTTATGCCTCCGAATGGAGCTTTTTCAAAAATTGGTTTCCAGATTTATGAAGCATTAGATTTGATATGCGAAGGCCCAGTAGCTGGCCTCACAGATAAAAGAGGATTACTTTTGCAGGGGGATTACGCCAAAAAAGAGTTTAAACAAGACGATAATAAAATTGGCAGTTCAACAAATGGAATTGATAAAGGTATTTACTTTAACGATGTCTCATTAAGGGAAGAGACTAACCAGCCAACGCATTCAAAATATGATGTAGAATTTAGAGATGGATCTGAATTTCAAAAAGCTAGTTCTATAGTAAAAACGCCAAGTAAGCTACATAAAATATCAACTCCGATAAAGGGGCCATACGAAATGGGCGTTCCATTGTTTGAAGGTTCTGTTGCTAGTGTATCTTGGATTGATCCTAATGATTATATCGAAACAATAAACCAAACGTCATCGGGATTTGCGCGTTTATTTTTGTTCTTTGCATTGCTGGGTAATAAAAATGAAAAATATCGAGTGATCACGTCCTCGCCTCATGGAATAACAAATGATGATATGGGATATGCTTTTGTTGTTTCTGGCTCTAACAATCTAAATCTTAATGGCACCTACGCTGCAATAGAACGATCCGTAAGTCCTACAGAAATTGTAGTGTCTTTGCCTAAGAGTAATAATAACTATTATAACGCTACGGGCGGAACATATAAAGTTTTAGAGTTGGGTTCAGAAAACGGAGCGAGAAAAGGTACGGGAAGTAGAGATGTAAGAAGGGAGGGTACGAGCGCTAGAGACTTTGTAAATTGGCAAAATCTTGGAGTAAGAGAGGTTTTAGAAAAACCATATAACTATGTAAATTACGATAAAAATGTAAACAAATTAACAATCGGTTTGCAAATAGACGGTCTTAGCGATACAAAAAGTTATGCAACCGCAAGTGAAAATGATGCAGGAAGAAGCAGAATGGGTACGCCGCTGCCATTAACCGTAACTCTCCAGGTGCTCGTAGGAAAGGTTGATAAGGATGGTATAGAAACAATCCAAACAGCATCATTCACAACAAGAAGCGGCAAAGGGGTGACTCTCGGCGATGGTAACGGGATAATCTCAATAAGCGGAATCATATCTGCTCCATATTCAATTAGTTTGGAAAATATAACTTTGCCAGCTTTATCTGATACTGATATATATAATTTTGTAAGAGTGAGAAAATCACAATACGAAACTTATTCCAATTTAATTAAAAGAGATATTGGGGTCGCCACTATAACAGAAATAAATGATCAGACTTATGTATATCCCAATTCCTGTTATGTAGCGACTTCTATAGATTCAAAATATTTCCCGCAAGTTCCGAGTAGAACTTTCAGACTTAAAGGTAAGAAAATTTTAATACCATCGAATTATAACCCAATTAATGCGAATGGGTCTGATAGAAGATTTTCTAGTGACGGATCAACAAGAGGTAATCAAATTTACAGTGGCAACTGGGATGGAACATTCAAATTTGGATGGTCCGATAATCCTGCTTGGATTTATTATGATCTTTTAATCAATACTAGATATGGAATAGGGTCCCACTTAAGGGATGTAGAAATTGTTGATAAGTGGACTTTATATGAAATAGGTATGTATTGTGATGCGGTCACAATGAATGACGGAAGCAAAACAACAAATGATTATGGCGGTGCTGGCTATTTCATTGGTTTAGATGATGGATTTGGAGGCTTAGAACCAAGATTTAGCTGCAATATTATTATAAAAGATCAATTAGGGGCTTTTGAAGCGCTTCAAGATTTGGCTCGGTCTTTCAGGGCGATGACTTACTTTAATAATTCTTGTGTGACTGTCAAAGTGGATAGGCCGTATTTTTTTGAAGACTTCAATAATACGGCCACCACAGCACCAAAAGAAAATAAGTTTCCCCCTCATCTAATTTTTAATAATTTAAATGTTAAAGACGGAATGTTTTCTTATGCAGATGTAGATAAATCAACTAAATTATCTGCTGTAGAAGTTTCTTTTTTAGATAAAAAAAATAATTACAGAAGCGCAACAGAATACGTCGAAGATACTGAGGCTATTAAATATGTCGGATTAAACTTTAAACAAATAGATGGCATTGGTGTCACTTCCAGGTCTCAAGCTCATAGATTAGCTAAATACATTTTATTTGAATCTCAATACACGACCGAAACAGTTTCTTTTAGTGCTGGGTTTGAAGGTCTTCTAATAGAACCAGGAGATATAATCATGGTTGAAGACGAAATGAGAAATTTTACTAAAAATTTCGGAACAATATTGGGGGCAAGTGGAGAGACGACTTACTACGATCCAGATGGAGTTGGAAATCTTGCAACATTAACTACTGGGAAAGGCCCAGAAGCTATAATTGTGGAACCAGCTATTGGCAGCGATCAATTAGATTATATAACTGGAGGGAATATACACATATATAATCCAGTAGGCAAATCTGGAATCGATGATTTTTACAAAAATCCATCTAGTAATAATGAACTTTATAAGGAAATACATAATCCACAAGTAATATCTTTGCAAATTAAACCAGGTGGTTCTGGATTAAGCTATGATATAGTAGATAGTGGAGTAGCTATATATATAAATGGCTTAAACAATTTTGCAAATGGGAATGCTCAAAGCCAATGGTTCTCGGAAAAAGATGTGAATATAAGACATGGATCTATCTACAATATTGATGCAAGCGGTAGATCTCCAAACTATTATAGAGTATTAAATATACAAGAAGATAAAGAAAAAGGATTCAATATATCTGCGACAATTCACCATACTGGCAAATTTAAATTTGTTGAAGAAAATATAGCCTTTGATATAGAAGATGATACGTTCCAACCAGATTTAAGATTAACTGAAGTTATTAGACCAGTAAAGCCAGCTTCAGTAGTCACTGGAGCAAAAATTGAAAACGCTGATAATTCTTTAAGTTTGCCTATAACCATAACAGATCCAGCTTCGGGGATACCTGAAAAATATATTGTATTTCTAGAAGAGCCGAATACAAATGTTATAATTTCTGAAGTTTTTAAAAGTCCTAGTTCGCAAACAGTATTTACTTTAAGTGGGACAGCGAAAATAGATCAAGTTGGAGATTATGAAATCAATGTATTTTCGGAAAATATAACTCCAATTAAATCAAGAAGTACCGATGCGACATCGGTATCTTTTACTACACAAGTGTCCGATTTCGGATTAAGTCCTCAGGATAATTTTGTTGAATATCAAAATATTTTTATAAATACTGCATACCAGTCATCATATGACAATACAAACGAAACTGGAACTGCTCAAAATTCTTTTTTTGAAAATGATCCGAATATAAATGCCGTTATTAATTTTGAATTTGAAGATATATTTGGTAATAGCGGCGCATCTGTAACGGACACAGTAAATGATCAAGTAATTAATTTAAAAGATTCTGAGGGCAATATTATACAAAATAATTTTAAAACACTTTCTAATCAAAGTTCTGTAACTATATTAAATTCAGAATTAAATAATGCATTTAATTACACTGGAGACGGAAAATATATAATGCCTCCAAGTCTAGACTTTGAAGTTTCAAGTTTTGAATTAGCTGGCTCCGAACCAACAACTCAAATTTTTGATTTTGAGCAAAGCTTTGATGAGACTCCTACTGTTTTTATGTATGAAGTAGTTGATGGAGATTATAGTGATTTTTCTAAGCCTATCGGAAGAGTAAGTTCTACAAGTGAGAGTTTTTCTGTTACTGGTGTTTCAGATAGAGCTGCAAAATACGCTTATATAGCCTCAAAAACAGGGGTTTTTAAATTTAATGGAGCTTCAAAAACAATACAAATAGGCAATGCAAATAACGATAATACTTCCAATTATCAATTTGTAGGTTTTCATGAAGATTTTAATGTCGCTCCTAAAGTATTCGTACAGCTTCAAAAACCCGACACCGCAACAGAAACTTATTTTTCAAATACTTGTATAACAGGGGTTTCTACAAGCGGCTTCTTCTTTAAATCTTTTCAATCAGATTTGACTGTTGCCGATGGAACTGGATTATATGCTTATATAGCTTTAGATCAGAATATTTTTAATGTTTCCTCTTCTAGTAATCTTCCAATATTATCATTGAATTATTGCGCTACTGGGGAACAATCTTATCAATTTTCATCTGATAATATTTTAGAGCCAGCAAATGGATCCAATAATGTGGGATTAAGATTTGACCACGATCAATATGCTGTTATGTGTCAAAGATCTGGAGATAATTCATACTTCAATGATAAATTCTTTGTTGTTCATAGGACAGGAAATGAAAATAAAGTTTTCCAGCATATGTTAGAAACGGGTTTGGAGCCAGGACTTAGATCTCAATTAACTGGAGGTGCTACAAACCATATACTTATTACTGGAGGCGGTTTGCAAATAGACACTGGTAATTTCACATTAGCTGCTTGGGTGAAATTTAATAACAATTTAAATGGCAAACAATATCTATTAGAGTCTCACAAAAATGGAACTGGCGTGGCTTGGTTCCAATCTGGCGATGGAAAAAATTATTTAAATTTAAATGGAACGGATTATTTGGCAGCTACTGGCGCAACTACATTAAATGATGATAATTTACATTTCTTGCAAATAGTTGTTGATAGAGAAAATGGTTTAACGGGGTATTTGGACGACGCTACAAATTTCAATGTAAATACGTCTATAACTGGTCTTAGAGATGAATCTTTTATAACTGAATTTAATATTACTGGAGTTGGAACTGGTGTTTCTGGAAATGCAAATACATTTGATGGAGAATATACTGGATCTTCATCTTTGTTCCAAAATACAACCACAAGTGGATTAAGATTTAAATTAGATGGAGTTAAATGGATATTGACTGACGAAGATGTTGGGAGTCCAAGTTTTGGGAAAATAGCTTGGGAAGGTGGTAACAATATTAATTACCCTTGGAATGTAACTTCTTGGACTGGGGTGGACGCTTTGGGGACAAGTTCTGCTCCATCTTTCTCTGGACTTTCTCCTTTTGTTGGTGTGAGTTTAAATTCCCAAACAGGTTTTAAAGTTTTAGGAAATTCGGAACTAAACGGAGAAGCCTTAACTAGTGGACATATTAATAAATATTTCTCATTAATAAGCGGAACAACCGTAGGAAATTATTTTAGCAATCCAAACAGTTTTTTCACTAGCTTTACAGGAAATACAAATACAGAATTTATATTCAATATAACAGGCTTCCCATCATTGATAGATGCCTCCGAAAATACAACAATAAGCTTATTAGGCGATATAGAAAGATCAGAAGAAATAATAAATAGATCATTTAGCTCTAATTTTAATTTTATGCAAATAGGGGTTACAGGTACATTATGAGACTAAATCAACCAGTAGTAGGGCAGCATCCAGCAACATCTGGATATCAACTTGAATGCTTTGTCAGTTCAGATGGCGGAGCTGGCTTTTCTAGCGGGTCTGGAACTTTGAACGTCGAATTCCCAAGGTTCGCAATCACGGGAATGGAATTCAATGGCGAAAATCTTCTTTTTGAGCCGACTGGTGAAGGATTATTGCTCATGGAAGATATAAACGTTTTAGAAGGTTTTATAACTTTAGAAACTTTTTTTTCTGGCGATTTAAATGGTAATACTGGCCTATCAATCCAAAACATAAAAAGTGTTGATATTTATACTGGATCCGACCCAACATTTAAACCAGATACTATTAATTTCGAAAATAGAATTGATTCTGAACCCGTCTCATTGCAATCTGGAGATGAATCTATATTCATAACAATTAATTCTGGCGATATCGACAATAGAATCGAGGAGAATATATTTTACAAAGCATTGCCAGTTGATTATTTAACTTTTGGTCAAGAGTCTAATGCGGTTAGCGGTACTATGTTCGGGGGATTTGAAGATTTTTCTAAAATCACAAGTTCATCAGATGTTGTCATTTCTAGATCAAATGGAAATGATATAAGATATTATTCTGCCTCAATAACAGATATATATACAGGTGTTAAAATTATCATTTCAAACGAAGTCCCAAAAGATTTTGTAGCTAGTTTTAGGGTTAGAACAAACAGCGAAGATATTATAATTTCTGGAAGTGGCAGCGCAAATTTGCAGTCTTCTGACGATAACTTTGTCGTTTCAAATAATTCAATAACGCTGCCAGCTGGAAATGATCTTGCGGAATTTGAAATTAGTTCTTTATTAGACGAAAATGAAACAAGAACGGCTTTTGTGGTGGGTGGTTTATAATTCTTTTAAATACATACTCTCTATATGTTTGTATTTTTTTCTTGTATAGAGCTTTTTTAATTTATCTGGCATTGAATTTTCCAAATGGACCATTGCAATTCTTTTACAGCCTATAGATTTTGCATAATCTTCAAATTTATTAAAAATTTTAATCCCAGACCCTCTGTAATTCTCATGGACATACCAAAAAGCTTCAGTACAACATAAAGCGCCATCTTCTACTGCGGGAGTTATAAAAAAACCCAGAGCGCCAATGATCTTTTTGTCTTTTTCCAGAGCGAAAATTTTACCACTTTTGGTTTCAATTAATTTTTTCCAGGTTGGAAGCCAGTTTTTTCTAAAACCATTTACATCTTCTTTATAGGGCAAGGTTTTATAAAAGATTTCAATAATATCTTGAAGCTCCCTTAACTGGTCAACTGTTTTTACTTCAAATATCATTACATTAGCTTGAGTAGCTTCCGACATTCTTTTGCTGGAATATCTTTGTAGTTTTTCCAGGTCTTAATGACCTCTGGGTCATTTTCATATTTATTATCCACGTAAAGCTTTCGTAGCTTAGTTAGAAATGAATTGAAGTCTGTACCCGCCTTTTCTTTTAGAATCCCTTGTGGGCTAATATCCTTAGCTCCAGAGGACGATGGAGGAGCTACAATGGGAGACTTATTCTTGGACGAGTCAATCTCGTCAGCCCCCACAATATGAATACCCAGAAAGTTACGCACAGCGCGAACAAAAGCACGATTTTCTGCGATACATTCTAAGAACTTCGCAGCAAAACCATTTGTATTGTGAAGTGTTGCATTAGCAATGGAGGAGAACTTCGCACCATGATCACTGCAAAGGTGTGTTGGATTTTCATAATTGCAAATAAAAGTGATAACGCACTTGACGACAGATCTCTCTTCAGAAGACTCAACGATGTCGTAATTAACAGTGTCGATACCTCTAAGCTTCGCAAGCTCCTTAATCCCAGCAAGCTTAATTAGAAGCTGGTTGTCTTCCAATCCTTCGATAGAATCTGGAACTGGCATCTTGCGCATTTCAAAGTGATCTTTGTTTGGGTATAGATGTTCTGGGCTAATCATAGCTCGCCAATTGACGGAGCCATCCTCGTTAAATACATATGCAACAGACTCAAGGAGTCCATGTTCGTCGCGCTTCCAGATATCTGGGCCAAATAATTTATTTTTCTTCATATAGGTATAAACTTTCTAATTCTTTAGATGAAGCTTCATCATAGACGAAGCTGTTTGATTTGTCAAGTCTTTTTGCAGAAGATTCTGATTTAAAAACTTGACCATCGGATACGAATATTTTTTTGGAAATAAATTTTGCGGCTTTTATTTCTTGATGAGGGTTTTTATCTTCCAATACATTAAAATCAAAATACTTTAAACGTACCGAGGAAATCTTACTCTTATCTTTGACTCTGATTATGACTTGAATTTTTTTATTTTTTAAAGTTTTAAAAAATTCTGAAAGATCGGTTTCTTTAGGCTCGTCATATTCGTAAATGACTTGCTTAAGGTTAGGCATATATTGCAAGGCTTCGGTATTAAAAATTTCAGACAAATGTAAGCTCACTATGCACATTTGACTCCATTTACAAACATTCTCTAAATTAAAGAATAAATCTCCTCTTATGTTTACTGACTTGTTAACTAATTCTTTTGAGTATGCAAAAAAGTTAGGTACGATCTCGATGGTCTCATTATTGAAATTTGATCCCACTCTAATTGTTTTGAATTTGATTTTTTGTTTAACGCCTATTTGATCTAAAATAGCTTGAGCGATTTGTTCTGGTTTGATTTCGTTAATTCTATTGCAATTGGAAGAAAAGGATGGTTTTGTTTTTGAAAAATCTGGCTCAATACTTATGCAAGAATTGTCCTTATGCCATATTGGTTTTGAATTTTCTTTATAAAGATTAAAGTGCAAAATGATTGAAGGTATATCGTAAACGCTAGCAATATGTGCGGGAAGGCTGTCGCAGCCACAATGAGCTTTAGCATTTTTAATCACATAATTCATTTGTTTATAAGAATTACCTAGAGTAGTTAAATCTATTCCACTTATTCGATTATCATTTGGACCTCCGACTTGAACTATCTTTATATCACCAAGATGAGGTTTTATCAAACCGATTACTAGGTCCCAATACAAATAATTTGCTGCTGGCATCTTGTTTGATGCTTGAATAGTTATATATTCATTAGGTAATCCTGGAAAAAAATGATCTGTTATTACAGGCTGGCCAATCTTGACCCCTAGATCTTTTGCGTAAACTTCAGCTATATGACTCATATGATTTTACTTCTTTTATGTCTGAATTTGTTATTTGATTAATTTTGTTTTTGATATTAAAACGTTCGTCGTTTGTGTAATAAACATCTCTTGCAAGTCGAATAAATACTGCACCAAAATCTTTGTTTCGTTCACATTCTCTGATTTGATCTTCAATCTTCCATAACCCTAGATTGATTTGATACAGATCCGCTTTTAAAGCGCAAAGATCTGCTCTGGAAAAGTTAAAACCAAGCGCTGGATTAATCAAATCTGCAAATTTTTTATTTAATTCAACTCTTTCATTTTTAACTTCTTGTAGCTTCTCTACATCTTTAATCATTGACGATTTGATTTCAAGGATTGTTAGTTTATCAAGAAGCTCACCTACTGATATAGGGATATTAATTTTCATATAATTCGAACTGTGTTTTGTCTTGACCGTTATGGTGGTAATTATGGAAGCGCTGAGTCCCGTAGTGCGGCAAAAACGCTATATCAAAAAATCCTTTATGGCCTTGTTTGCCCTCTAGAAAATGCAAGTTATCAATTTCTTGGGAGTATGGCAGTATTTTGTAAACCGCTGGATGGTCTTCTATATAATCAAAGAATTGAGATTTGGTAAAAACATAAATGTCATGAGAGGGGTAAAGCTCTTTAAGGTTATGCATTAATGAATTAACCCATAAAACATCTCCAGCGGATTCTGGCATAAGAACGGCAATTCGACTTCCTTCATCTAGTAGATCTTCTATATTTATTCCTTGTTTTTCTTCTTTCCCCCAATCAAAGTCATAATCAACGTCTGGCATTGCATCTAGAATCTTTTCGAGCTTCTTGCCTACGGCTTCTGTTGAGTAGTTATCTATAGTCCATTGTCGGCCTTTTTTACCCATCTGAATGCGTTTGTTTTCATCCATTTGCCAAACTTTTTTAAGCTGTTTTGCTATGCTTGATGGATAAGTAGAAGCTTTAATAAACTGGGTTCCTGGTTCTCTGTATTCCGACCAATCAAGGGCGAAACTCCCAGATTCGGTTGTGGAAGAATCCTCGCCGCATGAATAATTTGTTACAAGGGTAACAAGTTCAGTCATCTTCGCTTCAAAAATTGGAATTTCCATGCCGCCGCTTGTAAAAGGGTGGCAATAAACATCCATAAGATTATAAACCTCATTAAGCTGTTGTTCATTAACTCCTGCTTTTGTGTTTGTTGTATTGAGGGATTTTTCAGTCCCGCAAAAACGACATTTTTGTTCTTGGCCTGTAAACGGGCGAACTTCATATTGGCCGCAAGCAGTGCAATAATAAGTGGTTAGAATGTCATCTTTATTTAATCCTTTTTCTTCAATAAGCCTTGGAATATCCCAACCCTCAGACCAATGGGTGTGTAAAAGCAGTTTTGCTTTAGGGCAATCTTTTTTAAATATTTTAAAACCTTCCATCAGATTTGGAACGCTTTTTCTTAATTGATTTCTAAATACAAAACCAATAATGAACTCATCTGAAAGGCCTAATTTTTTTCTAAGTCCTTCCCGTTCGGAATTTGAAAAACGGTAAAAATCACCTGTATCAACACTTCCATGGAGAGTGTCAACATGATCGTGGCCCATTTCTTTTAAATCTCTTTCTGCAAAAGACGCCCAGCTATAAAAGTTTTTTGTTTTAAGTGCAGCCTCTACGGCTTGTGGTAAAATTGGTTGACTATCTAATGTAGTCCAAATCATATGATTGATTTTATTCCACCACGGCTTTTCCCAATAGCCACCAAAGGCCCAAATATCTTCGCAGCCTATGTAGATATCTGGCTTATATTCTTTGATTGCTAAATCAATAGTTTCCGCTCCATATCCAGCAGCACGACCTCTTTGTGGGTCTTGGTTTAATTGTCGAATAATTGATGGATCGTTTGGTAGGGAACCTTGAGCCCTCCAGGGTCTTAATTTTAATGACGCATCATTCCATTGCATTCCATTCGCGAATTCAATAATTTCATACTTGCCAGTTTTATAAAGATGACGAAGAATGTTTTTTGCGTTTTTACCAAAGCCTGTAAAAGCTTTTGCAGAATTTGAATGAAAAAGAATCCGCTTCATTAGTAATTAAAATACTTAAATAAGAAAAGGTCAAACAATCCTTTGAGCGTTCTAGCTTCCGCCAATTCGACACCCATTCCAAATTTTAAAGTAGAATTTTTTACCACGCTAAAGGAAAAAGCTTTTTGTCCGTTTTTCTTTGTATACGGCTTAAAAGAAATTTGAGTTTTATCATCATTATAACTATGAAATGCAGAAAATTCTGTATAGTTTTCAATTGCATTTAACATGCCTCCAACTTCATTTTCACCAAGCTTGAAGTAAATGTTTTTTTCTGGATCCTTGGCGTTTGCGCTAAACGAGCCAGTTTTCTTTTTGCTATCCCAAGTCGCTTGTTTAATTGACTGGACGAGCAAAGTTGGTTTAATTTTGTTTCCTTCTTTATCTGTTTCAACGATCTTGAAGGAAAACGCACAACCAGTATTGAAAGAATTTGGCTTGTAAATATCGTGTTGTTTATGACTCATGCGAGATTATAAACTATAAAATGCAATATTCTATGTATCTTCTCCCATTTCGGTAATAATTTTTAATTCTTCCATGTCATAAGTTTTAACTGATGGAACTGGGGTATAAAATAATTTATCGAAACTCTTGACGTGTTCTGGGAAATACTTTTCAACTGTTGGTCTGAGATTGTTATAAAGATTTAAATAGTGAACTAAATTTTTGCATCTATAAAAAGCTCCATACGCATGAAAATGAAAAAGTATCTTATGTAAAAGATCTTGAAAGAGCAAAAGCCTGTTTGTTTCTTTTTTTTCTTCATATTTCGCTAAAAAATCAGGCAACGAAACTTCTTTAAGAAGATTTGAGCATTCGTAATACTTTTTAAGAAAATTTTGTACATCTTTTCGAGAAAAATATAATCCCAAATTATTAACAACCTTTAATAAGCTATAATACAAGTCAGATTGATGCGCCTTCTCAAAATTGATAAATTTAATGAATCCTGACTGATACAAAATATTACTTTTTTTTAAATCGGAATGACATAAAACACAAATATCTTCAGAGTAATTTTGTTGGTAAATTTCTTTTAATTTCGAGAAAATGCAAGAAAGTTTTTCAAGGTTTAAATCAACAAGTTTTTCAAAAATAACAAGTTCTTGTGGTTCTCCTTCTTGAACTACATCAAGGATTGATTCATTTTGCATAAATTTTTCTTCAAAAGAGGGTAATTTTGAATTGTCGGATTCATGGACAAAATCTAGATTGCAAGCAAACGTACCGATATTAAAAATGAGATCATTGATTCCATAATGATCGAAGTTTTCCCCATTTTCCCATGTTGTTAATAGAAATTCCAAATCATGATCGATATTTTTTGTATAATTAATGATTTTTGGTGAAATTAAATCACTGACAGAGGTTAAGCAAAAATTTTCTATTTTTAACTTTTGGTTTTCTGGGTCTAGGCTAATTTTTAATAAATATTTTTTATCTTCAATTAAAAGCGAGTAGCTTTCATAAAAAAAATTTGAACTTATTAATGCTATATCCGCTTCTTTAATTTCGTAATTTGGGAAAAGGTCTTTTAGATACCTTCTTATCAAACTTGTTTCAAATTCAGATATTTCAGAATCTCTTTCTTCTGTTTTGTTATCCAGAACAACAAAATTATTTAACCGAAACTCTTTTTCCTTTTCAACCATATGTTATATTACACAAAAAAGGCGGTATTTCTACCGCCTTAGATGTTAGATCTGAGTCTTGCCCATTGAGAGCGTTTGAAGACTCGTTTTGGCAAATTTTCGCATTACGCTCGCGTTTCGATCTCGAACTACCACGTATTTAGGGGTCTCTCGCACGAATTGAGCGTTAAGTGTTTCGCCTTGCCGAGTAGTGAGGCCAAAAAAACGGCCCTTACTTGCGCTGATTGCTTTTACAATACGGTTTGTCTTATTCATTTTATTTATTTTATTTATTTGTTAAAATCCTATTCTACCAGAAGATGGTATATTTTTGTTTTCTTTAATGTTTTCTTTCGAGGTATTTAATTTATTTGCAAATATATCATATATAGTATCCATGTCAACATTAAAAACTTTATTTTCCAAACTTTCTCCCCATTTTTGTATAATCTTTGAATACTTCTTGTGGAATTTTTCGTATTCGGGAGTTTTTTGGAACTCTTTGTCAGTTAGTTTGTCCTCCATATCTTTGGCTTTTTGTGGTCGTACTATATTTGTCTTTTTTGTTTTTGCCCCCGATTCGTCCAAGATGTCAAAAGCTTTGTCTGGAAATTTTTTATCATTTAAATAAATATCGCACAAGTCTACAATTTTTTTAATCAGGTCTTCTTTGTACTCTACTTGGTGAAATTTTTCATAAGATTTTTTTGCACTCTTAATTAATTCAAAAGTTTCTTCTTTAGTTGGCTCTGAAACGTCTATTTTTTCAAATCTACGATTTAGTGCCGAATCTTTCTTAAAAAAACGATCATATTCATCTTTAGTCGTAGCTCCAATGCAGGATATGTTGCCCCTTGATAATGCTGGCTTCAAAATGTTAGCAAAATCTAAGCTACCTTCTGAGCTTCCAGCTCCAACTATAGTGTGAATTTCATCAATAAACAAAATATAATGATCTTCTTTTGATAAGTGTTCTAAAATGTTTTTAAGTTTTTCTTCCATCTGTCCTCTGTAGATAGTGCCAGCTAAGACGGAAGTTAAATCTAGCGAAAGTATATTCTTGTGAAGCAGTAAGTCTGGACATTCTCTCTTGATGATTTTTTCCGCCATGCCTTCTACAATAGCTGTTTTACCAACACCAGCTTCTCCGACTAAAATAACATTACTTTTATTTCTACGCAACAAAATTTCAAAAATTCTTTCTATTTCTTTGTCTCTGCCAAAAATTTCAAACTCTTCTTTTTGGGAAATTTTATCATTTAAGTTTTCACACCAATTTTCCATTTGGTTAAGAGCCTCTTCTGGTTTTTTGTTTGCAGAATTTGAGCCTACAGAACATGGAACGTTCTGCCTTGGAATGCCATCTTTAATAATTTTGCTTAAATCCTTGATTAGCTTAGTTAGATCTATATCCAAACTAATTAAAAAGTCTACGATCTCCTCTCTGGTGCTGAGTATAGAAAGAAATATGTGGTCAATACCAATATAATCATCTTTGAATTTTCTTGATTTTAAAGCAGCAAAATCTAAAATTTCTTTGATTTCTGGCGCAAAGATTGATTTTTTTCTTTTGGGTTCTTTGTAATTTAATAAAGCGTACTCTATACTTTTGTTAATACCTTCTTTAATTAGATCGTTTGATATTAAAACATAATCAATATTACTGTGATCTAATTGCAATATACAAGTCATTAAGTGTAAGTCTATGACTTTGAGGTGGCCAAAGTCTTTAGCAATAGAGACTGAGTCGCTAATCGCTTTTTTGGCAGAAGGAGTTAGGTTATAACTGGAAAGATCCATTATTTTATTTCTGATAGTTTTGTGTAAATTTTTTCGTCAAGAATGGTTATTTTATCTCCAAAGACAATATCTTCTCCTTTACTTCCGTAAATAAAGACGATTTGTTCTTCCTTTGGTTTTTTGCCTCCATTGTTTAAATAGTTATCCAAAGTAGCGGATCGCCTATTATTCATAAGCATAAAATTGATTTTACCAAAATCATCTTGAATCTCTACTCTCATATATTTATTTCCTGCCGCACTTGTTCGCGATACGCAGTCTGTGACAACTCCCACAAATTTAACTCTATCGTTATTTGTTAAAGACTTCAGGGTTATGCTATTATACATATCTCCGCAGTTTTCAAACACATCTTTGATTTCTGTAGAGTGACTATAACCAAGATACTTGCGTTCGAAGAACCAATTTGCAAATTTTAAATGGTCTTTGTTCTTGTCGTAAATTTTTCTATAAGAAGAGTATTTTTTCTTAAAGGTTTCAAATCGTGATGGTTTCATGATGGGTTTGCCGTCATCAGCTATTAGAGAATCTTTAATAACGGAATGAATAGTATTCAATACGTCATAATCAAATTTCTCGCCTAAATGCACTACGTTACGCTTCTCTCTTTCTGTTAGTATGTTGAAGGCTTGAGATTCTAAAACTAATCGACAGCGGTTTGGTATCTTTGAACTTGACTCACAAAAAGAGTCCATCATGCCTCCTTGTATCAAGCCAGAAAGCACGCCAATGTTGAGGCTACATTGTTTTGCTGTAAGGAATATATCGTATTTATTTTGATTGCTTTCTTGAGCTTTTCTGAAGCCAACCAAACTCTCTAGTGTTTTTTCTGAAACTCCTTTAATGCTATTTACTCCAAATCTGATATTACGGCCTTCGATACCAAAGTTAATGTCGGACTTAGATAAGTCTGGTGGGAGGAGCTTCATATTAAATAAACAAAACTCTTGATTGATCAGAGCAATCTCTGCATGTGAATCTGGCTCATGCTTTGTCATTTTCAACAAACTAAGAAAAAACTCTTTAGGATGCTTGAATTTAAGGTAGGTGGTAATTGCAGCTAGAATAGCGTAACTGATTGAGTGGGATTTATTAAACGAATAGTTTGCTGAATCTTCAGCCACTTTCCACAAAACTTCCCCTACCTCTTTATCCAGATTATTTTGAGCAATTTTTTGCTCAATCTTAACTTTCCAAGCTGACATTTGATCCACTTTTTTCTTACCAACAATACGCCTGAGTTGTTCTGATTCGTCGAGGGTAAACCCAACCTTTACTGCCATCTTCATTAACTGCTCTTGGTAAAGTGGAATGCCACCAGTGTAAGAGAGGATATCGTCAAAATGTTTATTAACAGACTGGAATTCACCAGTGCGGGTATAATCGCTATAGACATCAAGATAGTCAAGTGCGCCAGGGCGAGCAATAGCAACAACGGCCGAAAGCTCTTCAAGATTTCTGGGAGATACTTTTTTACATACTTTAAAATTTGTGTCTGCTTCGATTTGAAATAGCCCTTTAGGCGCTTCGATGTTTTTAAAGTTTTCATAAATTTCTGGTAATTGTACATCAATATCTTCTATATTGATTCCTAATTGTTTGCAAGTGTCGTTGACAACTGACAGGGTGCGTAAGCCAAGGATATCAAACTTAACCATTAAAGCTGCGACATCGTTCATGTCGTATGCGGAGATTAAATCCCCGTCGCTAGTTTTCTGCATTGGCATAATCTCTTCAACATCATAGAAGCTAATAGCGATTCCTGATGGGTGAACCCCAGTATTTTTATTTAAACCCTCTAGCTTTTTTGCTATTCTAAAAACTTTGGGATTTTTATCTGCAAACTCTTTGAATTTTTCGCTTTCTTCGTAAGCTTTATCTAGTTTTGCTACCTTTCCGAATTGCTTTGGAATTTGAGAACTGACTGAATTTACATCATCTTCCGATAGCTCTCCAACTATTTTACCGCACTCTTTAACGCACAGCTTACTACTTAAAGTATTTAATGTCAGTATTTTGCAAGTTCTACCTTTGTGTTTTCTTTCGATGTACTTAATTACTTCTTTTCGTCTGTCGTAAGAGATATCATTATCAACATCCGCTAGTAGCGATCCATCGAGATAGGTAATTCCATCAACTATTGTTTTTTTAGCTCGACTCTTGGAAACGAATCTCTCGAAGAAAAGATCGTATTTAATTGGATCTACGTTCGTAACTCGTAACAGGTACAAAACCAAAGAACCAGCGGCAGATCCTCGACCTGGCCCAGTGGGTATCTTGTTTTCATGGCAAAAATTTAAAACATCCCAATTGAGCAGTATATAATCTATAAAGCCTAAATCTTTTAAAACATCAAGCTCCATTTTAACTCTATCAAAATACTTCTGCTTGTTGCTTAGAGCATTTATACCTCTATCCTTTACCCCTTTTAAACATAATTGCCTAAGGAGATTAAAATTAGAAGTGTCGCTGGGTATGTTTAGTTCTTCATAGAACTTTGCATCTACCTTAATTTCGGGTAGTCTTACCCCAGGTGGCATGGGCTGTTTGTATGGCTTTAACTCTAACATATACCTATATTATAGGTATACTATTTAGAATTGCAAGCTAAAAATGATTATAAAAGGGAATAATGATATACCTAACCACTTTTAAGAATGAAGCCCAAGAGGGATATTTGTATGCAATTTTGTTTAAATATAGATCAATAGGTTTCAGCCAAAATTTTAAATAAACTTTTATTAATTTGGTTTTGAAAGAAGCTTCTTTGATTATTTTGCCAACTAATTCTCTCTGATCTTTTTTTCTTTCAACGTTGTCCACGCTTTGGCAATTAATGCAAGTAGTACTGACCAAAAAACCAGACTCAAAAATAAGTTTAAAGTCTAAGCTCCAATCTTGGTCTAAAAAATCTATAGGCTGGTCTGGGGAAATTATAATTTCTCCATTAAAGTTTTCATCCATCCAGTATTCTCCCCTTCTCTTTATTGCCATTTTGATGGGTACGTCGTTTGAATTCAAATATTCATACTCTTCAAAGTGCTGGGACTTTAAATTACCTTCTAGTGAAATTAAATATGTCATCATATCGCTTTCAAAGCTATTTGTAAGAAAGCTGTTCTTGTCTTTTAATGATCTGATAACCTCAGAAGGGACAACTATTTTAGTCCAATCGACTGATTGGGCGAATTTCTCTGAGCATTCAAACGACACTTTATCGAACAATTTCATACTCTATGTTACACTCACACCTCTAATTCCCACAGTTGTTTTTGGAAAATCTCAAAATTCTTTTCAATGTCATATAGAGCATCATGTAGTTTAGCTTCATCAAACTGTATTTCATAATGTTGTAACAAGAACTTCTGATTCGTTTTTAATCCTCTTTCTCTGTAATTTAGATACCTTAGCTGCCAAGAGATAAAATCATCCTTGTCGGGAGTTTTATTGCCCTTAGCGATGGCTGTAGCTATCGCCTTAGTATCAAAACACCTCTTTGCAAAAGAGAAGTCTGCTTTTAAGTTTAAATTTCTAGCAATTACCCCAAGCATGTATAGATCATACCCAAGAATGTTCTGCCCAACAACAATGACGTCGTCTTGGCTGATTAGGTCCATAAACTCTTTGAATACTGTGATAGGATCTTCAGCTTTAGATAAGTAGTCTTTCTTATTGAATCCAGTGATCTTGGCTGCTCCCTCTGAGACATTAATCTCATCCCATTTTAAGAATCTGTTTTGCTTTTTTGTAATCTTCTTGCCAGTAGCTTCAATCCAAGCTAGTTGCCAAGGTTTTGATGACACAAGGTTGAGGCCTTCGGTTTCAGTGTCGAAAATAATGTATTTTTGATCAAATTTAAATCTAAGTAGGTCTTCCATAATTATTTGTCCTCCTTCCAGGCTTCTATGCAAAAACGATCACTGCCAAAATGGTCAAGTCGTGGATTAGATAGGCTGGCTTGTTGGCCAGGCTGACGATTGCAAATACACTTGTATGTTTGAAATGCTTCGACATCTTCTCTATTTTCATAATAAATTGATTTGGCTTTTTTTATTGCTTTTTTAGGGCTAGTAGCAACATACTGTTCAACTTTTTCTTTAAGAAGAAAGTCAAAGGGAAGATTATTGTCTTCTATAATAAAATCTATCTCGTCTGGCAACCACGGCATACAGTTGGCAAAACCAGTAAGGTTCTTATGTAAGAACGAGTCGTAGAACGGGATGCAAAATTTTATATTCTTATAGTCAAGCCAAGGAGTCTTAATTTTTTTCTCAAAACTTTCTGTGTGAAGTTTGTACAACTCCCTGCACCCTTCGTCTCCGTCAGGATAAGCTAAGATTTTACTTTCTGAATCTGGGCTCTCGTCATCATTAAAGATTGATAGGCGTAGGCCAAAGCGTAACCTCTCCCCGAATAGGCGAAAAGCTTCTGGGAAGCCAGTCATGCTATCTTCAACTAGATATATCTCGTTGATTTGATTTTCATTAGCAATTCGTTCTACGTCGTCTAAACGCAATATGCTTTTACCTATAGAAAAGTGAGTCTTAAATAATGGTGTCATGCGGGAATGATACGCTATCAATATCTATTTGTCAAGTGTTTTGGGCAACCAGGATAGTGTTTTATTTCGTGGCTGCCTCCCTCTGGAACCATTTCGCTTTTAAAGTCTTCTTGAAAGCACGAGGAGACAAATTCACCATCTTTATTTTTAATTTCCGCATAAAAGAAATCAAACTTATATGGGCAGTGCCACATTACTGTCCCATCCTTTTTAAGCTGACCTTTTTCTTTGGCGAACCCACATTGAAGTTTTCCCCCAAAAGAACCGTCATCTGGAAACCCTTTATCTAGAGCAAAATTAGATACAGCATCTTGTTCATTAAAATTTTCTAAATAATCTTGGATGGATGCCAACTGCAACTCAAAGCCCTCCAAGTCATCCTCGTCGATTGGGTTCATTTTCATTAAGCCGTCTTTATTTAAATCGAACTTAAGGAATAAAAATTCTGAGGTTCGGTTGACATATTCTGGGAAGAGATGCTTAACAGCTAGGCAATACATGTAATCCTGTAGGTTGTCTTCTTTTTCTTTCCCTTCAAATTTCTTCTTGCTCGTCTTATAGTCTCGAATGATTGCTATTTTCTTATCTTTATAAAGGAACAATTGGTCAATAAAGCCACGGATATGATAGCCGTTTTGTTCGATATCAAAATCTAATTCAGCATGAGCCTCGTCTGGAATCCCTAACTCTTCCCCATAAAAGTTACAACTAAGGCCATTGAGGATCATCTCCTTGATCATATTCATGTTTTCGTCATCTGTTACCCCCAATTCAGAAGCATCAGACATAATCAAATCCTTGACCGCTTTTGCTGCGAACGGATCTTTGGCTTTTGTGATTTTATTAAAATGAGTTTTTGTTTTTTGTTTAGACAGAAATTCAAAAACATTGTGGCAAACAGTACCACGTCTTGCTCCGTCATTATTTGTGTCGGGGAGCTTCTGTTTATATTTGCTCCAGTATATCCAACTGCATGATTGCGCCGTTTTGATGCGACTTGCTGATAGTTTAACTTCCATTTAATATTTTAATTAATTTTTTGCAGTGTGTATTTTTTGACAATTTGTCGTTTGATTTGATTTTCTTTAATACATACTCTTGAAATTTATTGTCGCCAAGGCTCCACTTGTCGCATCGACTATGCCACTCTTTAAAACCGTCAAGAGACCCCGTATCAGATTCAAGCATGTCTCCAAAGTCATTGCATAGGGGTGGGTTTATTTTAATAATTGAAAGATCAAATATAGAGGACAGCTTAGAAGCTATCTTGATTGAAGCCAATGCGCCAGAATTGTTTTCTTTAGTATTGTCGTTATTTGTCGCTATGATAATTCTATCAAGGTCAAAAGAGTTTAAATAGGACACAAGCTTTGTTGAAGCGTCTAACCCAAATGTTACTAGTACGTTATTAAAACCAGCTTCATAAAGGGCTAGGCAGTCTCCTATACTTTCTACCAAGATTACCTCGTTAGAGTCTTCTATGTACTTGCGAGAAAGATTATGGGGATATACCCAACCACTCTTTCTCCCTAAGTGTTTCCATTTTGGAACATTATCCAAGTCAATTACAGAACGACCAGAAAAGCCGTGAATTTGGCCATCTAAATTATATATAGGAAAAACCATACGGCGATACATCTTACCCCCGCCAGCGTAACCACATTTAAATTTTTCTTGCGTTTTAGATGAAACGCCACGCTTTTCGTAGAAAGTCTTCATGGGTAAAAGTTTTTCTAGGTCAGAGTCTGGGTATATTTTTTCCATTTCTATTTTTTCTGCTTTAGGCTCGTTCGTTTTGTAGGATTCTGGATTATCAATTAAGTATTCTTTGAGTAATTTGGGGTCTTCTGTATTTAGGGTTTGTTTAATTAAAGCGGAAAAAGGTTTTGCTTGTTCGTCCCCACCAAAGTCTCGCCAAACGCCAGAGTCTTTATATATAATAAGAGACGTATTGGTTTTTCCATTTCTAAAGACTGCGCGAGTTCTCCAATGAGAACCGCAATCTTGCAGCGGATATCCTAATTTTTCTAAAGAGTTTCTGTAGTGGTTCATAGATCATCAAATGAAGGGATGTTGTTTGATTCGCTGCCAACTAGATCGCCACCAGTATTTCTAAAATTTACAATATCTCGCAAATCTCCACATTCTGTAATATTAAAGTTTTTAAACGCTAGATTAACAAAATTCTTTCTGAGGTTATCATCAACTTGGACTGGTTCAATTGCGCCAGCTATATCCTTGCCCAAGTGTCGAGATTTGACATTGATTAATTTATGGGTTCCAAACTGCGGACCTTCTTCGGCTATCTCATCGCTAGTCTTTTGGCGAAGAATAAACATATGGGAACAGAATTGAGTAATTCGGTCAGAAAGAGAAACGATGGATTCGTCGTCAATGATGTTTGCGCTTTGTCTATTTGTTGTGATGCCACTACGATTCGACTGAACGGACGTAATCATTGGAATGACTGGAGCGCCTTCTTCCAGTATTTCTTTTTGGATGCATTTTTTGAATTTATCAACCATTTCTCCAACAAGCTGCCATTCGTTTTTGTTCCCACCGCCAGAGTCTGAAGAAGTTTTAATATAATCAAAGGAGAAAACCATTTTATTCCCGCGACCAACTTTTGAATAATAAAACCTTTTTAAAGTATTGATCATAGAATCAACATCCATACCACCAACGTTATAGTAGTAAAATTTTAGATTTTTGATTTTATTCCAGACAGAGCGAACCTTTTGAACTGTCTCATCGCCCGCCTGCCTCCACTTACCGCTTTCTAGTAAATACGAAGGTACGCCAGAAACTGCAGCACATTGACGAATGATAAGCTCTTCTTTACTCATTTCTCCATTATCAAAATGAAGAACAGGTACATCGTACTTTGCGGAAACTTTTGTAGCGTAATCCATGCAGTATTGGGTTTTACCAACACCAGAACGGGCAACAATAACAGTAATATTCCCTGGGCGCAAAAGAGATCCATACATGTCGTTTATTTTCTCGTGTGGCCCCATCATGCCAAATTCTTCTAGGGGATTATTCCCGCGATCTTCAATAAAATCCTCCATCTCTTCGTAGATGTTTTCTGGGGTATCTGAACCAACTTCAAATAAATTAATCTTCTCGTTATAAATCTGGTCAGCAGATTCGATAATTTTAAGATACGACATTTCTGGAGAGATGCTTTTCATGGAATCTGCAATCTTTTTTGCAGTTTTACCAATCTCTCTTCGAACGCTATATTTCTTTAACTCTTTAATTGAGGATTCGATCTTTTCCTCTGAGTGAATTTTGCGCATCGACAACGATCTAACATAATCAATCAAAGAAAGGTCTTCCTCAAACTTGATCCCAAGATCTTTAATCCGCTGAACTAATACGATATCATCAATAGATTCATCCTGCTGGCAAGCTCTCTTGATGACAGCAAAAAGAGTTCTGTGAAGAAGAGAGCCGTCGTGAAAATCAGACTCACTAATAAGGTGGATAAAGTTTACTAAAACTTTTGGTTTTTGAATAAATGCGGCTAAAACCTGCTTTTCTATTTCGAGACTATATATCATATATTAAGCATAATACATATCATCGTGGCATTGTCAAGGTTTAATCTAATTCTTCTTCTGTCTCTAAATTGTTTTGAGCGTATTCTTCCAGGTATGTTTCAATTGATTTTATTAATCCAGACTCTGTGATCTGGGACTCGCAGCTTGTATATATAACAGGCGTCCCATTCTCGTCACAATAAGCGATTATAAAGCCCTTATAACATTCTGCCGCACCAGTGAGTTCATAAAGCTGTCTCAAAATATTTTCTGGAAGCTCGAATTGCTTAAATTTAGGTTTTTCCATTTAAGTATTTTACACTTACCCCAAAAGGTTTGCAAAAAATTCTTCTGACAATTTGTCGTCTGGATAGATTTCTAACAATTTTATTTGATTTAACTCACAAAACTCTATTTTTTTGTCATCTCTACGTATTTGTCGCAAAAAATTAGCGCGAGTTTTGTGAAAATGCTTAACAAACTGTAAGTGTTGCGCTCCTTGAACTTCGATTGCTATTTTTTCTGTGTGATTGTAAAAATCTAATGAAAGTTGGGTTCCGACTACCCTAAACTCCTCATAAACAGAGTCATATTTCCAATATTTGTATAAATATTTCCTTACTTCTGCTTGAAATTTACTGCGACATTTACCGTTCCACTTAATTTTATACTTATGTGGGCTCCTGAGAGGCTTCTCTTTTCCGTATAGAGTTATAAATTTCAAAATTTAATCGTTTTTGTCTTTTCTTTTGTTATGAAAATCGAATGAAACTTCCACTTTTTCGTTAATGCTTTCGATGTTATAGTGCGTTCCAGCAAGGACTACGGCAAGAGTCGTAAAGCCAATAAAAATTGGTCACAAGAAGGATAGAACCGTGTATATGTCAGACATGGGTATGGTTATTTACACCCGACTGACTCTATTTTCAATAACTTAAACTAATTCGCCAATATTAGATTTAAAATAATTAATTAAAAATTTACAAAGCTGGTCATTTTCTTCAATGATTTTAAATAAATTAGTTTCACCTTGAATTTTTTCTGGTAAATCTGGAGCAACTTCTTGGACAAGTTCTTTGAATTCTTCTCCAATTGTAATCCAAGAGGCTTTTTTGCTGACGAACTCCCACATATACAATAAGTCGACGAGCTCCTTCTCTACCCAAATAGACTTGCCTCCAGTTCTGCCATACCTAATTGGATATAGGATGGTATTGTTTGTTTTCTCATTTGGAGATTTTTTGATTGTAGCTTTAGCCCAGTGACCAATAATTGGATTTGTTTTGGGGCATGGCTGTTTTTTAGATGGGTCTTGAAGAATCATATCAGACTTATACCGAGGTTCGAATTCAATGATATAGTTAGAAAAGTGAAGGAGTGCATTGCCTCCCGTTGCTGAGGTCTGACGCACTGGAGCTTTTGAGTATGGGTCTAGTTTAATGTCTGCCCTCACTTGGCTTATAAAGATAGCCATATGACCTCTTTTTGCGAGCTTAATTGACATTCTCTTCATGAAATTCGCTGCGATCACAGCTCCACCAGCTACTTTATTAGAGTCGTAGAAAGATTTATCAATGTCTTGCTTGGAAATTAACCCATCGACAGAATCCAAGAGAAAGCAGTATTTGAATTTTTCTTCATTCTGTTCTACTAAGGTGTGCATAGCGTCAACAACAACTTCGTAAATATTGCTTTCAAAAACGAAGCACGTTCCTTCTACCCATTCTTTTGGATCAAAAACAAATTTAACTCCAGATCGAGCTTGCATTTCTTTTGACAGCCTACCTTCCGCTTTGATATAAAACCCCTTAGAGCCAGGAACGTCGTTAAGCATATTTTTCATTACCTCTAAAGAAGCGGAAGTTTTACCTCCTTCATTCATTCCAACAAATCTATGCAAGCCTGGACCTAGGCCACCGCCCATTGTCAGATCAAGTTGCAATGACCCGCTTGATGCCTTGTAATCTATAGCTTCTTCAAAGTTATAGTGATCGCCTTTTTTCTCTTTGAGAAATTTTTCCAGTAGTTCTGAATCTTTGTCGCTCATTTTAATAAATCTTTTGTATTCTTTGGTTTATTATCACTAGAAACGTAATCTTTTCCAGTCTTTTCTCCTAAAATAATAGTGTCATACTTAGACAGGTCAACCTTAAAGTTAAAGTTTCTCCATTTTTTGTCCATAGTTTCCTTCAGTTCTTTAGACACAAGGTAAGCGAGACTGTCATACTTCTTGGGGAAGGTAACAATTTCTAAAAATTCCAAAGAATATCTAGACTCAAGATCCTTCAGGAGTTTCATTTCCCTAGCCCAAAAGAATCGCTTTTGGGCTTTGGGAACATCAATAAGCCTTCCTATGGTAAGTTGTCGCCTTTTATGTGGCGTTAATTTCTTTGAAGTCATGTTCGCACATTCTGCACACTAATGATTCAAAGTCAACCTTTTTCTTCCAGCCTAATTCTTCTTCTGCCTCAGAGGGGTCCCCAAGGAGCAAATCGACCTCTGCGCGGCGATAAAAACCAGGATTCACTTTCATTAGAGTGATATCTACGGGGACTTCCCCTATTAATTTATAAACTTCATCAACACCCTCGCCAGACCAATAACCTTGGATGCCAGCATTATCAAAAGCAAGTTCGACAAACTCTCTTACAGCGTGAGCTTCTCCAGAGGCTAGTAGATAATCTTTGGGACTGTCTTGATTCAACATTAGCCAAACAGCTTCTACAAAATCTTCTGCGTGGCTCCAGTCTCTCTTGGCGTCAACATTGCCAAGTTCAAGTGGCTTAAAATGTCTATCGCCGACCTGCAAGGCTTTTGCGATTCGTGCTACATTTTTTGTTATTTTTCGTGTTACAAATTCTTCGCCACGACGTTCTGATTCATGATTAAATAAGTAGCCTTGAAGAGCGTACAAATCATAAGAGTCGCGCCACACCTTTACAATCTGTCTCGCGGCAACCTTAGACGCTCCATAAGGGCTTCTTGGTCTTGCTGGGTGCTTGAGGTCTTGTGGGGTGTAAGCTACATCACCAAACTCTTCAGATGATCCTGCATTATAGTAGCGGCAGCTTGGGCAAATCTTACGAATCGCTTCAAGTTGGCGCATGACGCCAAGAGCATTTGTGTCGAAATGATTTACGGGCATGTGCCAACTATTGCCTACAAAAGAGTTTGCGGCAAAATTAATAAAATAATCTGGCTTAATATTTTGAACTGTAGTGAAAATACTGTGTTCATCGGTTAAGTCCATTTCAATAAGCTCAAAACGATCTGAATCAATGTGTTCGATGTTTTTGTGATTTGGCACGCTGAGTCTACGAATAGCTCCGTAAATCTTGTGATCTGTATTCGCCAAAAGGTAATCGACCATATATGAGCCGACTTGACCCGTTACTCCTGTTACTATTACTTTTTTAATCATTGTTTTCTAAAAATTTTAAAGTGTTTTCCCAATCTTTGAACCTGTACCCCCTGTCATCTATATAAATAAATGATCTTGGTTTTTCTGCGGTAACATCTGAAATGTATGGACTGTATCCATGCTTATCCAACCAATCACACACTAACTCTTTGCCTGTTTTGTTGTTTATTAGTGGTCTTTCTGTTTTTGCTTTGGCTGTAAATATGACTATTGTGTATTTTTTATTTAATTTTTTAATAGCTTCTAGCGAGCCCTCTACTGGATCGTCATACACGGTCCCGTCGTAAAACCCTTTGGAGCATTTGTGTATTACACCATCAAAGTCTATAGATACTGTTTTATTTTCTTGATCCTCGAACATAAGAGATTATATTTTCTATGGATTCTTTTTCCATCTTTTTTCTAGATTCTTCTGAAAAGCTTGCTACGTGAGGCGTGGCAAAAATATTGGGAAGTTGTAATAATTTTTTATTTGTAGTCGGCTCTTCTTCGAAGACATCCAGGGCGGCGCTAGCCAAAGGCGTTTCTTGTAAAAATTTAAAAAGATCTTCTTCGTTAAAGATAGAGCCTCTTGATGTATTAATTAATACAACATTTTTTTTCATTTTTTTAAAATCCTTGTGAGTTATTTTATCTTGAATTTCTGGTATGTGAAAAGTTATAATATCAGATTTTTTGAAAACGGTTTCTAGTTCAAGATAATTATTTTCATAGAACGGGTCATGGATTATCACATTTTTAGGATTAAATGACTGTATTTTGGACTTGACCAATCTGCCGATGCGACCGTAGCCGACGATTCCAATACTTAATTCGGTTAGATCTTTGCATAGATGCTTTTCCCAGTTATATACATCTTGTTTATATAACTTTTTAATCATACATAAGATTAAAGAAACTGTAAATTCAGCAACGGAGCTGCTTGGCGCAGATGGAGTATTTAATATTTTTATTCCTCTTTTTTTGCAGGCTTTGTTATCTATAGAAGAGGTTCCCACACCAACTCTAGATATAACCTTCAGGTTTGGGCAAAGATCCAATTCTTCTTCCCCGTATTTTTCAGTGCCAGCAATTATGCATTCTGGATTATATTTAGAGAGTATATTTTTTATTTCTTCTTGTGTGTGCTTTTTTGTGTCGTTTTTATAAACGACATTTAAATTCGAAAAATCTGCATAAAAGGGGAATGTTGTTATAATTGTTTTCATTTTAAATCTTTCTGCCAGTCTATATCGACGCATTCTTCACCAGTAAGTTCATAAAAAAATGGCTTATGTCCAATTCTACACCTGCACTTTAGTAGAGCTTCTTTCGTTATTCCGTATAAGCCCGTTGTCTCTTCGAGTATTGGTTTGGAGTCTTGGCTTCTAGGTAAAACGGACGGTCTATAAGTTACGGGAATATTGTTGTACCAAAACCATCCAAAATGTTTTTTAACTGTTAGGATGGAATCATATTTTTTTTGATTTTTAACCAAAGACTCTACGCAATTTTTTATTGAATCTGGTTTTAAGTTTGGAGCAGTAGCGAATAACTGAAAATAATAGTCACAGTCTACTAAGGATTGGTGATGATTTAGTAAATCATTTCCGTTTGCAGTATCCAAAGATAATTCTGGTTTTCTTGTTATTAATTTACAATTTTTAGAAAGAGCAAATTCTTCTATTTCCTTTGAGTCTGTATCTATGTAAATATGATCGAATGAATTTGATTCAATGCTAGCATTAATTATATGAGTATATAGCTTCTTTCCGTTGAAAATTAAAAAATTTTTATCTTTAATTCTTTCGCTGTAAGATTTTATTGGTATAAAGCAATTTATCATATTTCGTCAATAGAGTTAGGGTGCATTGGGTTTTTTGTAAACCAATCTTGATCAACTCCTCTATAATAAGGTTGATCTTTATTGTGTCTAGAGGAATTTGCACTAAATTTAAAATCGCCAAGCTCGGAAATAGGTACAATGTCGAAGCATTTTTTCATATTTTCTTTGGATTCTTGTAGGGTTGCTTCTTTTTTTAGAATAATTTCACAAGAAGTTTTACCAAATATTGATTCGGGGCGAGGCTTAAAAAAATCTTTATTCGAATCAAAATAAACCAATTCGGTATTTTCTTTTTTGAAGCCAAAGTTGTGAGAACTTTCGCATATACGTGCACATTTTTTATAAATATCTATGAGCGTTTTTGTTTTTGAAAGAATTAAATGATCTGACGGGTGGTACTTATTATCAATATCTCTTTGTGACATTATATTGGTTGTCACTATTTTATCATCTTGTAGTTTGTTTATGAGTGAATCTAGGGTTGAAAAGCTTTCATCTGATCTTGTTTTGATAGAATATTTTTTAGTAGACAGGCTTAAACCATTTAAAGTAGATAAGCATTGAAAATAAAAATTACCATAATTATATTCTTCTTTTATTGATGGAAGTGGGGAAACTAAAGTTTTAATATTTTTGTATTGAGAAAGGTCACAGCTAAAGGGTTTGTCGCTCCATGTTGACACAATCACCTCTGAAAATTGACAATAATAATCAAGATTATTTAAAGAAATTTCACTTATGGGGCCTTGAATTATTATTGAAATATCTTCTTTGCTTATCATTTTTTATACTTAAACCACACACCAAGCATGACTATGGCAGATAATAAACTTAAACCATAATTAATCAACCACCAAAAATCAAACCCGACTCTTAATATTGTATAGGAGATCGCTGATATGTAACCTACAATAGAAAGCACAAAGAGAGAAATGCTTACATCTTCTACTTTTTTTGTTCTTATACTTTTAATTATCTGTGGCCAGATGCACGTACTAAAACAAACTGTATAAACTAATCCTAAGAATTGTTCCATAAAGATCTATCTTAATAAATCTCTATGTGTTTTCCAGTCTGATCGGTGTTTTCTAACCCAAATCATTAGCGCTCTGTCAAAACCTATATCTTGACCAGCTTTTTCTGACTCAATCCATTTGAGTTTGAGTATTTCTTCTCTCTCTGCCAAAAACTCTTGGTATAGTGTAGAACCAGTGGCAAAGTGATCGTTCATCAATAATCTCCCTGAATTGTTTCTGCTTTAGAAAGTTCTGGATTAATTTCAAGAAGGGCGGCGTCTGACTCAAGCTCTTCTGAGCCTTCTACTTTTTTGCCCGCTCTCCACTGTTTGCAGGACCAGTATCGCGCTTTATATTTTGGGCCTGGGTTTGTATCACATTGGTGGCGAGCTCTGAATGATTTGCGACGCTCTGGATCATCTCTTTTTATCTCCATATTTGGATCGCCAAAAGTAACTTTTACTACATTGCCTTTATCGTTTTTTACATAAACGCCAAATTTCTTTTTAGATCCCTTGGGAAGTCTAAATGGTTTATTTAGAGTTTTCTTTTCTGCTTCTGTTTCACATTCCCAATCTTCCGATTCTGAATATTCTAATATTTCTGTATCTGAGATTTTAGAAGCCAATAAATCTATTTTAGCTAGAGCTAGTTCTACTTTTGAATAATCATCAAATCCCGATTCGATTGTAAGGTTTGAGATATCTTCTTCTGAAGCTTTAGCAACATCTTGATCGGCTTTGCGGTAGGAATCCTTAACTTTGCCCCCGCGCATCATTTTTAAAAACATATTTACACGAGCCATTGCCCAGCTACCTCTAGTTTGGCCAGGTCTGTGTGATGTAGAAAATGCTCCAGCTCCTCTACGGTAAATCTTCTTAAGCATACCAAGGGTTACTTTCTTATTAGATTTTTCATTGTGCTCTTTGACTTTGTTCTTTAGTGAGGTTGTGACCTTTTCACTGAAAGTTATTGCCCCAGCAGCAGAGCCTGGTTCGTTTACAGAGGAACCCTTTTTATTTTCTTCTGGTTTTGCTGGTGTTTGTGCGGCGCTTTTGGGGCCTGGCCTGCCAGCTTTAAGCTTTTCTGAAAAATCTAATTCCATATATATATGTTACACTTTTTTTAAAAAAAATCAACCCCAAAAATTATATGCCAAAATACCAGCGGCGGCTGTTAGTAATCCGCTGACAAAAACCCACGTCAATTTATTAAAGCCGTTTACAAAAGCTCTTGTTTCTGCTGTGATTTTTTCCATTTCAATCATTCTGTTGTTCATGTCTTCTATTTTCTTGAACAGAACGTCGGTTAAAGTCCCAAGTTGAATTAATTTTTCTTCAGCTCTGGCAATAGAAATAACCGCATCTGAAAGTTTGTCAACTTTTTGCTCTATTCTTAGTAGTCTATCCTCTTCTGGCATGGTTTTGTTTACACTAAATCTCCAAATCTTTCTTGAGGAAATAAAATTTCTCTTTGTTCTTTTTTGTCTATATTATAGAACTCACACGCTTCAGATAAGGTATCAAAATATCTCCACCCATCAACTGGATAAGTGTATGTTTCCTTTAGGCTGATATCTAAAGTATAATCTTTATGTTCTAAATGAGTGGCAAAAATCGTTACTGATCTTTTCGCTCCTACTTCCAGTTTATAAAATCCGTTTTCTTCTTCCATATTACAAGTTTAGTGTCCAACCTTTATTTGTTGCTATAAGTTTATCAGCAGCTGTTAAATCCGCTGTAAAAGAATTATTTCTCAAATCTAGTGTTGCTGAATGAGTAATTGTAACTAAGTGGTTAAAAATTTCAAGTATAGCATCTCTATTTAAGGGACAATATCGTAATGACACACTATACTTAAATCCAGTTTCATCAGTTGCTGCTCCAGGAAATTTAATATAGTTTATGTTTCTAGCGAGGCCGAACGTGTTGCTGTAATCCCCAGAATCATTTGCATACGAGAAATCAATGCCCTCAATGTATTGTAAGGAGGCAGCGTTATAAAAACATTGATAATATTCTCCATCACTTGGTCCAGCGTTCATTCCTACAAGTTTTACTGATGTTAAAGATTCGGACCCGAAAAATGTTCTATATAGTGAGCCAGTGTTGGTCAAATTATTGACATGTATCGGTGGAAGCTCTTTTAACGCTGCCATACCATTAAAAGAATCCCGCATATCAGTACAGTTCGTAAAATCCAAATGTGTATATTGCGAATCAAACCTTTCAATCTGGGTTGCCCCTTGAAACATATTTGACGCATTACTAGCCCGTGTAAATTGCCCTAAATAAGGAAATACTTTCAATGAATCGAAATTATAAAACACCTGACTCATATCAAAATTGCTGGTTCGTTCAATAGCGTCAAGCCCTCCTTGCTCTGTTAAAACTGAAAAATCATAACATTCTCTTAGATTACCAAACGTTCTATCAATTCCTTGACCATCCATTTTGCTAAGATCTACACCTTGCGGTATTGCTCTTAAATCTAAGGCATTATAAAACATGTAATCAAGGCGAACACTGCCTGTATTCCGTACTCCAACGTATGGTATATATTTTATATTTCGACAATCAGCAAAAGTAAGATAGAAGGAGCTACAAGATGTAAGCATTCCGCTTCCAAACAAACCTTCTGGCATGTACCTAAGCGCATAGCAATAACGAAAAGTCTCTTGCATATTACTTGGATTTTTAAACCAGTATCTATCATTGCTAGCAAAATCATCTGGTAAATATGTTAAGGAGTTGCAATCATAAAACGTCCTTACGTAAGATTCAGATCCAGCATTTCGAATATAAGGCACAAAAGGTATTGATCTTAAAGAACGACAGCCACAATAAAGTCTTTCTGGTTGCGTTAACCTATTACTTGAAGTGTTTCTGATTTCAATTTGCTCGACCATTCTCATTGGACGACTATAATTAATCGTATGAGTCGTAGCATTCGAACTACTTACAAATAAATCTAAAATATTTGGACCAGCCCTATACGCCAAAGTAGCATTGGTGATGTACGGACCGTCTATATCAAAATTAATCTGTCCAAGACTACCTCCAAAAACCACTCCATCACCTAAAGTAACTTCGAACACTGCTTGTCTGTATCCTCTGAATTCTGTACTAGCTGGCAAATCGTCATAATCATATATGTGAGTAACAGTAACATTAGAACCAACAGTTTCAACATTACCATCACCCCAATCTACGGTGTATGGAGAACTATCATCAGTATCTAAATTGAAAGTTACATAATTTTGTGCAGCTCTTTCATTAGGAAATACCGCGACCAAGCCAATAATCTTTTCTGGCACGCCGTCTGGCACATTTAAATCAAGCCATTCGGTAGGTCGAGACCATTGATCATTTACATCGTATTTTGCATCGGCTGGCAAAAGATTTGGAACGTTGCCTGGAGATAAACTAGGTAAAAAACTCATACTACGTTACCTCCTAAAAATGCGTATTCTGGTGATTTGAAAATGACTTGGGCTTGGCCATAAATACCAGCTATTTGATTTGCGGAATTAAAAGAGTTGAAGCCAGATATCCCAGCCCCAGTTGCAAAAACAACACTGTTGGATGTTTCAGCAATAAATGTTGTTGTATGTCCAGAAACTTGAGCTGGTATAGTTACTGTCATTGGGGCTGAATTTTGAAGAAGTACTGTGGCTCCTCTATGTGTAGACCCCATGGTAAAACTACCAGTCTCTGTAACAAATGAATTTTCTGATAGAGATATTTTGCCGAAGGATTTAGTGCCACTTATTGTTTGGTCTCCAGTTGTGTAGACGACATTTTCAACTGTTCCGCCGCCTCCGCCTCCGCCTTCGCCTATTAAAAGAACACCAGTTCCATTTACTGTTGGGCGACTACTAAATGATGAATCACCAGATACCGAAAGATCTTGATTTATTGTAAAGTTGTAATTAGCATCAACGTTTCCGTTATTTCTAATACTGACTGCTTCTATTGATGCGCAATACAGTCCAAGGTCAGAGTTTCGTGTTGAACCTTGTTCCATTCCCTTTGTACTGCCTCGCTGTCCTCTGATACCAACACTATAACCAGCTCTTAAGTGACCTGAATCTAAATATAAGTCATTTGCCCCAAATCTAAATTGTGTGTTATTATTTTTGTTTTTAATAACACCGTTTTCTTGGAGCATTAAATCACCGCTAACTTCTAACTTTTCAGTAGGTGATGATGTACCTATACCAACATTGCCATTTCCATCAAATCTAACTTTTTCAGAAACTGTACCATTATTAGTGGTAAAAAAAGATAAGCCATAATCATTAGAGCCTTCGCCTTCATGTCTAATTATAGTTCTTTTGGATAAACTTCCATCTGTAACCATTTCAAGACCTGGGCCTGCATTATCATTTGTCCCTATCAAAGAAACTCTTGCACCAAATTGAACACCGTTGTCATGAAGTTTTATAGATCGATCGTAAGAATATGCAGGTGTTGATCCAATTTGAAGATTACCTCCAGACAAGATTGCACCGCCAGAAACATGAAGTGGGGCTTGTGGTGATGATGTACCTATGCCAATATTGCCAGAAGTTGTAAGATTATTAACTACCGCATCTTCTCCAGAAACCAAAAATAATCCAGTCTCAGAGTTTTGAACATAAGAAGATAGATCGACGCCAGTGATGAAGCCGCTTGGGTTAGAAGAAACGTAAAACGCTCCCGTTTCGGAGTCTTGAACGTAGCTAGATAGATCGACGCCAGTAATATAACCACTTGGGTTAGAGGCGGCATAAAATTGTCCAGTTTGAGACTCAGATATAAAAGAACCCGTTTCTGATTTTAACGCAAAAGATCCAGTACTATTTACTATTTCTGTTATCTCTGAATCGTTTGATGAAATTTGGCCCTGCAAATATCCGCTTACGCCAGTTACAAATTCTTCGGTTGTGTAGGCGGATAAATCTACTCCAGTTATGTAGCCGCTTGGATTTGAAGACGCATAAAATGCGCCAGTTTCAGATTTTTCTACGTAATCTGACAGGTCTACTCCAGTTATGTAGCCACTGGGGTTTGATTTTGGATAAAATGAATTAGTGGCTAATGTATTGTAATCGCCAGTTGCAGTGATTATTTTTGAATTTATCTGATTTTCAGTTAAGAAGTCAGATATTTCAGGGGGTCTAACAACGTCTCCCGTGGCATAATTACTATAATTGCCCGTTATTGTTATTGGGTCGCCAGAGCTTACTATAACTGTAGCTGAATCGCCGCTAAAAGCTGTAACATCAATAAATTGATCACCAGATATAGAAATTAACCCAGTTTGAGGTTGGGTTAAAATAATTGACGTAGAATCTTCTCCAGAAACTGTTGCAGATATGCTCATGCTGTTTCATTTTCGACGATAGTGACGGAGCCTTTTAACAATTTTTCTGAAGTGCCATCGTTTTTATCAATAAATAAATCGTAAGAACTTGGGGCTGTAGAAAGATTAGATGTTTGTGTTTTAGATAAAGATAATGTAGCTATACCATCTGTAGCTATACCAACAACCGTTGTCGTAAAATCTTCCTGCAAGGAATTTGAAGAATCAATTCTAATTTGAGAGTGAAGAGAAGCGTTTGAAAGATCATACGCACTTCCATCTGCATTTTTAATAGTTAGGGTAATTGAAAATGTCGCTCTTTTTTCGATTGTGATGTTATATGTACCTGCAGCCATATAGCAATTTACACTTTTTTATAGCAGCATTCCTTCAAAAACACAGTGGACATGCATATTATTAGATGTAGAAGATACCACTTGAAACATTACATCGCTGCCTCCAGGGATTGGAAGCGGCATATCTAATCCAATTACGCTTGGGGAAAAATTTGATAGGGCTACAATTTCTTGTGTTCTAAAAACTGAATCTTTTAGCCTAACGATTAACTTTATTGTTAGATTGGCGTTTGTGTTTGCTGTTTTTGCGTCGCAAGAAAGATGGTAGGAAGATAAGTTGAATTGCTTATCAATGGGGACGGTGTAAATGGCTTGCATTGTTTGGTTGTGGCCATTTTCAATAATTCCCTTTACATTGCTTGCTACATCTGGAGTCCCGTCTGTATTCGCTCCGCCTGTATATACAAAAATATTCCCAGCTATATCATTAGTATCGTCGTTAAAGACCCTGTTAATTCTTGACCATTTTCCGTCTAAAGTTATGCGGGTTTGACCCTGCATAACCACGGTCTCCTCCTTTTCTTTAAAATCTTCATCTAGTCCTTGAATTTTGATTGGGATAGTATCTAGTGCATTATTGCTAGAAATATACATTGTTTCTCCAAGATTATTGGGAAAAACATAATCCCCAGAAACATCTGCATAACTCCAGATAGCTTCGTTTGAAGTGTTAGAATCTACATCATCATGCGTACCAAATTTTCTAACAAATTTGCCAGTTTTTCTTTGTATATCTGCTAGGTGAAATGAAGACATGTATTACTTTACACTTAACCAGAGCAGGATTGGCATTCTAATATATTTCTGCTTAATTCTTGGGCTGGATTTGCGCTTCTTTGATAATAAAGTGTTTTAACTCCAAGTTCCCAGGCTTCGATTAGTAATTCACTAACCTGTTTAGGTTTTACTTCTGGTGGAATCATTACATTTAATGATTGAGCTTGGTCAATGTATTTTTGGCGACTGGCTGCTTGAATAATAATATCTTTTTGAGATATTTCTCCGAATGTTTTAAATACAGCTTTTTCTTCGTTAGTTAAAAATTCTAAATGTTGTACTGATCCACCTTTAATCAAGATTGATTTCCAAATGGCGCTTGTATTTTTTTTATGTTTTTCTAATAACTGAGTTAAGTAAGGATTTTTGTAAGTAAAATTCCCTTTTGCGAGTTTTTTTACAAAATAATTACTATTAAGAGGCTCAATAGAAGGAGAAACTTGACCTAAAATAAATGAAGATGAAGTTGTTGGAGCGACCGCAAGTGTTGTAACATTACGGCGGCCATAACCTTTTAAGAGTTCTGGTTCACCCAGTAGCTCGGCCAATTGTTGTGTAGCTGAGTCTGCTCTTTCTCGAATAATTGACCAAATCTTATTGTTTTCTATTTGGGCCTGCAAACCCTCAAAGCCGATGTTTTTAGATTGTAGGTATGAGTGCCAGCCAAGCGCGCCCATTCCAAGGGCTCTTTGGTTTTTTGCAAACTTATGAGGAGCTTCCATAAATTTGATGTTTTTTGTTTTTTGAACAAATTCTTCATTAACTGCATCAAGAAAATAAACTAATGTTTGAACTGCGTCAGTTTTTTCTATTTTGTCCCATTCTACTAAATTCAAAGACGACAAGACACAAACAAAAGATTCTTCCTCATTTGATTGTAGAGTAATTTCACTGCAAAGATTTGAAGAATTTATTTTGTAATTTTTATCCTTATAAACTTGTGGTGCTTCGTTGTTTACGGTATCGCTGTACATAATATATGGATACCCAGTTTCAAAACGTTTTTTAATTATTTTGCCCCAAATTTTACGTTTTTCTTTGTCTCCTTCAATTAACGATTTCATCCATTCATCGGTAATTGTTATACCAATACTCATATTTTGAATAGGGTGACCGTCCTCGCGAATCTGAAGAAATTCTTCAATGTCTGAATGCTCAACTGGTAAGTAGGCCGCAAAGCTCCCGCGACGAGCAGATCCTTGAGAAACTACGTCAGCGACCTTGTCATAAAGTTCCATAAAGTGAACGGGGCCAGAAGACTGGCCACCAACACTAATATCAGCTCCTCTCGATCGAAGATCTCCAAAAAACCCAGATGTTCCTCCTCCCATTTTAGACATGATTCCAACCTCTGCATTTTTTTCAAGGATTGACTCCATTGTGTCAGATACATGGGAATTAAAACAGCTAACTGGTAGGCCACGACTGTTTCCAAAATTAGTCCACACTGGAGTAGAAAGCGAATAAAAACCTTCGCTCATATATTTTTGGAATTTTTCAGAAAAGCCCTTAATGCCTAATATTTTTTCTGCATTATTGGCGATTTCAGCGATTCTATCTTCCGCATTTTGACCTTCTTTTAAGTAGCCTCTTGACAAAAAGAGGCGAGAATCTTCGTTTAACCATTTATAACTCATTTTTATTTATAATCTTTGTGGATTTACCATACTAACAGGCACGGTTTAAATTGCAATCTTTTTTACAAAATGTTTGTAATTAAAACAGATCGTCTTCATCGAAAGACTTGTTTGCTTTACTGTACTCTGTTGGGCGGGAATGAAAAAAGTCAGTAGACGAATTTCCTAATACCTCCTCATCAAACCAAAGGGTTTTTTCCACCATTGCTTCTTCTACTTCAAAGATTTTCTTATACCCTATTTGTTGTAGGGATTCATTTATTCGGTTTTTTACAAATTCTTTTAAAAGGGGAGCGTTAAGGTTTTCGTCTTCGATTCCATTGATCATCCAATCAATAATTTGGGATTCTGATTTAAAAGCCTCTTCAGCTTCATGTAATATTTTTTCCTCTAAATCTTTATCGAAAAGATCTGGGTATTCCTGACGTAAAACGTTAACGAGTTTAATGCCTACTTTTGCATGAATATCTTCTTCTTTTGCGGTGTAAGCGGTTTGTTGATTTGTGTCTTTCAATAAGTTCTTCTTGCCAAACCAGTTAACTACATAAAATTGAGAAAATAGAGATACGTTTTCTACAAAAAGAGTAAACAAAATCAAAGCGTAGATGAATTGTTTTTTGCTGTCTTTATAGTATCTATGTGTGTATTTTCTTAGATAGTTTACCCGACCTTCAATCCAATCAAGTTTTAAATTGTCTTCAAATACGTGCTGTAAACCAAGCACATCAATTAGTCGTTCGTAGGCTTTATTGTGAATAACTTCGATATTGGCCATAACATACCCCATGTCTCGAATAGATGGGTGCGGAAGGTTGTCTCCTAGTTTTGCCCAAAAAGTTTTAACAGCAATTTCAATCTGACCAATAGCAGAAAGTGTTCTAATAATGATCTCTCTTTCTTGCTCTGATAAGTTTACCTTATAGTCTTGGATGTCAGAGGAAAAATTGAACTCTTTATCTGTCCAATGCCCCTCCCACATAGCTCTAGCAAAAGTATCCGCCCACGGATACAGATCAGGTTTTCTTGAAATTTGTTCTTCGAATAACATACTCACCAATTTACACCAACCCAAACTAAAGTCAACTATTTTTAACTAAATCGAAAAAAAAGATTTTTGCACTTGACTTTTTGTGTATTCGATGTAAAATAGAGTATGATTACGAATGAGCGGACGAAGGACGCGAATGAGTAATTATATAATAAATATATTAAATATTTATAAGATACTTAATAAATATATATAAGAAATAAGACAAAATTTTTTTGTCTTGACTTTTATTCATTTTTGAACAATAATGTTTGTAAATGATTAAATTAGACACTTCCAAAGAGAGTTTTTATTTTTGCACAACAGCTGGTTGGTCAACTATTGTTCAGGCTGAAGACGAAAATAAAGCGGCAGGTAAAGCCATTTCCGAAGGAATTAACTTGCTTAAAGAAGAAGCAGAAGTTTCTCCATGTATTAGGGTTAAAAAAATTAAAGAAAAATTTGAAGATTCAGATGTTCTGATTAGAATAGATGGTGTATTCGCGGACATTGGGATGCATAAAGAATCTCGGTCAATGGTAGAAATAATTAAAAATTTAAGATAATGATAGGAATAGCAGGATTAGCCAGATCAGGTAAAGATACATTAGCGAAAAATCTATCCGAGATTATAAAAGAAGATCTTGGTATTGAGGTTAAGTTATATTCTTTTGCTTTGCCTATAAGATGTCAGGTGGGTAATTTGCTAGAAGATTATTACCATATATCACCATTCACAGAAGATAGTGACGAAAAGCTTATAATTAGGCCACTATTAGTTGCTCACGGAGAGCAAATGAAGAAACAATGGGGTGAAGATTTTTGGCTAAAAGAACTGATGACTCAGATCGAAGAGGATAGATGTGGGGATAAAAAAATATTTCCCATCATTTCTGATGTTAGATTTGTTCCTGAAGCGGAAACAGTGAAAGCTAAAAATGGTCAAGTCGTCCATATATCCAAAATAGGAAACGCGCCTCCAAATGAAATTGAAGCAGAAAATGACCCATTGGTTCGCCAATGCTCTGACTTACAACACTCTTGGCCAGCTTACGACTTAGAAGAAATTCATCAATGCAAATATCACGCACAAATCTTGTGGCAAATGCTAAAACAAACCCAAGGAGATGAATGGAAGAAGATTTACTGTTAATTAATAAAGTAAAAGAAAGCCAAGATGTAGAGAGCCTAAAAGAATTAATTAATAGGCATTCTGGAATTTACGTCGAAATGGTCAACAAGTATTTACCAAATTCCTTTGAGGGGATAAATAAAGATGATGTTATGGATGATAAAGATTTTTCCATTTATGATGCCGCAATAAAATTTGACAAGAATAAAAATACAAAGTTTAGTACGTATGTAGGAAATCTAACACGTTGGAAATGTTTGAATATTTATAACAAAAATATAAAATACCCCAAAATCTGCATAAACGATAATTTAGAAAAAAATGTATCCTGTGGGTCGGGCGTTAAATCAATTGAGGAGCAAGAAGATATAAAAAGAATTTTTTCGATTATACAAAATCATTCAGACAAAAGAGTTCGTACTATTTTTAAAATGCGCTACAAAAACGGGAAAAAGTTAACTCCTTGGAAAAAGATTGCGAAAAAGCTGAATCTATCAATTCAAGGATGCATTAATATTCACAATAAATATTTAACAGAAATCAAGAGGTATGTCTAGGTAATCTAAAAAAAATCGAATAAAACACTTGACAAATAAATACAAGGATGTATAAATATTCACAATAAACATTTAACAGAAATAAAAAATATGTATAGCAAAACAGTACTAGTAGGAAATCTCGCAAGAGATCCAGAGTCACGCCAAGCAGGGGAAACAAACGTTACCCGTCTTGTTGTAGCAGTTAACGATGCCTATTCTAAGGATAAGGTATCTTATGTAGACGTAGAAGCTTGGGGTAAGCTTGGCGAAATTTGCCAAAAGTATCTAAGCAAGGGCCGCCAGGCATTGGTTGATGGCCGTTTGGTTCAAGACACCTGGGAAAAGGATGGAAAGAAGAACTCTAAGCTTTACGTAAAAGCTGACAATGTCCAATTTCTTGGCAGCAAAGACAAAAATAGTTCACCTGATTCAGCATCCGCTCCAGCTGGCAATACAGCCCCCTCATCAACTGGATCAGACGAAGACATTCCCTTCTAATGCAATTAATCGTAGAAGCTCCTATTAATTCACTGAGTTTCGGAAACGTAACTTACAACCTCTTGCGTCAATTTTGGCGCAAGGGCGTTGATGTTATTTGGTATCCACTATCAGGTAACGCAAGCTTTGAATCTTTTGGCGATAAATTAGATAAAGATTTTGGCAAGTGGTTGCAAGATTCAGCCGCTAACGCAAATAAGAAAATTAATCAAGACATCCCTTCTTTTAAACTTTGGCACCTAAACGGTTCTCAATCTAGGATTGGTAGCAAGCAGTTTTTGTATTCATTTTACGAACTCGACAAACCTACAGAAGAGGAGATTAATTTGGCAAAGTTCCAAAACAAGGTTTGGTTTTCAAGTAATCATGCCGCAAACCTTTTTAAGCAAGAGGGTGTGGACGCTGGCGTTATTCCTGTTGGTTTTGATGAAGATTTTCACAAAACAAATAAGCAGTATTTAAACCCAGATGTGGTTCATTTTGGACTAATGGGTAAATTTGAAAAACGAAAGCACACAGAAAAGATTATTAAGCTTTGGCTTTCTAAATATGGAAACAATAATAAATATCAACTAAGCGTTCTTGTTACAAACCCATTCTTTAAAGAAGAAGAAAACAAAAATCTTCTTGCAAACTGTCTGGAAGGTAAACGGTATACAAATATTAACTTTTTACCCTATTTAAAAACAAATACAGAAGTTAATGATTTCCTAAATGCAATTGACATCGACCTCACTGGTCTAAGCGGTGCAGAAGGTTGGAATTTGCCAGCCTTTAATGCGAGTTGTCTTGGAAAGTGGTCTATTGTTCTGAATGCTACATCCCATAAAGATTGGGCAACAAGTGCCAACTCTATTTTAGTTGAACCAAATGGGATCGAACCCTGCTATGATGACAAATTTTTTCAAGAAGGGTCTGCCTTCAATCAGGGCAACATCTTTACTTGGGATAGTGACGTAGTGTCGCAGGCGATGGATAATGCTGTCTCTAAAAAGGGACAAATTAACACAGAAGGAGAGAAGCTAAAACAAGAATTTTCTTATAGTCGTTCTGCAGACCGCTTACTTAAAGGGATTAAGGAATCTGTATAAAATTGGCACAGGCATTGCAAAGATAAAAGCCTATGTATACAAAATTAATAGATCAAATTGAAAACGCCTTCTATGAAGGCTTTACTGACAAGTCTTTTCGTAAACACGGCAAGGGTTATGTTGGGCCATTAGAAATTAAAGACGAAGAGGATTTTTATATCGTTAAAAAGGTTATTGTTGGATTTAGTTCTGACGAAATTACTGCGAATGTCCGTAAAAGTATCTTAAAGGTTTTCGTTAATGATGAAAAACAAAAACCAATTGATATTGTCAATTTAAGAATTGATACCGACTATATTGACGCTTCCAAAATTTCATCTAAATTAAAAAACGGAATTATGGAAATCAAACTCCCAAAATCTGAAAATTCTAAAACAGTTCAAATCTCTGTAGATTAAACAAGAGCCCCCGATTGAAAAAGTCGGGGGCTTTTTTATAATCAGTTATGCCGTTATATTTATACGAAAATGTAGAAACTGGAGAGATCTCAGAGATCCTTCAGAGTATGAACGATGTCCACGAGTACCACGGTAAGGATGGATTAGAGCAAGGGCTTTGGAGGCGCGTTTACGTCAATCCTACGCTATCTTTTGACACCAAGATGGATGCGTTTGACTCAAAATCTTTCGTTGCATCCACAGTCAACAAAAATGACACATATGGAGACCTTCAAAATAGAGCGGCAGAAGCATCAGAAATTAGAGCTGGAAAGAATGGGGGCATAGATCCAGTAAAGGAGAAATACTACAAAGACTATAATAAAAAAACGAATGGCAAGCTCCACCCTCAAGAACAAAAAGAAAAATTCAAAAAGGCTATAGAAAAAGCAGAAAAAAAAGGCTTAAACGTAGAGCTTTAATATTAATATAAAAAATATGAAAATAATATTAGAAGAAAAAGACTTTAATTATATTTACAGCATTTTAATGTCCCTGCCAATAAGAGAACTTGAAAAAGTTCAAGAAATTTTGAAAGCACTGGAATCAAAAAAAGATTCTAAAGATCAACCTGTAGAAGAATCTTAAAATTTATACAGCGGAGGTATTTATTTCTCTCCAATTTGATCCATTGTGAATATACATATTGTCGCCACTATACATAATCTGGCCACCTACGCCTGGGGTACTTGCGCCAGTCCATAAAGGCACATTCATATAAGTTCCTTGGTCAAAATCTAAGAAAAGGGTGTCTTCTCCCTTGGATTGTGTTTGGGTTATTTTACTGTCTTTTATTACGGACCCAGCTATATGCTGAGAATCTATATTATCTCCAAAAACAAAAGTGTTTTGCCCGCTTGATTCTATATCTTCTCCAAAGAAAGTAGATTTGTTTGAATTTTGTACATTTATTCGATCTCCGTATATAAAAACATTACTAGAACTCTTAACATTATTATTAAAGCCCTTAATTGATAAATTTGAAACAAAACCGCCAACGCCCGACAGTGTATTTCCGTACCCTAAAATATCACAATGCCTAAAGTCAACAAAAGTACTAGTGTCACCAAATTTAACAAAAGTAATATCTTCCCCAAGAATCCTTGAATGCTCTACTCGCACCCTTCCAGTTAAATTAATATTGGAGCCCAAAATATCTGAGTAATCTAAATCATGATCTATGTTAATATTATTCCCTTGAATTTTGGAATCGGCTGCATTGCTTATATCGCTTTGGATTAAATTAAAAACAGAACAGCGATTAATGCCACTCAACTCTGAATCGTTAACATAGTTTAAATTAGACGACAATATGGATCTTGCATTAGAATTTATTAAATTATTTGCGGAAGAACTCGATAATCCAAGAACATTACAGTTACCAAGATTCGATATTGATGAATCGGTTACGCTAGATAAGTTTGAAGCGTAAATATTTTTGATTTCTGAGTAGAATGCACCAGAAACCGTAGATTCGTCGTGGTTGAAACAAAAAACGTCTAGAGAAGCCCTGAAAATATTATCGGATGAATTCTGACTACTTCGAGTAAAATTATGACCACCAATAACGAACAAATTAGAACAAAAATCAAGTTTATTCTTTTTCCCAAATATATAATTTGAATCTTCTCGTGTATTCTGAGTGTTGAATGCCGCCCCAGTAATACTATTTTGCTCGCCTATAATAAGTGAGTAGACTGAAGGTTCTTCACCTACAATTTCGTTTTCGTCTCCAAAAATTAAATTATTACGACCAGACAAAGTATTTTCAGCACCATTTATAATCGTACTTTTCCGACCATAAATAGTATTATTTAGCCCATTTAAAATTGTAGAGTAGGTGTTGTTAAGGACGTCTGTTGCATCTAACTCCGATACTTCAGTTAATATTTTATTTCTGTTTCCATTTAAAATGGTTGAATTGGCGCTTTTGATTCTTTCCCCGCTTTGTGATATTTCGTTTCCGATACCATTGAAGATTGAAGAATAATGCGCCGCTTTAACTAAAGATCCAAGACTGTTGGAAATATTACAAAATATTGGATAATTATCCGAATCTTGAAAGCTGCTAACATTAGGGCCCCTATAGCCGCTTTCTATGCTTGAATTCATAGAATTGCTTATTGATAGAAGTTGTCCATGTGTGCTGCACCTAACTGAAGAAAAAATGGAAGAGAGACTTTCCCAAGTCTGCCTTCTGTCATTAAAATCACGAAGTAAATCGCTTTCTTCCATACCGCTTAATTCTGGTATTACAAAATCGTGTCCAAAATTAAAAGTATTTCTAAAACCGAATTCGCCATACAGGGAATGGGTCACTGCATGTATATCATTTCTTTTCCCATTTAATATAAAACCGCCTATTCCGTCTACACTATTCTCTTCTCCTCCGAATATATGAGAATGTTTGTTTTGCACAGCTTCCAAATTTGAGCCGTTAGCGAAGACGCCCTCTATAACGAATCTCTCACCAGCCTTGTTTGAACCTATTACATTGTTTTCTCCATTAATTATCGTGTTGTAATTTTTATAGTCTCTGTTGAAATAGTAGAATCCTTTATCTAAATTTTCTGAAGACGACCCAGTTAAAAAACTCAAATTAATTGTATTACCTGTGCCGCCAAATATGTAAGAATTGTGCCCAGAAGCTTTATTGTTTATGCCCGCTACTATTGAGTTCGCTCCAGCTAACTCATTTCCAGATCCATTTAAAATAGTAGAAAAATCAGACTGAACTTTATTTTCGATTCCATTCAGAATAGACGCATAAACAGGGGCATCAAAAACCTTTTGTTCAAACCAATAACCTGAAATTCTCTCAAAACCATCTGTGGCCGACCAAGTATACCAAGGTTGAGGATGAATATCGCTTTCATAAATTTCGCTATACAGCAGGTCTTGAAATGGAAACTTAGTAAACTGAGCGGCAAAACCCACTTCTCTGATAATTCCAGTGTCTGCGGTTGTAAAACTAATTGTCACGTCGGTATTTGTATCGATCGTAGAACCATCTGGAGTTAAAATAACTCCATTATCTGACTCAATAATAGAATTTCCAGTTCCACCAGCAATAAATGAATCACTAGAGTCAATAATATTATTACCTCGGCCAGCCGTTATAGAACATCTTTCAGAATCTTCCACAACGTTTATTCTGCCAGCAGAAATGCAAGAATCTAAAGAATCTTTGACATCATTGTTTCTTCCCGCAAGAATTGCTACACCAGTTCCAGTTAAATTATTATCCTGTCCACCAAAAAGGGTAGCATAAAGACCTGATGCGGTGTTATTTTGCCCGCCAACTAAAATAGTCTCGTCACCAAATACATCATTATTTGAACCCCCAACTAATACGCTTCTGTCTCCACTTATTGAATTATTATTGCCACCTACAAGGGAAGACTCAGTTCCAATAATATAATTAGATCTACCTCCCACTAAAGAGGAATGAGTTGAGTTTTGTATTTTGTTTGTTTTCCCTCCGAGTAAAACAGAAGAAGTGGAACCAGTTATAGTATTATCATCTCCTACTCCAACTAAAGATCCAGTTGATGACGCTATTACATTCGTCGAGCCAGCGGCAATGGAAGATTGGTTAGAGTTTTGTAGTAAATTTCCAGTTCCCGCTCCAACCGAGGAGTCTTGAGAATTTATTAAAGTATTACTTGATCCCGCTGTAACCGAGGAGTCTTGAGAATTTGTAAACGTATTATCTTTGCCCGCACCAACGTGGGACCTTTGAGAATTTTGCATAAAATTCCCAGTTCCCGCTCCGATTGAAGAATCGTCCGAAAGTTTTATGGAGTTTTCTCTACCAGCGACGACCGTGGAAGCCACGCCGCTCACCTTATTATTTTCGCCAGCGAAAAGCGTGACAAATTTTCCAGAAGCGGTATTGGACTCGCCGCCCATCAAAACGATTCCGTCGCCCACTAACTGATTTCCGCTACCCCCGACAAGAACGCTCTTATCTCCGTGAAGGGTATTATTGCTACCTCCGAGCAGAGAAGAGGAAGAGCCAGATACTACATTTTCTATCCCGCCGAGCAAGGAAGAGTAGCTTCCAGTTCTCAATTCATTATCTCTGCCGCCTAAGATAGAAGCGGAAGAAGTGTTTTCTCCGACCAGATTGTTTCTGCCGCCGAGTATCGAAGAGTTGTTTCCGATAGCTTGATTTAAGAAACCCCCTCCAAGAATGGAGTCCTCTCCGCTCACAATATTTTGAAGCCCCGCCAATATCGCTGCGTTTTCGACATAAACCTTGTTGCGGTTTCCTCCACCGATGAAAGAAGAATTTCCGCTTATGTAATTTTCGTCGCCAGCGGCAATGGAAGATCGGTTAGAGTTTTGAATGTAGTTTCCAGTTCCAGCGGCAATCGAAGAATCGCTTGAGCCGCTAATTTTATTAAAACCGCCCCCTACAATTGCAGAATTAGCAGAACCACTCAGTTTATTTTGATTGCCAGCCCCCAGGAAAGATTCATTTGAACTTATAATTCTATTTCCAGTTCCAGCAGAACTTGAAGAATTATTAGACCCTGATAAAACATTTTCTTCGCCAGCTAAAATAGAAGACCCAGTTGAATCAGTCAAAGAATGGCTATCACCAGCACCTATCCACGAACTACTAGAATTTAAAACATTATTTCCAGAGCCAGCTCCTATGAAAGAACTGGGAGAGTTAGAGAATATATTTTCAGACCCAGCACCTATGAAAGAATTATCCGACGTATTTAAATGATTTTGGGTTCCAGCCCCCAGTAAACTATCACTTGAACCAGAAATTATATTAGATAGCCCCGCACCTAAAGTTGATCTTGGTGAATTTTTTACTAAATTCAAATTACCACCGACAAGAATAGCATTATCCGAAACTAAATTGTTTCCACTTCCTCCAACTATAACACTTTTTTGCCCAGAAATGTTGTTGTTTGATCCACCTACAAGAGAACTTAAAGATCCACTTATTTCGTTGTTTTCTCCGCCAAGAAGAGAAGAGTGGGTTGAATTTTTTACAATATTTTCCTTGCCTCCAACTATTGTAGAATAATTTCCCGTTTTTATTTCATTATTATCTCCGCCTAAAATAGCAGATTTCTGACCGTCTATAGAATTTATATGACCACCAGCAATTACAGAACCTTCGCCAGTAATTGTGTTATTTGTACCCGCTATTATCCCACCTAAATTAGAATTTACTTGATTCCCATTGCCTCCAGCAATTGCAGATCGATCAGAATTTACTATATTATTTTGTCCAGCACCTATGAAAGATTTATTGCCAGAAATTTGGTTTTGGCTGCCAGCCGATATAGAGGATTGATTACCTATCAAATCATTTCCAAGTCCACCATTTACAGTAGATGAATTTCCAGTAATATGATTTCCAGCACCAGCGCCGATAAAAGAAAAGTTCCCACTTAGAGAGTTATGAGTGCCAGCGGAGATAAACGAGTCATCCCCTATTAAAGAATTATATGTGCCAACACCAATGGCGGAATAATCCCCACTTAGAAAATTATTATTGCCAGCTAATATAACAGAATAATTCCCACTTAAAGTATTTACGTTTCCAGCAAATATAACAGATCCTTGCGAATTTTGAGCCATTTGAAGCTGACCCTCCCCCAAACCAGAAAGCGAATTATTTTTATAAACAAGCTCTAAACCTTGATAAGTTGGTATAGAATTGAAATTCTTAACTCCAGATATGTTCTGATCGCCAGTTTTTAATACTATTTTGTTTCCATCCCAATCTATATCAGATCCATCTCCATTTGTGACTATCGCAGTGTTTGGATCTGAATTCAGTATATAGATATAACTAGAATCTATTCTTTTTCCGTAAAGGTCTGCCATAATCTTATTTACACAAAACTGTTCCAAATAAAGTCATTATGACTGAAAATAGTTCCGTTGTTCTTATTCCAAAGGTAAACAGAGGCGCCAGTTAATATATTTATATTATTTGCGCCAAAAATTAAATTTGCATCTTCTGATAATTCTGATGAAATAGAGTTACTGAAGTTTTTGGACTGTAAACTTGCTCCAGAAATATTGACCATGAAGTTTTTGCCATTTATCTTGCCACCACTTATGCTTATATAATAAGTTTCTGAATTTTTTAAAAAATTTAATAAAGAATGATCGGTTTCTATGTCTGAAACTTTATTTTTTAAAGAAATTTTTCCTAAAAACGGAGGAGTCGCCACCCTTCCCATTGGAAAATATTTATCTATAGAATTTATTCTTTTTCTGTTAAAATCGAGATTTATGTCGAAAGATTGAATATTATCTGGCTTAATCAAGAAAGAATCTTCTGTTCCTATCCCGCTTATTTTTACATAAGTATTGTATCCAGCAGTCCACTCTCCCATAAAGTTGGACTCAATTAATTCATCGTATATGCCAGTAAACACAAAATTACCAACTGGTTGTTGATCTCCAGTTAAATTAACAGATGGAGACTTGCCACTGCTTAATAAATACTGCCCATCGCTACCACTATATTCTTGCGCAATTATATTACTTCCGATGTATGAATAGTCACTGGTTAAAATACCACCAACTTTTTGATTTATTTTTACAGAGTCAAGAAAACAATTTCCTATTGAAAGCGAACTCTCATATTGACTAAGAACAGTTCTTTCTTCGTCTCTACCAACAATAGAATAAAAGTTTTTCCCCCGATTTAAATCTTCACGAAGTTGCCCTCCAGTAAAAACATCTTCAAACAATGTTTCAAAATTTTCAAGTATAGATAAGTTTACATTGACATCTGGGGCTTGATTTGAATAAATAAAATTTTTCTTTTTTGATCCCACTGAACCCTTACTACTAACTAAATTAGATCCAAAATCAAAATCAAAACTTTGCACCCCTGGCAAGAAGAACATACCGCTTCCGTTATTCATTTCTTGCTGATGAAACTCATCCTCGCTATAAAACAAGCAAACATCCGCGTATCTATTTACAAATCTAGACGCACTCATTAAACCCTCCCAAAATCAAAAATATTAAAATTAAAAGAAAAAGAAGAGTTTAGATTTTGACCCAAAGAAATTGACTGGGAGTTAGAAGATAATCTTGCTCCAGATATCTGAAACTCTTGAGTCTCTGAATTTCCATTTTCAAAACTTAAATTCACTACATAAGAATCGTTTGTCTCTAGAAAATCTTTTAGATTAGACTGGGACCCGCTTAAGTTAAATTCTGAAGATATAAAAGATGCAGAAAGTGACCCCTCCGTAGTATGTATGAACTTTCTTTTTATTGGGTATTTCTTTCCGATTGAAAATATTTTTTTTCTATTAAATGGCATAGATAAGGAAAAATCTTGAATCATGTCAGCTTTAATTAAAAATATATTTTCTGAGTTAACTCCAGATATCGACAAATTGGTTTTATAAGCTGGGAAAATATCATCTTGAAGATTTGTCTGAGCATTAAGTAGGCCTTGAACATTCGGAAGGGTTGTTGTAATGATTTGTGATTGATCTCCAGTTAAATTAACAGCTGGGTTATTTATCTCATTTGAGACTATGGTTTGAGCATTGATATTACTACAAGAATAAGTGTATTTTGATGTTAAAAACTGATTAATAGATTGCGTTAAAGTGAAATTTTCAAGGAAAGCATTGCCAAAATTTATGGTTTCATCTGCATCAGAAAAGTCTGAGTAATATTTTTTTTTACCTATCAGAAAATAAAAACTAGCATCTTGATCTAAGTCTTCTAAAACGGCATTGCCGCTAAAAAATCCAGAGAACATATCTTCAAATGTCTCAAAAATGTTAACATCTAAATTTACATCAACGTCATATCTATTTACGCTTTTTGAATAGAATTTATCACCAAGCGTTAGTATATCTTCGGTTTTTGTATTAAAATCAAATGAAAAATCCTGCACCAACGGGACTAGTTTTATAGATGATGCGTCATTAGACCCGCTTAAAAATGATCCAGCGCCACCCTTCAACAAACAAACATTTTCATATGTTATTGTTGGTCTATTTATATTAGTTGTCATAATAATAATTATCAAACATTGCGTCGGATTTAAATTTAATTACTTCATCTAAATTTAATGTAATGTCGTTACAATCTTTATAAACAAATTTATGTTGCAGAGAATTACAAACAAAAAACTTTCTTTGGTTGTATAATTGAGGCAAGTTTAATTCAAAAGGTTTGTAATCTTCGTGTTTTTCTATAAAATGAATTATTGATCTAGTTTCTTTATTGCTCCTGTTTTTTAGTGTTAGGGTTAGCCCTTTTATTAATCCAGCATTTGCATCTGTTTTCGCAAAAGAAGAAAAAGAATCTTTTAATTTTACAATTTCAGATTTTTTGTCTGTAGAAATGGAAACGTTATCGTCCAAATCATAAAAAAATGATCTAGTCCATTTTGAGGCGGTTCCAGTTGGACTATTTGAAGTATTTGATGTATGATCGCCGCTACAATAATAAAATCTTTCAATCCTATTGGCCGCTGTATCGAAATTGCTATGCCCTCCAGTATTGTATTGTGGAAAATAAATAACATCAAATTTTTCATAATCACTTGAAGACGACCATCCAGTTTGAAAATTTCCAGTATTTAAATACGAAGATGTTGCCCAGTTCAAAAAAGAAGAATATCCATTTTTTGAAACAACCAAATCTATATCAAAAAGTCCGTCATGAAACCTAAAGTCGTAATTTTCTACATAAAGTTCATTTATTCTTTGATACACATCTCCAGTCGGGAAAGCTAATTCAACATTATTTATATCAAGTTGATTAAAATCAAAAAACCCCAAACTATTTCTACTAACGCCCTCCAAAAAACTCAAAAAAGATTTAGCCTCCTCTTCTGTTTTGTTAGAGAATTTTAAATTAAATTTTATTTCTGTCCCGTTTAAACCTTTAGAGAATTTTTTATAATGGTTGTCTGCTGTATAAAAATGCACATTTTTATTTTCAAAAGACACGGTGGAGCCATATTCTGGGACAAACGAGTTAGCCTCGATAGTGCCCGTTACGTTATTGTCTCTATCGTAAGTTGCTAATACTTCGCTCATTTTTATGACTTATATAAATAGTTTAGAGTTCCCCCACTTCTAGACTCTTCTTGTATCACTGTCGTGACTGCCGATCTGATTCTAGAAGCAAACTCTCTTTGGTTCTCTGAAGAGCCCTGGCCGCCTTCTTGACTAACTTTGCCATCTTGTATATTGAAAGTAAAATCTGAGTTATTTGTTATTTCGCCTCCGCCAAGTGCATTACTTCCAGCCTCTGAAGCAACAGGAGAAACTGCTCCTCCATTTTGAAATCCTTGCATTGGGAGCATACCTTTATTTAGGCTAGACAGAAAGTCGGTTCCATATTTATCTACCGCAGATTTCTTAACTACAAATTCTCCAGGGGTTAGCATAGCTGGTACTGTATCTGTTCCTCTACCAACTGATCCGCCAGCATTAAAGAAACTGAATAAACTACCCAAGCCACCACTCAAACCACCGAGAAGGCTGCTAAATATTCCACCAATTCCGCTCCCTATTCCACCTAGTCCGCCGAGAAGGCTACTAAATATTCCGCCGCCACCTGCGCCACCACCAAATAAACCTACGAGACTGTCTTTTAGTCCACCAAATATTCCACCAAGTTTATCTTTTAAACCTCCGAATAAATCGCCAAATCCGCTTTTTATTTTACTGAAAAAGCCCTCCTGCCCTTCTCCTTCTTTTCCAGTTATACCCTCTAAAGCTTTTTCTGCTCCGCTAGTGGCTCCTCCACTTATGGCATTAGCTACATCTTGAACAAATAGTGGATTTGTTGGGCTGCTTCCTAGAGCGCCGCCACCTTTTTTACCTCCACCAAATAAGTCACCAAAAAACCCGCCAACTTTTGAGAAGAGTCCTCCGCCGCTAGCAGCTGCACCGCTAGCAGCTGCACCGCTAGCAGCTGCGCCGCCAGAAGCTGCGCCGCCAGCAGCGCCAGAAGCTCCCCCTCCGCCGAAAAGACCACCAATAGATGAAAATATATTTTTTTGACCACCGCCCCCAGCGCCGCCAAAAACTCCAGTTGGGCCTCCACTAAATAAAGTGTTTGTAAATTGATCTGCGGCTTGTTGTAGAAACGCATCCCTAATGAACCCTAAGAAATTTCTTCCAGCATCGGATAAAGCCTCATCTAAATCTTTGGCCCCGCTTACAGCATCTTTCATAGCGGAACCCAAATTATCACTAAATTGAAGTGGTATATTTTCACCAAGCTCATCTTTAAAAAAATCTATATCGTCTTTAACTTGTCCCAATCCTTTGCTAAATCCATCGGCAAATCCTTGCGGTTTATTAAGGTTATTTATTTCTTGTTGTAATTTTATTTCTTCTAGCTTGTCGTCCAATACTCTTTGCTGAATTTCTGCCTTAGCTACAGCAAGGTCAAAATCGGTTTTGGCTTTTTTAGATAGCTCTATACCAGCCTCGGCAAGCCCCTCTTCAATTGAAAGTAAGCTAGCCCCTGCCTTAACCTGGCCCTCTATAAACTCTTTCTGCTTTTCAGAAAAAACACTGGCATCTGTGATTGATTTTACGTATTCTTCTGTGATTTTGAATTCTTCTTTAGCTCTTTCTATGAGAAATTCCCCCATAGCTATCTCATTTTCTAGACCCACTTTCCTTACTGTTGTTACAGCTTTAGCTAAATCAAGTTCTTTGCCTCTTATCGCGGATAAAGCTCCTTCTTGAAATATAGTCGCTCCTATTTCTCCAGGCTTCGTAGGCTCTAACTGCTTTGTTGTGTCAAATCCACCAGCCGCAAATCTTCCTTCGCCTATGCTTTCTTTAAAGCTTTTTTTTGCTGCAGATCCAATTACCCCTTTCTCTCCAAAACCAGATGCAGCTATTAATGCTGCATCGGCGGCTTTTTTGGCGGCGGCATCAATCTGCTCAATAGCTTTGATCATGTTTTCCGCAAACAAAACTGCATTAAACTCCTTCTCGACTGTAGTTCTTGTTGTCCCACGCCGTGGATTGAAAAATTCCTTCTCAACATCTGTGCTGCTCGCATCAATGATCTTTTGCAACTCGGTTGTGCTCCCAACTTTTGCCAAAGACGCACTCAATGTTTCTTTATCTTTTACTCCTCCAAAAAATCCTTTATTAATTCCTTTTAATCCTTTTACTTGTTTTTCAAGTATATCACCTATATCTGCATCCGCTTCAACATTTAATTTTTTTGCAAGTTCAGCCTTTTCACTTGCTCTTTTTATCTCCGCAACGAAAGAAGACTTCAAAGCGGCGGAAGCTTCTATTGATCCAGCTGATAACTCTCCCAGATCAATATTTTTAAGTGATTCGTTTAGTTTTTCGAACCCTGTTTTTGTTTTTGTTAATTCTAGAACAAGCGGAGCCACCACTGCTCCCACAGCTACAGCAGTACCAATTCCAGGCAAAGCTCTACCAACTCCAGCTATGCCTCTACCCAGGCCACCCCTAGCTCCCCTCAGTTTGCCCTCTGAACCCCTCATTATTCCACCTGTTCTCGGACTCCGAAAGGTAGCTAACTCTGTTCCAAAACTAGACAACTTAGCCCCAACATTTTCAAGCGGCCCTTTCAATAAGCTTAATCCACTTAATAATGATGCGGCTAAACTCACCTCACTGATAAACTTCCCAAGACCACTTTCGGCTCCACTAAAAGCAGAGCTTAAGAAAAATAAAGCAGTAGACGCTCCTAGTGCAGCATTCGAAAATTTATCTACAGACTCTGTAGCTCCTGCCGTTCCTCTTTTTGCAAAATTAGGTATCCTGCCAGTTGGCTCATCTCTTGTATTAGTGACGGCAAGACCTTGTGGATTTTGAGAATTGCGAAGCTTCCCGCTTTGATTTATTCTTATTTGATTGATTGGAAGGCCAGCAGCTTGCTCTCTTGCAACTGCTTCATCCAAAGCTCCACGAGCAAAATTTGGGATATAACCTCCAGCACTTCTTCTGTTAAATTCTGCTGTAACGGCTTTTCTACTAGGTCCAGCAACTCTGCTTTTTTGTAGTTCCCCTAAACCAGTCTTGGAAACACCCTTGCCTCCAGCGCCAAATTTTTCCATCTTATTGGCCATACTGTTGTATATACGAGTATTACCAGAGATTTTAGCCTCTATAAATCTAGCCTGGTCAGAGATTCCAGGATATAATTTTGCTATATCGTTTCTGGCCGCACTACCAACAAAATCAAATGTAGCTGTTTGAGATAAATCATATTGCGGGCTTTTTAATATGGAGCTAATAGCGGCTTCATAAATTACACCAGCCAAAGACGATACAGATCCTCGGTTTCCCAGTTCGTTTATTTTCGTTGCGGCTGGTCTTCCTCCACTTATTTTTTTAGCTTCTAGATTAGCTAATCCTACACCAAATTTTCCGACAGATTTTACATAATCCTTCGTTTCTCTGCCTTTTATTTGCGCATCATTATAGCCCAAAATTGGAAATTGATAACTTTTGCCAGTTTTTGATTTTCCTACAGCGAATTTGCCCAAATTTTTATCTGGAGTAATTAAAGCGAATCTACGGTCTTGTATTGGAGCTGCTTGCCTCTTTGCAAAATTAGGAATAAATCCACTAGCCGCATTTATCTTTTTCGCCCCACTTGGAAGGCCCATCGACCTAACCATGTCTTGGTTAAATATAGCATCTCCGCCTCCAGCATAATTAGGAACAAAATATTCACTAGTGTTTGCGACCATTGTGCCACGTTTGCCGCCACCAAAAGCAAAATTAGGAATTGAAACAACTTTGGAGCTAGACGGGGCGCCACCAACACCACGAGAAACGTCACGAGCTTCGGCAGCAACATAACCATCAGATGCTCTTCCTTTAGGGGTAACCCCTTTTGTCCCGCCACGCAGTCCAGCACCAAAAAGTCCAGGCGTTACAGTTGCAGCGGCTTTTTGAACCCTAGCGAGCGCGGCGGCTTGTTGGTTATAAATTTTTAGAAGTAATTGTTCTTGAGCTACCTTATTTCCTTCTAGGGCTAAAATCTCTCTTTGGATACTTTCATTTTGCAGCAGTGTCTGAAGGACGGACTGTTGAAGCGATTTTTGAGCCTCCGCAGCCTTGTTAATACCAAGCAGGCTTTTTAAGGAACTAGCTCCAAACTTTGCCAAGTCTACAAATAATTTTACAAATATAGCACTAATTAAAGCTAACCCTGGGCCAGTTAAAACGCCACCTATCCCCTTAACTATGCTTTGTGCGAATTTTGAACCTATTGAATCTCCCTGCAATAAATCAGTAATCCCACTAACTACAGAAGAAAACACCTTTAAAATATCTTTCGCTGCATCAGTAAAACCCAATTCTCCAACAACAGAAGAGAGTTTTTGCGCCCCAACTGTCAAATTATTTATCAATGCTTCTAGCGTATCATTTAATTGGGCGTTTTTTCTATCTAAGGCGCCAGCAGCTCCAGCGGAAACTTGAAGAGATTTTGCAAACTGACTTTGGCTAGAATTTAAATCTTCGACCAAACTAATTAAAATATCACGCTGGCGAACGCCAGCAACTTTTTGGATAATCTCTCCAGCCTCAACACTTTTTAAACCAAGCTTGTTGAGCTCTACTGCGAGTTCCTGAAAAAGAGGTATAGCGCTTCTTACATTACCTTCCACGTCTACAACATTTATTCCCAAGTCTTCAAGCGCGGCTAATGTATCAGTTCTGCCCAATCTAGCAAAAATGGTTTTAAAAGCATTACCAATAACAGCGCCGCCACGCTGAGTTCTTTCTTGCACGGTTGTAATGACACCTAAAAGCTCATCAAAAGATACGCCAGCTACACGAGCCGATGCGGAAGCTCGTTCAAGACCGTTAATCAAATCCTCCGTAGACACAGCGAACTTTGTATCAACTTCGGCTAATTTATCCGCTATTTGAGCTACATTTAAACCAGCGCCTTCAAAACCCTTTATCGCTGCAGTCAAACCAGCTACAGCTTGTTGAGAATCAATACCAGCGACGCGAACTAATTTCAAAGAAGTTTCAACACGAGAAAGCGACTCTTCTACGCTTAAACCCTGACGAGCTAACTCTAAAGCGCCATCGGCCACCTGATCAAAAGATGTCGCTGTTTTTTGAGCTACAGCGAAAATACCATTACCAAATTGTTCTAATTCTTTTTGGGTCCCCCCTAAAATAGTATTAATTTTTGCAAAAGTAGCTTCTACTCTAATAGTGTTTTCTACTAGCGCCCCAAATGCTTGAGAAAGTTTATTAATAACAGCAACCGAAGCACCAAAAGCTAAAACACGAGCATTAGAAGCTTCTAATGATTTTTGGAATTCAGTGGCTTGCCCTGTTATTTTTCCAAGCGGGCGAGATAGCTTTTCAATGGATCGTGCCCCGCTTCCAAAATCAACTCCCTTAGCTTGAGTCTGTATTCTAGCTAAAGCCGCCTCAACCTTTCTTGTATTTGGTTCTAAATTTACTCCTACATTTACCGCCATACAGAATATTACACTTAAACTCCGTGCAACTTCATCATTTCTTGCATATTCAAAGATCCCCCTCTTTTCTTAACTTCTTCGCTTAAATTCACAGCCCGCTCATTGTCTGATTTTAAGCTTTCGAGATCCTCCTCATTGGCTCCAAAATAAGCTGAACCACCCTCCCCGTGCTGGGATTTTGTTTGAGTTCTTTCTGTTTTTTGGTTTTGGTGGAAATTTACCAATAATTCAGGGTCTTTAGCTACGTTTTCAGGTATTTCCTTGCTTGAGTTTTTAAAAATGTTTAAAAAATACCTCCCATAAGAAATCATCTTTAATTGGTATGCCGTTAAATTGACCAAGGGTTTTCCAAATAACCCCAAAACATCTTCAGAAAATGGCAAATACATAGAAAAATAATCGCTCAATACTGCAACCGATATATTTTTATCATCAAATTTTTGAAAAAAATCTTTTTGCAGACTGTATATTTCCATTTCTTTGTCTTTTTCATTTATATACAAGCTGTCAAATATTGGATCTTTAAAAGCCTTATCAAAAAATACAATTTTTTCTATGGTAGTTTTTTGAATTTGATTATTTACAAATTTTTCGCAAGTTAAACCCATTAAAGATTCCTTGTCTGAATTTATTTTGAACAACTTTTTATTCAACCTCTCAATTGTTTTTTGTAGATTTTTTATCTTTGAAGGCAATATTTGAGCTTTCATTGAATTTGAGTTCAATTCAATTTCATTTTTGTATCGCTTTATTTCTTCTTCTTCTTCGTGCCCCCACATCCCCTGAGAGTACAGTTCATCCATTGCCTCTTTTTCGGTCATAAGGCCTTTAGATTTTGCTTCCTTTAGAAAAATGGAAGATTTAGAAAGTATTTCTCTCTGCTCTTCCTGAAGCAGGTGTTTGAAGTACAGAATCCCTAAATCGCTATCTACAATAGAGACACCCTGCAGTACTTCAGATACTATTTGTAAATTTTGATCATTGTTCATCTCCGTCGACGAACTTATCTATATTTTCTTTACTAGAATCTTGGGCATAAAACCAATAGCCAATTATTTTAGATAATTTTGCGACAACCTCAAAATCAAACCCTTCTTCAAGTTCGTATTTTGTATAAAAATCTTCTAACTTTTCTTCGTAATCAAAACCATTAAACCAGTCTTTTAATTCCCCATCTTCGCCTTCAACCTTTGACAAATTAATCACATACCACAACAAAGTCTCTCTTTCAGCTTTTGCGTCGGCAGTATGTTGATAGACGGATTGTATAGAACTTTCTAGATTTATCATATCTCTTCTAAGGGTAGAGATTTCAAGCTCTAATTCTTTTTGTCTTTCTTCTTTCTTTTTGTCTTTTGTGGCAACTACTAGCTTATATTCGTTTTCTAAGTCGTTTAATTTTTTCAAAGACTTTAAAAGATCTTTTGACTCTTCTTCAGATAAAGCTCCGCCATTGTCTGCATACTTTTTAATAAGCATTGCCTTTGTAACAATACCCATTTTAATTGCTTTACTTAATTCAACGGAATAAAATACTTCGGCTTCATCAGCTAATCGGCGTGTCGGCTTTTTAACAACAAATTTGACTGGCGTCTTGACAGTTTTATTTTGAATAACTGTTTCTACCTCTCCAGTCTTCTTATTTTTTCTTTCTACCTCGATCTTTTTCTTCTCAGATTTATTAATCGTGAACTCGTAAATATTTTTCATAGCCATTATTTTTTAAAAGTAAATTCTACTGTTAAGTTTTCCAACTCACTATTATAATCTCTTAAAACACAATTTCCAATATCTAGAATTTTTTTTCTATATATTTCGTAATGATCTTCATCAAAATAATCAGCCATCTCAATTAAGTCGTGATGTTCTTCTGGTAAGTTGTCGTAAAGTTTGCCGAAATTTATTTCATGCACCCTCTGCATCTCTTCTAACGTTTGTAAAAAAGATTTAAATAAATAACGAATGTGATGATCAGATCGATCATACAGAAATTCTTTTGCAATCATAATAATCCTTATCCCCAATATACGTTACACTTTTTTAAGAGGCTGGTTCTATTTTCTAGTGTAATTATACATATGCCAAGCTCTTTAATTTCGGAATCTCAAAAAAACACAATCAAAACTATCATTGACGATATTCATGAAACCTTCGCTAGAAATATTACTGTCTACGAAGAAGGAAGAAAAATATTAATTGCTGCTAGTTCTGAATACAATGGCATTTACGGCAAAACAAGTGGGGGAGAAACCTCTACCACTAAAACGGTTGTTAGCCATATAATAAAAGCAAGAATCAAATATATAAATTCAAGAGAGGAAAATTTAGCTGGCGCAGGCATAGGCTCCCAATTGGATATAAATTTAATTGATGGCTCTGTAAGAATAACCGTAGATGAGGGCGGTTTTGAAATTTTAAAAGAAGCAAAGAGATGCGAATTTGAAGGTCGAAAATATACTATTGACAGCAAAGGAAATCCAACTGGTATTTTTGGACCACAATATTATCATTTTTATCTATCGCCAATTGAAGAATAATGGCTACTTTAAATTTGCAGTCAGAAATAAATAAAAAACTGGCTCCTCAAGTTAGGCCAGAAATCAGAAAATTATTTCAAAGGTCTTTTCAGAAAAAAAAGAATGAAATGATAGCTGAATTTTTAAATCACCCAGTGACTATAGAAATAAAAGGAGGTGTTAATTCTACAAACATCAGTGGAACATTAGGCGGAGGAAGCGGGAATTTGTTTTCTTTTATAGGTTTCGATTCCAACGACGATCCGATAGAGCCTATTTTAAGAATACTTGAACAAATATCATTTGACTACCTAAACACGTCAACAAAAAGGATAAATTACAGAATTAATCTACCATCGTCAAAAGAAATTTTCGCCGCGACCCCAATGCCGTGGGCTACTGGCCGTAGTTGGGCAAAAGGAATTGAGACTGGAATATCTGGACTTGGATTTTATTTAAGAAAAGAAACCTCTAACAGTAGATCTGGATTAGGTATTCAGTCCCCAAGAAAAGTTAGAAAAAAATCAAAATTTAAAAATATAAAATATATATCTGATTTAATTAAAAGGTATGAAAAAGAATTTTCAAACCTGCAGATATAAGTGTAAAATATCCTTATGAAACCACAGTATCAACACGAACTCATGACAAGTTTCATGCTTTGGTTCGATCACGAACTCCTTCAGAAAGGAGAGGCTTACTCTAACCAAACAGGCGCTTTTTATTATTCTAACGATACCAGACTGCCGAATGAGTACAAAGCTTATTCAAGCCCATATAAGCAATGGGTAAGCGATTCTTCAATAAACGGAGACACAAATCCAATAATACCATCATCTCTTATGGGTAGCGGCAGAAACGATGGAATTATATTTGATTTTGAAAACGGGAGAATCATTGAAACAGGCGGTAATTTTGGAATAAACAGCACTATTACTGGAAGCTTCGCCGTAAAAGATTTTAATGTTTATTTAACAAACGAAACTGAAGAAGATTTGATTCTAGAAAACAAATTTCAATTAAATAGCAGATACTCAAAAACAGAAACTGGAGTTGAGCCATATGATCAAATGGCTCCAGCTATATTTTTAAATTGCGAATATATGAGGAATGAAGGTTTTGCCTTTGGCGGAGAAGAAAAAACAACAAATATCGTTAAAGCGGTCGTTTTGGCCGAAAATTCTTATCAACTTGATGGAGCTTTATCTATATTTGCAGATTCCTCTAGGAAGATTATCTCCAAAATACCATTTTCCAAACACCCCTCGACCGAGTATGGTGATATTAAAAACGGTTTGTATAATTATGCAAATTTGGCAAATACTTACCTAAACGCAAATCCTTACTATATAGAAGATGTGACGGTTTCTAAATTTTCAGAAAAAAACCAAAGTATAATACCTGGAAATTTAAAAATTGGATTTATAGATTTTGAGGTTTCTACAAATAGGTTTCCTCGTTCTTGATTTCACATTTCACATTTTAAATTTTTAACTGTAAATATAGACACAAATTATGAGCAGAAATAGAGTCATTTATCAATCAGAAGCCCTCTTCGCGAGTAAAGAGATCAACTCTACAAGCAAGCAGGACCACATGCAACTTCGCAGAGTTCAATCAGCGAATTATTCCTTTAACGTTTCTCGCACTGACATCAATCAGTTCGGACAATTATCCAGAATCGATTCGTTGATCCTTGAAGCACCAACAGTATCTGCTGATGTTTCTTACTATCTCACGGATGGATACAACGAAGAAGCTTTGAATTTCTCGAACTCCAACCTTAATGTTGGTTTTGTTTCTGGACAAATCACTTCTTCCAGCGGTCAAAACCTTTATATTATGACCAGCCCAGAGGGTAAAGACGCTAATTTTAGTGCTGGATCCTTTGGTTCTATCGGAATTGGTAACGCATTCGTTACGGATTATTCGCTTGAAGCTTCTGTTGGAGGGTTCCCTACAATCACAGTTTCTTTTGAGGGTTCTAATATCAATGCATCAACAGATGTAACTGGAACTGATGATGGATTTTCTGGCAACTTTACTGGTGCTGGTATCGATCCAATTTCAGGTACGCCAATCGCGAATCAAACTGCTGGCAACGGCATCGAAATTAGACCAGCAGACCCTGGCACTGACGAAGGAACAGCTACAGCGCTGAGACCAGCAGATGTTATCTTTGATTTGTCTAATGCTAATAATGATACTATCGCAACGATCGATGGAACTGATGGCGCTCACGTTCAAAGTGTTTCTTTGAGTATCCCACTTAGCAGAAGCCCAATTGAAAGACTTGGTACTAGATTCCCATTTGCTAGAACCGTAGACTTCCCAATTACTCCAACTTTGTCTGTTTCCGCAATCGTCAATGAGACCGCGCAAAGATCTTTGACTGACATCATTGCAGAAGACAGCTTTATCCCTTCTGCACAGATTACAATCAAAGACCCTGCTGGAGATAAATCTGCTATTTACAAACTCACAAATCTAAAGCTTGACTCTGAATCGTTTAGTTCTAGCGTAGGGCCTAACAAAACCGTAGACATGACATTCAGTGTCTCTGTGGGTGGTCCAGACGACTTAGAAAACAACGTTTTCTTCTCTGGCAAGAATACCGATGAAAAATTTGCTCTTCAGCCTGTCGTGATTAGTGATGGTGGCCTCACAGCAAGCGAAGCAGTTGTTATTAATGGAGTGAGCATCGCTTCTGGAGAATCTAAAACAGTTGGATATGTTCACGGGCAATCAAGTCGCACATTCGTTACTAGTTATACTGGTAGCGCAGACCTTGACTTAACCTCGATCGCTGGTGGAGCAATCACGGGCAATGCTGGAGCATTGGGTATCACAGGCCTTAGTGGCCAAGCGACTTCTCTTGTGTTTTCTCCTGCTGACGCAAGTGCAAGCACTACAATCAGCGCCTCTGTAAGCTTGAGCTAATAAAACCTTAGGGTGGAGCTAACAGCTAAAAAGCCCTTCAACATTTAAAACTAACCCCGTCGAGTTCGACGGGGTTTTTTTATGCCCATAAAAAAGCGCAACCCCCGCTATGCAGTGGTCACGCTATCAGAGACATGCTCTGGGGTAAATCATTAAGCTTCGCCCGCTTGAGCGCTTGACTCAACTCCTCCTACTTGCCTTGGGCTAGCTTGGTAGCTATTATATCTAGAGACCAAATCCATAAGCTTCGCATTTGCGTCCTGAGCTAGGTTTTTATACACCTTGGACACTTCGTTCTTATTCACAAAAGTAATGGCGTTGTCGCCATCTCTAACGCTCAGAATGTTGCCATTTGTATCGTTGGCGATCCCACGAATCGTATTTCTTGTTTGCTTGGTATAATAATGGTACAAATACATCTCTTTTAAGATGCTTTGCTCTTCAAGATTTAATCCATCAACGCTGCCACTAACTCCAGAAAAACTGGTGTAGATTGTATTATTCAGTTGGCCAATATTGTTTTCAATCCACCCAGAAATAGATTCAACTGTCACTCCAGAAGAATCAAATTCATTAATGTAAATAGAGTTAGCTAAATCCCCAATATTGCTCATATTAATTTTTATCTAAAATATTTTTAATAACTTGAATCTTATTAAATTTCTCTACTAAAATATTTAATTCTTTACATATTGCCTCAAGCTGGTGCGGCTTTTTGTTCTTCAATTCTTCGTAAGAATACTTTGTTTTTTTGATGGATTTTTTGGTCGCTTTCTTGGCTGCTTTTTTCTTTGGAGCAGCGACTTCTTCAACTTCCTCTTTCCCGTTGGCGAGAGTCAGACCATCTAAAATATTTTCTGATTCGTTTTTCATACATTATATTACACTAAAAAATTAACCTCTCTTAAGATATTCCTGCCTTAAGGCGGATATTAGTCTAGTCCTATCAAAACTAGGAGTAAAACCCAACTTCATTGCCATTTCTTGAAGTTCGGATAAGGTTTTTCTTTTAAGTTTTTGTTCAAAGTCTCGAACCGAATCGGACGCAAGCACCTTCGCTTTAGCCTCAGTCTTGCTCCCAGTCGAGCCCCAATTGCTCCCCCTCCACTCGTGAAAAGCTTTAATTAGAGCTTCGTCCTGCATTTCTTCGTCCGCAAAAACCCTTGTTCCTGTTTTTTCTGCGAGTGTTGATTTTCTAACATGCCCCATGGATTCTAGCTTTCTTTTAAAAACTTTGGGATTACTTGTACCAAATGGAGAAATGACATCTACACCCATTAACTTTTCTTTAGCTTCGATTGCGTCAATTTCATCTCTTTGCTTACCATCTGCGTAGTTCAAGCTGTCTAAAGTCTTAGTCCCAACATCTTTCTGCATTTCCTCATTATTGGGTTCGTCGTTTTCAACTGCGGTCGTAATATACCTCTCGTCTCTATTAATTGTTTCCTGGACTTTCTTCATGAACTGCTTCACCTCTTCTTCATTTGTTGGAATGGCTTCAGGCAACTCTTCGTACTTGCCTCCCTCTTTATTGATTTTTTCTGATATATCATTCATATTAATATAATAAAACAAAAACCTGGATATTACACAAAAAAAGCCGCCCCTTTCGGGACGGCTTAGTTTTAAGTGTTTTGTTCGATTAAACGATGCAACCAACAAGAGCGCGGTCATCAAGAACGATACGACCCTCTTCAAGAGAACCGAAGTATCCGATCTTGCTTTGGCGAATGCTGTACTGGTCGTCAGCGATAAGGCTAAACTCACCACCGTTTTCAGCGTCAACAGCAACTGGACGAACCAATGCTTCGCGGCTACGATCGATACCAACAACAATCTGTTCACTAGCAGGAGTGAAAGAACCAGCGTAGCTGTTATCGAAAGTAGTGTTGAACTTCTGACCATCACCGAACTCATTAAGTTCGATAACATTGATGCCGTAGAACTCAGGAGCGCCAGCAGCGTTATAAGCTTGTTCAGCGATAACGTCAGCAGTACGAACCGAATCAGTACCAGCGCCAGCAGGAGCTACCTTGGTGTTGATTGGGTTATAAGCGATTGCGCGAAGCTCTTCAACGATTTCAGGAGAAACGATGATGTCTGTAAGGCCACGACCTTGACGAGCATCAGGAGTACCACCTGTGAACGAAGTGACGATTCTCTTTGAGCGAGTCATGAGAGCATTCAAGTCGGCAAGAGTAAAACGATCCGCGGTGTCTGCACCAATAACGTGAGAAAGGCCGTTAGTAGAAGCAGAACCAAGTGCCTTCATAATAACGTTAGCAGAGATTGTATTTTGCTTAAGAAGAATTTCTTGTGCAACACGAGTCATTGTCTTAGCGACAACGTCCATGCGGCTCTTAGCAGCATAACGACGATCAAAGCTTACAGCCGAATCAAGGCTGTATGTAGCGATCTTAAGCTCGGCAGATGTTGGAAGAACTTCCGAAGTTGGGAGGCCACCAGCACGGCTTTGGCTATAAACTTGTACGTAATCTTCATCAGAAACGTCGAAGTATAGATCCAAAGGAATCGAAGGATTGTCATCAGCATTGTACTGAAGAGTGGTGAAGAGGTTAGACAAAGCAGGTGCATTGTTAATAACTTCAGCGAGGACAGGTCCGATGAACTCAGCAAGAGCAGTTTGAGCTTCGTAAGCAACATCACGGTTGCGAGAAGCCATTGCTTTTACCAGTTCGACTTGTTCGGGAGTATTTTTTAAAGTAATTTTCATATTATAAAGTTCCTTTCTTATTAACCAAGTTTAACGATGACGTAGTCACCAGCGAACTGATCAGTAACAGTGTTAGAAGTACGCGAGCCAGTTCCAAGAACCATGCCAAGCGAATCGGCAGAACCTGCAGTAGCAGGACCAATTGTTCCGTCACCAGCAACTTCGAAACCGTCGCCAACTGTAAATACAGAAGCTGCGCCACCTTCGATAGCATTTGCACTCAAGGTAAAGATACCCTTAGTTGCAACTGGAACACTTTGACCAGGAAGAACAGCTTGAAGCTCTTCTTTCTTAGTTGTGTTATAAATAAGTTTTTCACCGTTCTCATCAGTTTGAGCTGTTTGATTCAGGGTCAATCCAAGAGGGATTTCACCAGAAGCAGCAGCAGCAACTTCAAGAGGATTAGTGGGATACATGTCGCTACCGACGTGAGGGTAATCTGTCTTACCAAGATAGCTGTTAGAACCGTAAGTAATAACATCTTGGTCGAAGTTACCGTCAGTAACCTTTACGAAAACACCGTTTGAGCCCTTGCCGTCACCAGTGGTAGACGAAAGTACATCGGCGTTTTGCAGAGCGAAAATGTTAACAACATCTTGCTCGTCATACTGTCTGAATGGAAGTAATCTTAGTGCCATAATTTTTTTTAGTTAAATTTAGTTTTTTTTATTTTATCCAAGGATATTTTCGCGACTAAAAGCAGCAGCGAACTTATCCTTCAAAGTTTTTCCAGAAGCTTGGGCTTCGTTATTGTTGGGAATTTCTTCGTTGGTTTGCTCTGCATTTGCAAGAGCTTCTTCAACGTCGACTCCTTCTTCTGTTTCTTCTGCTTCTTCGGAAGCTTGAGAAGTAAGGCGTTTTTCGATTTCTGCATCAACACGAGCTTTAACTTCTTCTTCGAATTTAGCTTTAGCTTCTTTATTTTTGGATGACCAAAAAACTTCAAGCTCGCTCTTAAACGAAGCGAAAGATTCTTCAGTGTCGTCAAGACCTTTAATCTTTTCGGCGATGAAAGCGCTGTCACTTTCTTCGAGGTCGTAAAGAGAATCGATTTCTTCCATGCGAGCGTTGAAACGAGCGACTGCTTCTTCAGCAGTTTTTGCAGCTTCAAATTCAGCAATGCGTTGTTGAGCAGCCCCAAGCTCTTCCTTGATAGATTCTACGGAAGCTTGAAGCTCTTCTTTCGCAGAAGCGATTTCGGCCTTTTCTTGTTCCGCAGCCTCAAGAGAAGCCTTGTACTCATCATCTTTTTGTTTAATGGCGTCCGCAAAAGTTGCAGTCATTCCAGCGATGGCTTCTTCGGAGAATTTCTTCTCAGTAAGAGACGCCTTTATTTCTGATAGTAGAGTTTCTAAGTCCATGATTTTTGTATTGTTTACAGTATTTTTTAAATTTTGTGAAATTTTGTCAGATATTTTTTCTAAATGTGCTGATTGAGACTCATTAGATTCATCTGGAGTCTCTTCTCTTTCTTTGTACTCGTTGCTGATTACGCCTTTGACATTTGCAGCTGGCTTCATGGTGAAGCCAATGCCAAGCGGGTAAACGTTACCAGTAATCAATCGATAAACAGGTCGACCATCTTCAGTCGTTCCTTTGCCACCAAAAGCCCTCAACATTCCTTTCATTTCTGTGATTTGTTGTGGGTCAGAAATAATCTCTGCGTCTTTTAAATTTTTGCTACCAACAGCGATCTTGTATTCGCTAAAACCAATTTCCCAACTTGCAGAAACAGTTTGGTGTGTTTTGCTTTTTGGATCAGTGCTTCTTCTTAAGGTTTCAAAAAACTCTTTATCTACAGTTTTGTAAACAACCGAACCCAAAGCAATATTAAAAGGGCTTTGTTCGTTTTCGTCTACATTAACCAAAATAGTGCTGTCAGAATAGTCACTAAATCCAGCATTTACAATATGTCCTACAATCTTTTTCTTATCGTGCTCTATATTTGTAGGTTTATGAACGAACTGCTGAACAGAATCGATAGCAGTTTTTGTACTCATGCCATCTCCGTTTTTATTAAACTCATTGACGACTGCCGCATTAAAAGCCACACCCATCAAGTCAATATTTTTATCTAAATCTACAGAGCTTGGAATTAGACTTCTTAAATTTTCTACGTTAGCTTTTGAAATATCAATACCGCCAATTTCCTGGCAGGCTGTAACCTCAAAATCAAAGGTTGTTGTATACTTATGCATCTTTTTTAGGATTCTCATGGGTATATCCCATTTTTTTCATTTTGAGATGATCCTCATAAGTTTTCGCTTCATAGCTTTTGCCAGTTTTTGGATCATACATCATGTGTGGTTTGAAGTCTTTTTCTGCCGCTTCAGATTTAACATTCTTTCCTTCTTTTTTCATTTTTTCAAGGATTGCTTTTTGCAAGGGCTTTGGAAGTTTCTTTTGGCTGTCTGTTAGTCCTGCTTCTCCCACCTCGTTCATCATAGCTCTCATCTTGTCATACTGCATTGAGCAGGCTGCGTATGTTTCTTTATCTCCCATTTCTGCTGTATCAATGAGAGCTTTATCATCCATAGCGCAAACACTCATGTATGATTTATACATAGCTTCCTCTATTTTACTATATTTTTTAGCAATCGAGATTTCTATATCTCCGTTAGAGCGATCTATATTCGCTACAAGTGGATTTTTAATTTCTTTCATTTGAGTGGTATAAAATTGCTGATGGATAAAATTCTAATTTATGTGCATTTGAAACCTCAAAAACACCATCAAGCGTTCCTAATTTTTCAATCTCGGCAAAATTATTTACACAAGAAATCATAACTTCTTGCCAATTTTCTTTTTCCGAAGAGGAAACAACAGATTCGCAGAGCTTGCTTAACATTTTGCTCTGATCTTCATTTAAGGATTCTACCCCAAGTTTTTCTAACATTTTTTCTTTTGCAATAGAATTCAATGCTTCGATTTCATAAATAGTTCCCTGAATACTTTCCCTAGAAAACTTATCCCCAGAACCTTCTGGGCGGCCAGGCATCGCCTTTGTTGGTTTTTCTCCTGACTGTTCTCCTTCTTCGGGTTCTATCATTGGCACACCACCAACAACTGGATTAAAATACCCCTTTTCTCTTTGTTCTACGAATTTTTCTTGAGCGCTCTCCAACTCTTCAGCGAGAGGAAATCTGCCAGTATGAAAAAGCGTCATACCTTGTTCTGCCGTCACAATACCAAGTTCCATAAGCCTGGTGGCTATGCGCATAAGTTGTGTTTCATCGCGGAGATCGATGTCCTTAAATTTAACAGTTGGGTATTGTCTGAATCCCAAATCTTTTGCAATACGACGAATTTCTGGTTGAAGAAAGTCATGAATAAAAGCTTCGCGAGCTTCTTTAAGTCTATCAAGAAAAACGCGAGCCTTAATTTGGGCGCCACTATACTTATCTTCATTAAGAATAATATTTTGTAAACCTTCTTTAATATCTTTATTGATTACTTCGTATTTTCCTGGACCAACAACCTTGTTGATGTCTGGTATAATGAAATCCGCCTTAGTTGTATAGTCTGACACGAGAACGCGTCCAACAGATTCATTCTGAAAGAGCGTTTGCATAGCCTTAACATTATTTGCATTGATGCCTCCTTTATCTGGCTCCGCCCCCATGGTGATCATAAGAATTACATTTTCGACGGTTCTCATGATTGCTTGATCCATTTTTTTCATTTCCATTTTTGCATTAATGTCCTCAAGAACAGGATAACCAAAAGGAATGGCAAATGGTTCATAATCTTGCTTTTTGTAGAAGCTGTATGCAAGCCTATTATTCTCTAGATTAATCTGAAGTCCGTCCTTAAAATATGATCCATCTTTAATGGCTTTCTGATCTTCTGGGTCTAGCGCCTCAAAAACTGCTTTATCGTAATCATTTTTAGGATTGGCGAGCCTTTCCATATCAAACTCGGAAAGAATTTTTGCGTAAGCTCCATCTTTTGTATTAAATACAGCACTACGCTTTGCCACAATCTCAAAGGGATTTAAAACAATGTATTTTAGCGGGAATTTATTTTCTTTGGGTGAACCCTCTACAATTTTAGAAAATTTCTTAAAATCATTAAGGTCAAATTTGCCATCTAATCTATAAAGAAAAATATTTCCACTTCTATAGTATTCTCTAAAATACTGATCCTTTAAATCCCACAGCTTTATTCTGTCGAAAAGTTTCATGAAGAAGTCCCTAGATGTCGCATTTCCGCCCTCAAGATAAACTTCAGCATTTGCAAATTCTGACATCATATCAATTGTATTTCTAAAAATAGGAACATTAGCGTAAGCTTTTTGGCAAAGTTCAATTGCTTCTCTTACATTGATTCCATCAGACGATATCTCGTAAGGTAAAAGTCCAGCACGAATTTGACTAAATTTATTAAGCGGGGCCGTAACAGAAGATCTATTTATTCTTGTGCTGGTATTAGACGATGAGAGGTTACTCACAGAACCAGACCGACTGTACGACCCCAGGGAAGTATGATAAGATTCGCCAGCAGTTGCTGGCTCAACAGCCTCTTGCGCTTGCGATACTTGCGGGGCAGCTTTTTGAAATTTATTCCAATAATCCGATTTTTTATTGTATTTTCTTTTGGACATAACTTATTATAAAGTTGTTTACACTTTTTAAAAGTTACTTTTAAACTTTTTTAAATAAACATTGGAGTAAAACCCGAATGAGATTCTTCTGGTATATTGATCATATCGTAATAAATATTCATTCCCCAATTCCCCAAAACCAAAGCAGAGTAAGAGTCTTTTCTTGGTCTATCTACACCCTTTTGCCTTTTAAGGTTACTTGGTAGGTCAAAGCTCTGAGTGCCTCCAGCCGAGCTAGTTACTTGGATTAAAGCGCATTCTGCTTTTGTTAAATCAATCATATCTTTCTGGTGCTCGATAAATTCAATCATTTTTGCGCCGTTATTTTTTTCGTCTTCATATTTAGAAAACTTTAATTCCTTTATTGGTATTTTTTTAGCTTTTTGTATAGAATAATTGTCGTCCATAGCTGTTGCTGCAAAGTACAATTTCTTTCTATCGAAAGCTGTTTGTAACATTTCGTTACCATTTCTAATCCAAACCGATGTTGGTTTTCTTAAATAACAGATGGTTTTATTAGAAACATTATAGCTTCTTCTAGCTTCTTTGAGATCTTTAATGTAATCGTGAGGGTTGTCCAATCCTGCATCAAATACACCTATCTCCAGCTTGTCTCTTTTAAATAAATCACTCTCGTTGCATGAATTTATAAACTGGACACCGCCATTATAGTCTCCCACGATCATAATAACATTAAAATGATCCATAAGATACTTAAAATAAGTCATGTGTTTCTTTAAGTTTGTCCCAGGCAGAGCATAACTATGTACAATAACACCTTTCTTTTCTTCTGGTATTAACTTTATTAATTGTATAGCAAAATCATCAGAAGCTTCAGATTCAGACCACGATGGGTCAAAGGCTAGTATATATTCCGAACCCTCTTCTCCAGCAACCTCAACCGCTGGAGATTCGCCATCCTCGATTGTGCATTCAGCCATCTTGCTAATCTTAAAATAACCAGCACTGTCATCGGTAAATTGAGCATTAAACTCTCTATCGATTTGAGACTGGCTCATAGTACCTCTTGCTTGAGAAATCAAATTTTCATCATATAAGGCTTTGGGCGCACAATCATAACTAAACTGCATTATGCATCTCCTGCCTTCGTTTTTTGCTCCAGGATTAAAGACCATATTTTCGTATGCTTGATACATTTTGTATAGGTATTCAAATTTATATGAAGCAGAAGATAAGCCAATCATTTTATTTGAAGGCCACTCTGTTCTTTCTTCTTCTGTCATTTTGCCAGCCTCAATCATGGCGTCTTCGGCGTCTTTAATTTTTTGCCTTTCCGTTGGGTTTTCAACAACGGCAAGGAACGGCATAATAACTTCGTTTAAAACCTTTTCTGGCATAAGTAGAAGCTCATCAATAATGATTCGTTGAAAACGAAAACCACGAAGTTTTTCACCGTCACCAAGAGGTAAAGCAGTAATACGACTCTTGCCAATCTGCATAGACCATTCATCGTTAGACTTACTTACCTTGCCTATACATTGTTTAAACAGCTCAGCTTTAGCGTCTTGCGATATATCTTCTATCTTACGGAAGATCATTTTAGACTGCCTAAATGATTTTGAAATGATCCCAATATGAACGCCTTGGTTCATCATTGCGTCCAGCAATGCGAAAATACCAGTCGAGAATGATTTCGACATACCACGAGACCAGATGCCCAAAAAGTAATCATTCTCCATCATAGCTTTTACCGCCATGTGCTGAAACGGAAATAACTCTATACCAGTGAGCAATTCTGTCGTGAAGGTCACATTTTCTTTGAGGAATTTATACAACCAGATTTTTGCTTGCGTATCCTCTAGATAACCCTCAAGATCCATAACTTGTTGATTGATCGGTTCTTTTTTTAAGCGTTTTTGATTCCCTATGTCCCAACTCATTTTTCTTCCTTATCTAAAAAATATTGCACGTCTACGTTCCACAACTTATTACCCAAAGAAAGTATTTTAGGTATTAATTCTTCACTATGTTTTCTGCTGTTTGTAAAAATAAATTGACAATGTCCAGCGAATTCGTGTTGAACAGAAATTAAATTAGAGAAGACCCAGCCCAGTTTTGGGGCCCGCCTTCCTTTAGTAAAGATAGCTTCTTTTTCTATGGCTTTAATTGATTTTTCTACAACAATATACATATAACTATCAAGCTCCACACATCTCTGCATTTCTCTTCTGAATCTATCTACTTGACCCCCAAACGTTGATAAAAAATCTCCAGCACTTTTTCTGTCTACAAATGTATTGGAAAAATCATTTCCGCCCAGCGTATAATCTCCAAAATCTAATTTTAAAATTTGAGACTTAGGAAATTCTAATGGTTGTTGTTCTCTTGTGTCTACCAAAACCTCGACATCTACATCTTGTTCAAATTCCTTTGGCATACCCTTGTAAAAAATTGGCTTAGCGCCCATAAGCTCGCAGGCTTTTGTGTATGTCCCAAAGTGTTTTTTGTATAGATCTAAGTCAGGTAATTGCCTTTTAGTTAGTTCTAAATAAAATGGAGCATGAGTATATTTTTTTTGTTTTATCCTTCTTTTTGCCAACTCTAATATATAATCCCTTACTTCTGAATCTGGCGCAGATAGACACCACTTTACAAGCTGCGATCGGTTGATAAAATCATTTTCGAAGTATTCATCTTTTTTCTTAAAGGGCAACGGGTTGCCATTTAACTTATTAAATCGCGGATAATGTTTCACATAGTAGTCAGCCACGTACATCTTATGCGCTTTAAGATGCGCATGAAGACTTTTCTCCGTTTCGAACTCAACCCCGCATTCTTTGCATTTATAAGACATCTTCAATACCAATCCCCAGGACTCTAGCTTTCCAGGCAGCCATGCCTTCTAAGCGCTCTGCCTCTTTCTTAATAACTTGCTTCTGCATATCTGCTATACGCACCATATTTTTTCTTTCCTCTTCTTCTTGAAATAATTGCACAATAGCCAAGAAGGACGCCGTATCCTTCTGCTTGCTGGCTAGTCTAGCTCCTCGGTCACCCTGAAGCTTTTTTGTGAGATTCTCAATTCGCGTTTCGCACTGATGGTACTCAGAGCTTTTAGCCTTTATAATCTCGGCTAGACGAACAGTCATTTCATCTTGGTCGTCTGCGCTTTCAAACATATCGTTTAGTTTCTGCAGGTGCCCAGTAATCAATTCAAGATTAATAATCTCTTTGGCGACGTTCATGTATAGATTAAGTTCATCTGCCGTAAGATCTGGTTTGTCCCAAGTTAACCTAATAAATTCTTGCTCAAACAACTCCTTGTCTCTTGGGCTAGTATAGTTATTTACAATAGCTACGAATCGTGAATTGGACAAGTTGATTCTTAATTTGTCACAACAAGCGTGCTGGTTTCGCGACATCTTAGCTTCTTCTAGACCATATCCAGTTGAGTCGTTGATTTTTTTGATTATTCTAGAAATCGCCTGAGGAGCAATATAATTTCCAGCAGAATCCTGCCCTTTATCCTTTTCCTCTTCTTTATCTTGGTTGATTATCTCATTTACAGAGCGCCATTCTTTGGATAATCTGGTTATTTTAGTCTCAAATATAATATCAGCTATTTCTGAAGTATTTAATTTGTCTTTTTTTAATTCTTCGATTTTTTCTAACTGCTCTTCAGAAAAAGATATTTCTTTTATCTTTTCGCGTTTTGTTGTTTTTGCCTTTAGACCATTTTTGGCTAAAAATTTACTAACACTACGTCCTTCTTTTGATCTCCCATCAAGCTCGTCATCATTAAATACCTTTTTTGTAATGTTGATTATATTCGGATCGTCTTCGAACATATTTAGGATAAATTCTTTTTGATCGTCTGTTAATTGAATCATATAATATCCTTATTTTTAATAATTTTCTTAGCTTTGTCTTGAAAAATTTTTTTCAAATTTTTGATTTGCTTATATCCCGCCGACCTCTTTTTTTCTGTTGTTTTGAAGCCTAAAAATTTTGCGACATCTTCTTCAGATTTGTTTTGAATAAAGAGCATCTTAAAAGCTGTAAACTGCCTTGGCGTAAGCTCTTCCTCGATTTCACTCGAAAGCTTGCGCGTCGCTAACTCTAGATCAAGAAATTCATCTTTTCTTTCATAAACCTCGTGAGTGTGATGCTCTATTGTAACGGCGAGCTTAATATCATAAGCAGCTTTTTTCTTTCGCTCCCAGTCTTTATATTCTGTGCAATGGTTATCCTGCATTCCGCTTTTTGTTTTACTGCAGCCATCTCCTCCAAGATTATACTTGCACCTCAAACATGGTCTGGCATAATTGCCGTAATGATTTCGGAGCAAGTTTTTAAATTGATTCGATACAACTCTACTTAACCAAGGTTCGATTGGTTTCGATTGATTCCATAAATGCCACTTTTTATGTATATGACACATAATAGTTTGCTTGATGTCGTCGTAATCAATATAAGCTAAGGCATCTAAATCCCATTTTGATCTCTTACGTTCTAAGGCTGTTTCTATTTCCTTGAGCTTGTCTTCGAAACTGTACATTATAAATCATTAATGTCTCTAACTATTCTCCTCTTTCTGCTTAAGGGGCGTTTGCCAGCAAGAGAACCCATTGTTTGTTGCGCGTCTGCGCCAAAAGTATCGATTTCGTATTCAAGCTTTGTGATACGAGGTACAGATTCTGCATCTGTCTCATCTTCACTTAGAGCTTCAATTTTTTTCACTTTTCTGTTGATTGGTAAATCTTCGTTTGCATAAGATGAGCCAAACGGACTTCCACAATCAGAACAAAACTTGGGCGGGCTGAATTTATATTCAACCTTCTTACCGCAATCTGTACAAAACTTAATAGCCATAAATTATTATAAATTTATTTTAATTATTCTCAAGTTTAGATACGATAAATTTTACAATTTTACTTCTCTTTATGTCTTCTGTGGTGAATTGTTTGCATATGACTCCATTTTCCACAGAGTCTTCGTTGTCAAACGTTTTGAAAATTTCAGTAAAGCCACTATTATTAATATCGCTTTGCATAATGTCTCCGCATATAATTATTTTTGAATCCTCTCCTATTCTTGTTAAAACAGTCACTAATTCACCATAAGAGAAGTTTTGAGCCTCATCAATTATTACAATTGTATCGTCCCAGTTCGCGCCCCTTACATAATTAACAGGTATGCAATCAAACATATTTTTTTCTCTTAAAATTTTAATGTCAGAAGTATCAAGCATTTCATCGAGCTTATCATAAAATGGACCCGCAAAAACTGCAAACTTTTCTTCTAAAGACCCTGGCAGCGCACCCATGCTTCTCTGCGCGCTCTCAGCTATGCTTCTGATATATAGAATACCTTTTTCAAGGTTAGAGTCCATCATGACCTGTAAAGCCGAATATACAGCCATATAGGTCTTTGCGGTGCCAGCGGGACCAGATAAAAACAATAATTTTGAATCTGGGTCAAGTGCTGTTTTTAGAAAATCAATTTGATTTTCAGTAAATTTAAATTTACGCTCTTTGAATCTTAGTTTATGATTCAATTGTTTGAATTCAAGCTTGTTAGACATTCAAAACTTATTACACTTTAAGATATCTTTTTTACCGCCCAAGCGTGAATTCTTGGTCTTAAAGATTGGAATGCATTGTAAAAAAATAAAGAATCTGGCAAAGCTAAAGCGCTTGCATCTTTGTTCCAAACAAATCCTGTTGATGTATTATAGTGTAAATCTGGGTATTGATATTCTCCTATACCATTTATTATATTTTTTAAATTTTCTATACTTGGATCCTCTATTCTATTATATAGCAAGCTGTTTCTAGAACCAGGCACAGAAGATATATCATACTGTGAGGCTTTAAAACTGATCAACTGATCGCTCTGTCCTTTATTTAAAACCTTATAGTTAAGACCCCAATAGGAGCAAAAATAATCTTCTTTATGTGGATATGCGAAGGTGGTAGAAGTTCCTGTTGTTCCTACTATATTAAAATTTCCTTGACTTTCAGTTATTTCTCTCTCCTCTAACTCTTGACCCTGGTAACTTGAAAAAAATTTATTATCACCTAGGGTGGAGCCGCCATAATCAGGGTGCGTCATTTTATTGTAGGCATAGGTACTAGTATTGTTTAAAAACGCATATCTAGATTGAGTACCAATAAAGCCGCTATTATTTGTAGATAATGGCAAAGAGTTTTGATCTTGCTCTTTAATTAATCCTAAATAAGTAAAAGTATCATTTGTTGTCCCGCCAGCGTCAATCGTGGTTGAGGTTGGAGTACCTTTATTTTCGTTTCCTACTCCTGTTTGCACAAAACTAACAAACATACCTATTTTTATTTCTTCCCAATCGCTACCAAATGTAAATGGGACTTGGTAAGCATAATTCGGTTCAATAAGTAAGCTTTTGTCCGTGCCTCCCTGAAAAGCACTATCTATTGTTTTTTCGTATATAAATCCACCAGCCATAATACTTATTACACTTTTTAAAATTGATTTAAATCTTGATTTGTTTCTCCAGTGCTTATATTTTCGAAATCGACTTCGTTTTCGTAATAAATATCAATAAAACTTAATAATTCTTCATCTGTTTGTCCAGTATTTTCGTTTTCAAAATCAGTTTGACTTTCATAGTATGTGTCAATATGGGCTTTTATGTTTGCAGCATATGTACCTAGAATCTTAAGCTCAAAATCTTCTCCAGTTTTTGGTTCTCTTGTTACTATTTCACGTAGCCATAAATTGAAATTAGTTTGACCTGCTTCTCTATCTTCAAAGTCAACTTGGTTTGCATAAAAAGTGCCATTTAATCTAAATAAAGCAGTATTAAGATTTTCTTCTAATTGGGATAAATGTTCTGCACAAGTATTGAATTCCGATGGGGTTGGTAGAGAGCCAGTTACTTTTTTAATTGTTGAATAGGCGCTGTACTCATTAGATAGTTGAACAACTTCTCCAGCTCTAGAATCTAATGTTTGATTTGTTAGTGCACTTTTTTCAAATTGAAAAGAATTTAATGCACAAGTACCCATCGAAAAATCTAAGTCATCTAAAGTTATGCCGCTAGATTTTATATCCTTTATTATTGATTGTATTTCAGAAATTCTATTGATGCTTGATTCGTTTTCTTTTGGAGAAAAGATTATATCTATTTTTTTATTAAATTTATCTTCCTCAATTAACCCTGTGACATCTTCTACTTCTTGCTCCAGCATTTCTATATTAGCATTTATTTTATGAACTACTGGAGAAAATATATTGACATTTGAATAATTTATGCTGCCAATATTGTTTGTGGGTTTTACATCAAATGAAGCTTCATAATTTAAAGATTTTATAGCAGAATTTTTACCATCTAGATTAAGAGAAAAAATAGAAGGGGTCATATCTAACGCCTCGAAATCAGCAGAGGCTGTTAAAAGTTTTAAATTGGTAGTGGGTTTCATGTCTCCAAAAATTTGAAGTGTCACGTTTATTTCCCCAAAACCATTTGAATCTAAATTCAAACCATAACTAGAAATAGCCGCATTAGTGAAATCTATTGCATTATTTTTGTATACAAATTGCCCAGATAAGTTAGTCGCCCCAGTTAATGATTGCAGATAGTCCTTGCCATTATAAGGTTTAGAAAAACTACAAGTCGTTGTCGGCGGCTTATAAATTTTTCTGTTTATTCCTTTGTTTGCGAGTAGCTTTGTAGCCCCTTCCTGATTGGTCGATTGGAAAGATATGTTACTTATTCCAGTTAGTAATACATCTTGCAGTATTACATAGCTCTCTTCTGATCCATTAAACATTTAATTGCAATCCCTGATATTGTATTGAAAACTGAACCAAATCTCCAGCCGCAACACTAACTTCTTGGGAACTTATGCTTGCGTTTGGAATATTATAAGTATTTAAAACAGAGTTCCCTGTATCTCGTATATCAAATGTTATATTTCTGTTAAATGTTTCTGATTGAATTAACCCCGTAACATCTTCAAATTCTTGTTCGTCCATTAACATTTTGGCGGATGTGCTATATTTTATTGGAGATAATATTTTGGCGCTGGAAGATTTTATAGAATCTATTTCGTATGTAGGCTTTACATCAAAATTTACACTATATGAAAAATCTGTTAAAATTGAATTGCGCCCTTCAACATCCACTGAAACCGAATCTGGACCCAACTCCTCGAAAGAATAATCGCTCTGCGTGGCTGCAATATTTGTTGTTGGTTTAAAATCTCCAAATATTTTCATATCTATTGATATTTTCGGAGAACTGTTGGTATCTACAGATACGGAATATGAAGAAATAGTCGCCTCATTAAATTCTACGGCATTTGCGCCATATACAAATTGGCCAGAAAGATCGGTCATTCCTGTAAATTCTTGCAGTCTATCTCTTCCCAAATAAGGTTTTGAAATTTTGCATTGTATTGTGTGCCCTTTATTGATCTTTCTGGTTATTCCTCTTTCAGCAAGTAACACAACCGCATCTTCTTCAACATTAGAAGTGAATGATATATCTGTGACACCAGTGATGGCATAACCTTGCATAATTACCTTTGTATCTTCCGAACCTACAAACATAAATTCATTTACACTTTTTCTTTTTAAAATTTTTTTTCTTTTTTCTTTGTTTTTAAGTGTAACACTACTCGCCCCCATCTGCTTAATCGCGTGGTGTGTTTTTGCTATCGGTCGTAACAAATTTAAGCCCCATTTTCTTGGTTCTCAAGATTATGGGGCTTTTTATGTGTAAAAGAATTAGTACATGAGCATAGAAAATATCCATCTTTTAGAAAAAGAAATACACCAAACATTTAATTGGGATAACGACACCATTAACTCCCTAACAAGTCGGATAGGCTCTCTTTTAGTTTTCTATCCAATCAGCGAATCTCAAAACCTCCATATGTTTACGCATCTTTTACAAGAGTTAAACAGAAAATTAGACAAATTTGGATTTAGTGAAAATATTTCTAGGCCTGTAGATGCTGGGTTCAGACCCTTGAATATCGAAGATTTTTTTGGTAATTCGCCTACTCCAGGTGCTAACGATTACCTAAAGCTAGAAGATAGTTCGTATCTATTCCAAGAAAATGCATTCAAATTGATCCTAGAGCAGGATATTTAGTGTAATATAACACGCAGATGCTTATAAAGACAACAGAAACGAATAATAGACCACAATCAAGTATTGGGGCTTTCGTTGTGTAGTTTTTTATAACTCTCCGAATCAACGTAGCCCCGACTTGTAAAAAAGTTGGGGTTTTTTGTTTTTAGGGTTGACATTTTATTTTTTATGTACATAGTGTTTGTTATTGATCTTTGATAGTTTATTTTTTGAAATTTTTATGTAGGGAGGTTAGGTAGCCAACGGAGTCTCATAAGCTTCGTGAGCAGGTTCAATTCCTGCCCCTGCAACCATTTAAGCCCCTATCGTCTAGCCAGGTCTAGGACACTTGGTTTTCATCCAAGCGACTGCGGTTCGAATCCGCATAGGGGTACTTAGGTCGCATAGTTTTAATTGGCAAAACAGCTGATTTGTAATCAGCCTTTCTCGGTTCAAATCCGAGTGTGACCTCCATTTTTATTGCGAAGTAGCTCAGCGGTAGAGCAGGTGACTGTTAATCACTTGGTCGCTGGTTCGATCCCAGCCTTCGCAGCCATTTTAACACACCCAGTGATCCTCTTCTTCATTGAATGATCATAAAGGCTGGGTACATTTTACACAGGCGGTGTTGAAAGTAGAAACACTGCGTGGGCCAGCGTCCGAGGAAGGCGGAATATCGACTCGGTTAATTCTATGGCATTTTCGTGACCGTAACTGCAAAACGCGAAGCGCATAGAAGCATGGTGATCGATTGGTAATCGTAAGCCTAGTTCCACAAAGACCGTAATAGGAGTAACGACCTATCCTGTGTATTAAGCACCTTTAGCTCAATCGGTAGAGCAGTTGACTTTTAATCAATTGGTTCTGGGTTCAAGTCCCAGAGGGTGTACCAATTTTATTGGTTCGTGGTGAAGTGGCCTAACACAACTGGTTTTGATCCAGTCATTCGCAGGTTCAAATCCTGCCGAACCTACCACCTTGACCCCTAATGCCTCTCATCTAAGTAGCCTTGATGATATGATGCACACTATAGGTAAAAAAAGCAGAGAACGTACCGCTCTGTCATAGGTCGTCAAATCGGTATCGTGAGGAGCAAACACGTTAACGTATCCAGCAGTGCAAGTGATGTAGGCTATTGCTCACTGCTGATCAATTTAATAGTTCTGATACTTTTCAAGAAGTATTGGGTAATGATCCACCATTCCAAATAGGGGGAAACTAAAAAAGTAGTGTAGAACGTACTAGGATATGAGGCTTGTGGAATAGGCGTTGATTGAGCGGTATGCTGTTAGATCGATCATTTGTCATACAAGGTAACTTCTCTACGTCATCTATTGGGTTAACTATTATCAAAGTAGACCTGCCATGCCTCTGAATGACGAAATTCGGACCTCAAGTGCCGTGAGAGTCGAAAGACTCCTATATCATTCAAGCATAATTTGGCGAAAAAGTATAAGAATCTGATCAAATCTTATATTGGTGTTTAGATTGAGTTTGTAATTTCTCTGCGACGGCGGGGGTTGATAATGAGGATAAGGACTGCGTAGCGGTCGACTCCCTCACACTTTTAGGGCCTGTAGCTTAATTGGTGAAAGCAGCGAACTCATAATTCGTTGAGTCTCGGTTCAAGTCCGAGCGGGCCCACCATTTTATGTCGCAGTGTTTAAGGTAAACAAGTGGTCTCCAAAACCGCCAAAGGGGATTCGATTTCTCCCTGCGGCGCCATTTTTAGCTTGACTTTTATTTTTGGGGCAATAGTATACACACTCATGGTAGAAGTTGAAGTTACAAAATTCATGCTTGATGAAGCAAATCAAAGAAATAAAAAATTCTATGAAATGTTCGGACATACAGGCACTCACAGATCAAACAAACACAGACAAAGAATAACTGGTTATCTAGCCGAAGCAGCAATTAGCAACGCTTATGCAGATATAGTTTATGCGGAAGGTCATTCTGTTGATTTTGTTTTAAAAAACTCAGACACAATAGATTCCAAAGCTCAAGGGTGCAATGGCAAACCAATGTCTAATTATAGTGCCACCTTATATGAAGAGCAAAAAAATAGAGCCACCGATTACTATATTTTCAGTAGAGTCAAGAACGATTTTAGCGTTGTTTGGATATGCGGCATTATATCCAAAAAAAAGTTTTTCAAAATAGCTGACTTAAAGAAAGCTGGAACCAAAACCAATAATTTCACTTATGATCAAAGTAGATATGAAATCGAATATAATCAATTAGCAGATATTGACACTTTTTTGAACTGGCACAAAAAAACAAACGCTCCGATAGTTAAAGGGATATAACCGCTGATTTCTAATCTGCTATTCCAGGTTCGAATCCTGGTCGGAGTACCAATTTTAAAAAAGAACTGCAAAACTGTATTTTGTTATGCGCTAATTGCCATAAGGAAGAACATGAAAGGCTTAGGCAAAAATAGGTCTCGTATTTTTTTGGTTTTTTCTATATGTGGTTCATAGCAGGTGCGCCGATTCTACCACAAAGGTAGGGGGGTACTTGCGCGAACGTTTCGCCGTTGTTTCAAATCGTGAAAATGTGTTTGGAGATTGAGGAAACTCTCCCCCCCGCTTGTTCTGTGTTTCTCTGGACACGTTTTTTTGACAATGGGGTAGGGTGTCTGTATAAAACTTTTATTTTTTTTCTATTAGGGGTTGACAACCGCAATGGATTCCACATACTGTAAGACATGATAAGCAATAAAGAAATCGACAACGTCATTGACCACCTCACGCAAGCGAGCTACAACACTCAGCGCAAGCTGTACCCTGAGATCAAAGCTAGTCGTTGGGGCAAAGTTTACGGCGAGGGCGTAGCAAAAAAACTTGAAAGTAATTTTCAAAAACACTTGACAATCGCACAAAAATAACCATACTATAAATCATGAGTAAAATTGAATCAATAATTGAAGCTGAGTGCTACGATTGGAAGCCTTCCGATATTGAATGGTCTCTGCGAAAAGAAGATGTACCAGAAATTGCAAGAAACATTAAGAAGCTTCTCATTGAAGAGATTAAAAACTACGCAGAACATATTGACGATGCGGTTCGATTTATAGACGATTTTTAGGGACTCTAATATCACACAAAAATAACCATACTATATAACATGAAAACTAAGATTACATACGAAGAATACGACATGATGTGGTTTGATCTCCGCGAAGGAAAGATCAGCGAAGAAGAATGGAGAGCGTTCTGCGATGAGCTTTTCGAGCAAGAGCTTGAGCGTAACAAGGGCGTAATGATTCGCCTAAAGAATCGTTAAAAAAAATTAAAAAAAGTTTACGATAAGCTTGACATCACCCCTTGAATCCCTATTGTATACATATGATAACAAATAAAACATACACAGTCACCACAGTCGAATTCTCTAACACAGGCGAGATGCGCGAGCAAGTGCGCGACTTCCCTAAGTCTCGTGAGGGTCTCGCCGAAGCTTACGCTTTCGCTAATCCTTGCGACGAGTGGGCGATCTGGTTCGGCGACGAGCTGGTAGACGACAGCTGCTGCACCCCTGCTCACCTAGTGGTAGCGTAACACCGAAGCCCCTAAGTCGCTGACAGTCAACGACTTACGGGGCCGAGGCCGCCCCGCGCGCGTAAGTGCTTGATACTCAACGACTTACGACACGAAAAAAACTTTAAAAAACTTAAAAAAACTTTGCGATAAGCTTGACTTGCCACTTCTTTAACCTATACTGTAAGCATGATTAAATATAACGAATTGCACGACCTCTCTTGCCAATACTGGGATGCTCTTGACCGCCAAGATTATGACTGGGCTGACTTCATCGACTCATGCCTTGAGCGTGAAGGCGTGGAGCGTCTTCCTCGCGAAGATTGCGAAGAGCCCATCCTTGACCTTTCTCCTCTCGAAGTAAACTAACCAAATGACGATTATGACAAAAGCAATACTAGTAGACCCTTTTCTCCCCGCGATCTCAACTGTTGAGGTTGACGGGTTCGAAGATATCCAACGCATGATCGATTGCCGCTGCTTTACTTGTGTGAGGTTTCCCGATGGCAAGCATGTCGCATACATTGACGACGAAGGATTAATCAATGGTACGCAAAGAGGCGTTAGGTTTATCGACAAGATTTACCCCGATGCCTTAGCTGGTCGCGTTCTTATCCTTGCCGACGACGGGCAAGGTGGCGACGCTGACTGCGAGCTGACAGGCGCTGATATCCAAGCGATGATAAAAGGAATCGTGGAATTCGGATAAAAAAGCTTGACACCCGTAAGTTGCTGATTATCAACGACTTACGGGCCCAGGGCCGCCCGCGCCGCGCAAGTGCTTGATAACCAAGGACTTGCGTAATCTAAAATAAAAAACAAAAAAGTTTCCAAAACGCTTGACAACCACACAAAATTTCCTATTCTATAAGATAATGAAAGACACAAACAAATTAATCACCGAAGTAATCGACCACCTAACTTTTTCTAGCTATGCTCACAACCGCAAGCTAAATCCCGAAATCTCACCTTCTCGTTGGGGCAAGATCTACGGAGAAAAAGAAGTTGTTTTAATGGAAAAAACTTTCCAAAATACCTTGACAACCGCAAAAAAATAATCATACTGTATAACATGAACATTAGAAAAGAAATTAAAGTCTCATCAATTCTAACCGACGAAGTATTGCGTCAACAAAAAGAGTTAATCTCTAAAGGCTTTCAGCACGTCAATAACATTAAAAATGGTCGTCTTTCGGATGGTTACACAATGATTTTTGTTAAACAAGGGTAATAATATGAAAATTTGGGAACTTTTAACTCTGGTGCTTTTTGGACTCATTCTTGGGTTGGCAATGTTTGTCGGGCTTAAGCTCGACGACAAAGCTCAACAAACGAAAGAAGCGACATGGGAACGCTTCGAGGAAATCGACAACGCAATCAAATAAAATGAAAATAACTATTGACAAAACAACTGCAATTTGCTTGACAGTCGCGGCTTGCACTTACTTCATCGCAAATAAAATTAGCTGGTTTCAAAAAATGTTTGACACTGTCTCAGGGGTTGCGATAAACTCAATCATGTAAGTGCTTGAATATCAACGACTTACGGGGCCAGGGCCGCCCGCGCCGCGCAAACCCTTGATAAACAACGACTTACGCAACTAAAAAAAAGAAAAAGACTCTTGACAACCGCACAAAAATAACCATCATACAAACTATGAAACCACTAAGCAAAACACTGACAGAACTAGGGATTGCATTTAGCTTTCCTATTGAGATTAAAGACGCTAATGGCAAGCCGACTTACCGAGAGTACAGCGATGGCTACTGGTATAAGTTTGAGTATGATGACAATAATAAAATAACTTACTGCAAGAATAGTCATAACTACTCGTATAGGTGTCAGTATGATGACAATGGCAACAGGAATTACTTCGAGGACAGCAATGGTCTCCGAGAAGGTGCGCCACGTCCAGCCAAATCAACTAATACCTGCGAAGGCAAGGTTGTCGAAGTGGACGGGATCAAATATAAATTAACAGCACTATGAAAAAATTAATCTTACTAACATTCGCCATCTGCGCATCAATAGCACAAGGCGCGACATTAACTGATTTAATTGTTGCTTTAGAAAAAGTGGAAAGCAATTGCAATCCTTCCGCTTATAACGAAAGCGAAAAAGCGTTAGGCTCTCTTCAGATTAGACCTATCATGTTGGCTGATTATAATCGCATCTATGGCACGAATATAAAGCACAAGCAAATGTCAAACCGCTTGACTTCCCATAATATCGCAATCGGAATCTTTCGTCACTATGAAAAGTATATCAAACGTAATGGCGAAAAGTTAAATGCAAAACATCTTGCCTTCGTTTGGAATGGAGGAGGATCAGCTTGGAAACGGGTTGCAAATCCGAAAAGCGACAAAAAGCAAAAAAATCTAGAAATTTACTGGACAAAGGTCTCAAAGCATCTGTAAGTTACTGGTATTCAACGACTTACGCAACAAAAAAACTTTAATCTTTTTTCAAAATCGCTTGACAGCCTAACCTTTTTTCTTATTCTTTTTTAAGCATTAACAACATCACTTTATGATTGATAAACGAACAGAAAAACAAATCAAGAGGCTCTTCTCGGTGGTAGTAGACGACTCACTCATGGACGCTGACTTTGAATATGTCCAAGCAGCTATTGCTTGCGTTCGTAAAGAGTGTGATCAAGTTGAAGAATACATGAAGGAGATGGATAGACTTGCTGATGAAGATTCTATATCTAACACAATATGAGACAATTCACCAACGGCGACACGGGCGAGGTCAAGACTATAGCTGAGGTCTTTGCCCTAATCCGCGAAGAGAGAGAAGGAGAGCCGTAAGTCTCTGACAGTCAACGACTTACGGGCCCAGGGCCGCGCCCGCCGCGCAAGTGCTTGATATACAACGACTTACGCAACAAAAAAACTTTAATCTTTTTTCAAAATCGCTTGACAACCTCACCAAAATTCTTATTGTTTTAATTATGACTACTACTGATTCCTTCTCTGATTCTTCTTTTGACCCTTGGGCTGACTTGTCCGAGGCCGAGTTCGCTGAGTTCGAAGCCGATATGTTGCGCGAGCAACAGGAGCGTGAAAGCGCCGAGGCGATGGCTCACGAAGCTCAGCTTGAGCGCGAGCTTATGGAAAGAGCCGACTTCCGCTAAGGGGTTGCGCAAGCCCTTGACAGTCAACGACTTACGGGGCCGAGGCCGCCCCGCGCGCGTAAGTCCTTGATACTCAGCAACTTACAGAGGTTCCCGAAATTCATTTCGGGAACATACATAACTGCTTGATCATTAGATATATACGCTATTTGTCTTGTATTTGCGTTCGATTTGCGTTCGATTTGATTTGGCGCTATTTTTTTTCAAAAAAGGGTTGACTAATGCCCAAAACAATACATAATGTAAAACATAATCGTTCTTTAACATTTTACAATTTAGACAAGCGAGTCCTAGAAGCTGGTAGATGAAATTGCTTTAGTAGGCTACCAAGGTTAAGCAAATCGTTTGTCTCTTATCTAACTCGAAGAAAGCCAGGTAAACAGCCGAGCATGGGGATCTGCTGGCAATGCGTCGAGGACAGCGTGGGGGTGCGTTGATAAGATTGATTAGTTAAACACCCTCAAGATTTAACCTCGCTTGGATGACGTCTGCCTTAGAAGGGCATCCCCAAGCCAACTGGATTCGCAAATAGCGAAGAGGGAGTTGCCACTGCTCTGAGGTTTTAACATTTTAAGCGGAGAATTTGAACGCTCGACCTAAACGCCTAAAGGGTTCACCCAAGCGGAAATGAGTCGAAAGACCGAGAGCGCCAACCAATTGAAACAGGTTATATCCGCACCAATCTAAAAAAACTATTGACAAAGCTCAACTTTTGTGATTTAATATAATCTTAACAATCGAAAATCCAAAACGGAGAAAAGAAAACATGAAAAACCTAAAACTAAATCCAATCCAAAAAACTCGCCTTGCTATTCGTCGCGCTTTCGCTAAGAATAATATGGCTCAAATCACCTACAAGAAAAAGTCTGATGAGACTGTTGGCTCTTATGTCATTGACATGAATTTCATTGAAGACTTGGGCGATATGTTCAACACCTATTCTTACGCCACTGGCGCGAAGCACAGCGGCATCCGCTCCTTCTATAAAAACCGAATCGAAAAAATTAAACTTGTGTAGCGTGATTGGTTAACGTGTGTGTGCCGCCTCGTCTTGTGGTTAGGGCGAGGCGGCTTAAATTTCTTTTGTTGTAGTCGTGTGCAACGTGTGTGTGCCGTCTTACCTTTTGTGTATGGGGTAAGGCGGCTTTTCGCTATATGGATCAAGAGTTCTGTAAGTCCTTGATGGTCAACGATTTACGCGGCGGGGGCCAGCGCAGACCCGCAAGTGCTTGATAATCAACAACTTACGAATTCAAATAAATTTAAATAAATTTTTAAAAAGGGTTGACTCGTCGAATTAAATAATACATTATACTAATATGAAAATGACAAAAACAACTACAGAAAACCTCACCCTTGAAAACTCATTCGGAACAATCCGCGAAGAAAATGGAGTCCAGATGAATATATCCGTGCATGTCCAGCCAAACAAAAATTATGGTTCGTTTGAAATGTATGACGAAGAAACTGGAGGTGAAGAATGGTATGCCGAAGGAGGTCTTTGGTTTGAGGGCAAGGAACTGGTTGACTACGATGGAGTTTTTGCTCTATCTCCGTCAATTATTCAAATCTTAGAAGACAAAGGTTATGATGCTTCTTATGCAAAGTAATACTTGACTAATCACAAAAAATAATACATCATATCAACATGAAGAAAATAACCTTATCACTACACCGCAGCGAAGATGAACCTTTTGTTCAGAAATGGGAGGTCGCTCGCAAATGTGTTTTTGCTGTTCGGCTGAACGTAGAGCATATCGAATATCCACATATTCCGTCAAAGCTTGCTGAGCTTTTGTTTCACGTTACTAACGCGCCGACCGAGCTTATCACTAAAACACACGAAAAAATTCTTTTGGCTCTGTGGGAAAACTGCTCGGACAAGAGAACCTTTCACTCTACAAGTGTCGGAGATGTCGTTAAGATCTGTGATTGTAACGGACACCCAACAACTTTAATGTGCAAATCAGTTGGATGGGAGGAGCTATAATGACAATCGATCAAATAAATTCATACTGCTACGAACATTACGAAGACGGCGGCGATATTGTAGTAGAGTGCATGGAAGATGAAGAGAAGCTCAAACGTTTTGAAACTTTGGAAGACCTCAGACAATACATTGAGATACGCCAAGAGCATCGCCGAGAAATTGAATCAACCATTTGGTAATATGAAAGTAAGAGTATACAGAAACCTGCACAAAAAATGTTTTTCGGTTCAAGAGAAGACAGAAAAAGGCTGGCGAGTCAAACGCCACGCCACTTCTATCGTGCTTAAAAACGCCTCGTTTCGTGTTTCTGAAGCTGGACGCAAAAGAGTGTTAAAAGAAAAAAGAAAAAATGTTCACGCTTTTATAGAGGGCTATGAAATAAAAAACAGCACACAAAAACACAAGTGCGAAGTTTGTGTTAGCTACAATCCTTACAAGTGTGACCACTTTGAAACTAACTCCCACGATCCAGTTTTTTTTGCTCGACTCGCTCATGTTAATCTCTCAGGGTGCAAAATCCATAAGTAGTTGATATTCAACGACTTACGCGGCCGCGGCCGCCCCCGCGTCGTAAGTCCTTGATATTCAACGACTTACGCAACTTTGACTGCTCTGGGGCTCAAGTTCCGTGCCAACTTTTTTTCTAATTATTTTTTTATTTTTTTGGTAAACGCTTGACACCACATTGATTTTCTCATATGATGTAATCTCACAATTAAATAATAATACTATATAAAGTTAATACTATGAACATCGAAAATACACACCCTGCAAATCAAGAACTCCTTCGCCTTAACGTGTGCGAATCAAAACAGTGCGACTTCTCTAAGGTTCAAGCTGTCTCTACTCCCGACGCTTCTGATCGTTGGACTCCTATCGCTCACGATGCTTTGGTTGGTCAATTCCGCGAGTCTATCGGCAACACTGATCTTGAGATCGTGAATGAGCATCACGCGTTGCACCGCTATGGTCAACGCTACTTTGGCTTGTTCCAAGTCAAGGGCGTAGGTCGCAAGCATGGCGATGACGTTGGCACTGTTATGTGTCTTCGCAATTCTCACGATAAGGCTTTCCGCGCTGGCATCTCTGCTGGTGATGCGCCTTTCGTTTGCTCCAACTTGATCTTCTCTAACGAGATCGTGCTTGGTCGCCGCCATACTACTCACATCATGCGCGACTTACCGCAAATCATTTCACGTGCGATTGGTCAACTTATGGAGTCTTGGATTACTACGGACAACCGCATTGACTCCTACAAGTCAACCGAGATTGATGATCGTGTGGCTCACGACTTAATCCTGCGCGGCTTTCAAGCTGGCGCGTGTGGCAAGACGCAAATTGCTGACATCTTCACACAGTGGCACAAGCCCGAACATGAGAACTTTGAGGGTCGCGACCTTTGGAGTCTTCAAAACGCCTTCACGAACGTGTGGAGGGGCAACACGCTCAACACGGCGAACCGCTCAAGCTCGCTCTACTCCGTGCTTGACACCTTCGCGGCTCACGCCAAACCAGTTGAGGGCGAATTAGTTCTCAACGCTTCCTAACGGCTCTCGCCTCACCCTTCGGGGTGGGGCTTTTCTTTTTCTGCTTGACATTCGTAAGTGCTTGATAATCAACGACTTACGCGGCCGCGGCCGCCCCCGCGTCGCAAGTCCTTGGTATTCAACGACTTACGCAACTTCTTTCACGCGCTGGTCGCTGAGCTTGTCAAGTCTTTTCTTTAGGTTTTTTTTGAAAAGTTTTTTTAATTTATTTTAAATATCGCTTGACTTGCGCGACAAATTCTCAGATAATGCTTTTATGACTAAACTACTAAACAACGGAAACTCGAAAACAATCAAAGGCGAAAAACTTGGATGGACTACTTTTGGTCTACACCTTGCGCCTTTTAACTTGGCTGGCAAAAATGTTTGCGCCCATGCTTCGGCTGGATGCGCTGCTGCTTGTCTCAACACTGCTGGACGCGGCGCGATGTCGAATGTGCAAAAATCTCGCATTGCAAAAACACAAAAATTCTTTGCCGATAAAAATGCTTTCGTATGGCAACTTGCTAAAGAGATTAGCAACGCTGTTAAACTTTCCGCAAAAAAAGACATGAAGCCATGCTTTCGTCTCAATCTTACAAGCGATCTGCCTTGGGAAAACATAAAAGTTGAATCGCACGGAAAAAAGCTTTCGCTTATGGAGATGTATCCCGATGTGCAGTTTTACGATTATACCAAGTCTTTTCCGCGTATGCAAAAATATCTAAAAGGTGAAATGCCAAGCAACTATCATCTTACCTTTTCGCGTAGTGAATGTAATGACAACTTAGTTGACTTGGTTCTCAAGCTTGGCGGAAATGTCGCGGCAGTCTTTCGCAATGAGTTTCCTAAGTCTTGGAAGTCTGTGGAAGTTGTCAACGGTGACGAAACAGACTTGCGTTTTTTAGATGCGCAAAATAAAATTGTTGGACTTGTGCAAAAAGGACTTGCCAAGAAGGACGAAACAGGCTTTGTTATAGGCTAGTAAATGATAATAATTCTAACCCTCTTAATCTTCTTAATGATAACACTCAACCATGAATCCTACTGAACGATATAATCTAATCAAAAAAATCTGTGAAAGCAAAAATCAAATCAACTCGCACGGGCAACTGCCCACGACCGAAACCGACTTGCAAGACGAATTCTTACGCTTCCAAACTAGCGTCGAACCTCTTGCAACTAAACAAGACTCAAGGCTATGGCAAAAAAGTTTCTTCCAAAACTTAGTCTTCGGCAGTTAGAAAAAACCGTTAGGAAAGGGTTAGGCTTAATGCCTTCCCGCCCCTTTCGCGACCGCTCGAAATACAACCGCAAAAACAAACACAAAAAAACGTTAGACTAAAATGAACTACAGTAAAAAATTCGGCTTCTATAATCCTAAAACTAAAATTGCTCAAGTGTATGACGGCTCCAAGCGCACTCCAACTAATACCGTTGTAAATGGTAAGGTTGGCTTTAGCATACCAAAAATTTTTGTCGGTAAATGCTCGCGAGCGCAGTTTGATAAACTGATCTCATAAGCGCTTGAGCTTCAACGACTTAGGGATCGGCTAGAATTCCCTAAGTCGCTGGTAGTCAACGACTTACGCGGCGGGGGCCGCCCCCGCGTCGTAAGTGCTTGATATAGAACGACTTACGCAACTTGCTCGCAGGAGACAGAGCGGGCTTTTTTTAAAAATAATAGTTGACAGAACCATTTTTTTCGTTAGACTGTAGTCATGATAATCAAAAAAGATGACCTCCTCCGCCCCACTCGCAACCACGCTCGCACCGTCAAGGTAATGTTTACCTACTCTTGTGGGAAACTCGCCATGATCTACTGCCCTACTGTTGGGCGTGGCGATGTCAGGCACATCGACCTCTACGAAGGTTGGGCTATCGAGCGTGACGGGAATCACGTCGGGACTGTGTAAGTCCTTGCTAGCCAACGACTTGTGGGGCGGGGGCCGCCCGCGACGCGCAACTCCTTGATATACAACAACTTACAAAACTTCAGTCTCAATATAGTCTCATTTAATTTTTTTGGTTTGGTATATTATTAAGTCTTTATTTGGTTTGGTATAGATTCCCACTCATATTTGGTATAATACAAATTGTCAAGCTTATTTGGTTACTATATAATTCGGCACGAAAAAGCCGCCACTCCCGAAGGAATGACGGCTCAACACACAACACGCTATGAAATACTACATATCTTTTAATATGTTTACACCTTTGCCGCTTATCTCACGCTGACCATTGATCTTCATTAGACCACGCTTGAGAAGATAGAGTTCTGCTTCTTTCTGGATTGCTGTGCGACTCATACCTGTAACGGCTGAGAGCATCTGAAGTGAGCAGTTGCCACGCTCCTTGAGGATGCTGAGAATCTCAAGCTCAATGTTGGACAACCCAAGAGGCTTGATACCCAAGGTGTGAGACATCTTCTCCCAATCCTTTTTGGAATAGTCCTTGTTATTCACAGACTCGCAGTAGAGCATGATCTCTTTGGAACGCTTGACTGCTGAACGAGCGTTGCCCCTTGTAGTCTCAGCAATCTCTGTGAGAATCCCATCCTCAAACTCAATCTCGCCACAAACCAAATCAATAATTTCAGATAGCTCGTCAACTGTATAAGGCTTGAAGTCTACGATAGTGAGGCGATCCTTGAAGGGAGCAAACAACTTATCCATCTCAGTAGTAGCGAAGATGAAATTTTGTTGGGCAAAATCAAAAGCAAAAATCTGTTCGCCATGATGATACTCTTTGAAGTTGCTCTTCTCTGTGTTGAATACAGTAAGGAAGGCGTTAACCAAATCCTTGGGAAGCATGTGCGCCTCGTCCAATAGGATGGTAATCTCGTTGTGCATCACAATGGGCAAGAAGATTTGCTCAAAGAAAGCATTAGCATTTTTAATAGTGGAGCAGTTGATCTCAAGGAATGGACGTTGACTGCCATCCTTGTTCTTGAGATTGGAAGCATACTCCTTAGCGAACTCAGTCTTACCCAAGCCCTTTGCCCCACTCAACATAAGAAATGGTGCGACTCCAGTAGAATTTTGTGCTTTAGCGTAAAAGGAAAGCTGACGCTTTACCTCGTCTTGACCGATTAGGTTTTTGAACATAGTTTTAGTAATCATAGGACTTTCAGTATGTGGATTTTTGTGGTTGTGTCAATCCTTTTGTGCAAAGTTTTTTAAAATTAGTTTCTCTGTGTTTCCCATGATATTACTTATGTAGAGTGAATGAGATTTTTTGTTCGGCTTCTGGCTCTGGGGCTACTGTTGATACAGGAGCAGGTACAGTGTCCTCAATTGATGCACCCATACGCTCAAGCCACACACGACTTACTGGAATACCTGTTGCTGAACCGCAAAACTTTTCTAGTTCGGTTAAGGTGATGTTGACGAAGGAAGTTGCACCCTTCTTGCGACCACTACCTGTCTTACGAGGAGTGCCATCTTTGTTTAATGTTTTTTTCATGATGTAAACCAGTATGTCTTAATATTCCAATATGTCAAACATAATTTAAATAAATTTAAAAAAACTTAGGCAGGAATCATATTGGGATCGGGACACTATTCTAGAACTAGCTGATTCGTCTGTCGTTTAATTTGTGCCGACCGAGCGACGCACAAAACCTAAGCTAAATTTTTGTTTGATTACTTTTGCTGAAGAAATGGTTGCATGGCTCTAGCTTGCTCAATCATAGCCTCACCAAATTTTTCGTGCGATTCTGGGTCTTGCTCATTCAGTTCTTGCAACGCTCCCAGTAATCGAAAGGTTTTTTCTGTTAGGTTGTCGATGGGTGTTTTAGTTTCCATTATGTAAATTTATCGTGATGATGTTTTTTTAGTATATCTATTAAGATGTTTATTTTTTTGTTTTGTATTTTTATTTGCTCCTCCACAGACTCAGTTAATCGTTCTTGTTTTTCTATGCGGTTTTCCAACTCTATAATATCAGAACCTAAGCAATAAAATGATGCGATTAAAAGACCTGCCAATATTCCCACAACTATAATCGAAAAAGTTTTTGGCTTTGGTTTGTGGGGGTCAATATTTGGCTTCATAATTATTTGGCGACAGATTCTATATTGATACCATTATTCATGAGGTCTTGTTCAGTTGTAATGTCATGCCCCTCATCTTTAAATAATTTAAAAATATCTTCCATGCTTTCAAATTCGGCGGGTTCATTGTTATTCTCTACATCCAGTAGATACTCTTTCCCATCTGGGAATTTGTCTCTCTGGCTTCCTTGTATATTTCTAAAGATTCTGAGTTTCATTGTTTACTTTGCCTCCTTGCTAAAATCATATTTTATGCCATTAATGAGGTCGTCCATCAAGAAAGATGAGACAATGGCACAGGCATCTGCCTCTCCGTAGTCGCGATCTTTGGCATAGTCTGCCGCATGTTCATTTAACTCTTGTGCCATATTTTTTAAATATTTAATTAATTCCCTTTTCTTGATTTTCATAGTAGTAGTATATTTGAAGTTGGCGCAAATGTCAAGCAATATTTGGATTTTTTTTGATTCCCAGTGGAATTTTTATTTCTCTAGTGTAATATGATATGTCAACGTGCGAAGGGTCGCACAATAATCCGCCCAATTTTTTTAAATTTTTTTAAATTCTGCTTTAAGGAAAACCTAGTAGTAGTCTCGAAACAACCAATAAAATTGTTTTGTAAACTTAACAAGCACTCGATTTAAACCAAGACAGTCAAGCAGTATATTTGGTCGAGTTATAATTCGGCAACAGATCCTATTGAAATTACGATTTCACCATAGGAATTTTTTGTTTATGGCTATAATGCGATATTTGAAATAATTTCTATTCCCACCAGATTAGTTTAGATTGTTGTTTTTTTGTTTTAATCCTTCTACTTTCAGCCAAAAGTTATAGTGAAATGCACTAGCCATTGTTGGAATGAAAAAGAACGTGTCGTACGCTATGCCGCCTACGCAGTAGGCTAGACGCACAGCGGTAATAAAAACCCCATAGAATGGAGTAATAATTGCGCCTATGATAAAGCATAGTACCATGCCTAAATAATATTGTGTTTTTGTCGTCATATTTTAATCGAATAATATTTTTTGTTGTTTTATAGAGAGAAAAGGGAGAATACCCATCCCATCTTTTTAACCATTTTATATAATATAATTATCTTTCTCTTTTACTTATACTATATCCTTTATTCTATAAGGGTTGGGGAAGGATAGGAGGGTAGGGAAAGCGAGGGAATTTGGGGTGTAAAAGGGCTAAAGTAAGGGGTAAAAAGGGGTAAACGTACTGCAAACGCAAACAGAATTTAAATAAATTTTAAAATAAAACATAATACGTTGTAGTTATAGTTTTTTGTAGTTTGTAATCAATTTGTTTTTTTTACTGCTCCATTTGCAACTATGCTCTGTAAATCGCCCTCAAGGTTATTATAAGCATAACAAGGGCTATGTTCACCTGCTTCCTCTCTAAAGAGTTCTAGGAGGTCTTGTGCCTCATTCTGGAGCAATACTTTGTTGTCGATAGCTTTACGGATAATTCGGATTGCTTGTGTTTCGTATGCGTCCATTATTAGGAATTTGTTTCTGACTTTTTGAGAGCGTGATACATTACTTCTTCAGTTACTTCATCTTCAAACTCTGCGGCAGAAGATGGATCAATAGAATTGAGTTTTGCCAAAATCTTGACCAAGACTTGTTCTGATAGTGTTAGTTTTTCTAGTTTCATATTTTATACTTTATACTTTATAATAAATCCTTTTAGGTTAAATTCTTCTAGGGCTTCTTTAATAATACTCTCTACGATTTTCCAATCTCCACCTCCTAGTCCACACCCCATTCCGTAGGGAAAACCACAAATTGCATCATCACAGTATCCAGAGAACGTAGTATGGTCATCTAAGCAACGCCTCAAAGCGTCCCTTAAAGCAAAATAATCAGTCGGAATACCCCAAACACTATCCTCACCCAATCTTTGACCATAGAGATTCACCACCAATTTATAATCTTTAGAGTCTCCACTTACAAGTGCTTGAGTATAATGCCCCAATCTTTCTTTTCCTTTTGGCACGAAATAATCCTTGTCTGCTTTATGTGCTTGTGGATAACGCTTACGAATTTGTGATGCGATTCCTGCACCCATAACATTTTCTGTATTAGCTTGATGGAATATCATGTTAATCCCATTTGGGAAGTCTAATAGATTTCCTTGTATTGTCTGCATATTTTTTTTAAATTTTTTTAAATTGTTGTGGCGATGATTTTTTCTACTGAGTAGTCATACCAATGAGGTTTGTTTGCTTTCCAGTTTGCTAGGTGAGCCTTGTCAATCTTGTAATACAGTCTATATTGTAAGACAGGGTGCAGATCGCCAAAATTCTTTATCTTGCGACATTCTGAATCTTCTGATATGGCGATGGCAAAATCTTCTTGCTTTCCATCTGGGATATAATCAATCAAAGAAAATAGTTTGGTAATAACGCCTTCGCAAAAATGAGTTTTGTTGTAGCGTTCTGTATATTCTTTAGCTAAGGATAAACCATGATGACATAACCACTCGAAATTTCCTTTGGTATTACCTGCCCAAATTGAGCTAGGATGATGATGATACCCACCCTTGACTGGTGTGCCTTTCTTAGATAGGGGTAAAAGGTGAGTTGGAGTCTTGTGTCGAATCACAGCACAGGATAGACATTGCATGATCTCTGTAACCATTTTGACACAATGTTTGTCGTTGTGCCACTTTGCGGCTACTTCGTGATCTGTTGATAAAGCAAAAATGTTCATAATGTTACAGTATATATGTTAGTTTGTTTGTCAATAAAAAAGTATCGAGCTTTTATGTAGTTACTCGAAAGGTGATGAAAGTGACCACAGAAGTAATCAAAACTGCGCTACAATACCCCACAATGCAAATAGAGTTTTTTTAAATTTTTTAAAATTCTATTGATCCGCCATATATGTCAGCAAACTGCATGAAGTCTTCTGCAAGTGATTGGATGCAATTCCAAGTTTCATCTGGAGGAGAAGTTTCTAAAGCTTCCCAAGCATTATCTAACAGAAAGTTGATAATGTCATCTTCCGACATTTCTTCCCAATTGTTTGGCAACGGCTCAGTTAAGAAATGAGACGATGCGTATACATAAGATGCTGTTTTTACTTTCATAATTTGTTTTTCTTAATAATCGGTTGATTCCATAACGGAGCAGATTGTAGCTACATAGGTTGTAGAATCATCTAACAACTCTTTGTACGTTAAAATAGCGTCTTCGTAATCTTCAAAGAACTCCCAATGATCTTGAGGCTCTTGCTCTTTTGTTTTCTGTGTACAGTATGCCACTATATATCCCATAATTTATAAGCTTTCCTTTGGATAAACGATTGTCCAGTTTCCGTTGCCATCAAGACCAACGACATTAAAATCAGCAAATTCAATTGCTTCATCTACATCCATGCCATGAGGCTCTTTAGTAAACACTTCAACAATAGCATCGTAATCGTACACCAAATATCCTTTGGTATCAACACCGATAATAGCATCGTTGAGTCCGTCTAGTTTTAAACAATCTTCTGCGATGATGTTTTGCAGTTCGATTGGTAGTTCATCATTTGTTTTGTTTTCTGTATCCATGCCGCAATTATAAGGTATAAATCAAATAACGTCAACACAAAAGAGGAATTAATGATGTTTAATTCTTGTTAGGATTCTCTCCACCTTCGCTGTCTTTGCAGGTCAAAAATTCTTCGTAGAACTCAGAGCTTTCTGCCTCAGTTATCAAGTTGGACGCTACCATCCTCTCTAGGTATTCCTTGGTTACATCTGTCGATTTCGACTCCTCGACGATGCGATTGAACCAAATCAAGTCTTGTGCCAGAGCTTCGATGAGTTCCGCAACAGCCAGAGGATGGCTATCTTCAAGGAAATACTTTTTGTTCTCGTTAATGAATTGCAACAGCTCTTCTCTATCCATGTCTCCGTAATTATCTGGAAACTCAATGTTGAGAAAATTAGATGATGCGAGAATGTTTGCTTCAGTTTCGATGTTCATGATTTAATGATGTTTAATTCTTGTTAAGATTTTAAGCACTTCTTTTTTGTGTGCTACTTCTTTTTTGTGCAGAAGGTCATCCATATCCATTGTAGGTAGGAACGCTTGACCTTCGTTTAATTCTAGCCAATTTTTGACTTCTTTAATTTGTTTTTCCACCCAAGGTATTTTCATAATCTTTTAATTGGATTAGCTCTTGTTTACCTTCAACCTTGACTAGAACTTCATAGTTTTTGCCACTCATTGATTTCATGTGTCTTGCACAATCTTTCGCCCAAGCTAATGATTGAGGTAGTTTTGTTGAGTAGAAGTTTGAAACACTTTTGCTTTCATCTTCTACTACGACATAATTTGCGTTTACTTGCATATTTTTTTAAATTTTTAAAAATTTTAGATAGGTTGTTTTTTTGTAAGGGGACAGGTAGATGTCTTCGCTACCTGCCCCCAAGCTTTTTGTTTTTTTAATCGAGTGCTACTGCATCTACGATGTCTAGGGAGTTTACCATTGGATCAATATTAAAGTGTGTAGATAACACATCTTCAAAAGCTCCCATAGTTGTTTCTAGCTTTTCAGCTTCGTCTCCTTCTAGGTTGTAAGTGATAATTTCGCTTTTGTTCGACGTTACCGCTTGGATTATGATTTTCTTTAATTTACTCATTTGGAAAGCTGTGAAGCCAAATTAAAAAGATAATAAAATATATAAATACCACTAATACTGTTCATTTTCGTATTCTTCGTCACTATAATCTTCATTATAATCGTTATCTTCTTCGGTATTACCATTTGTATAAACCCCATAAAAAGGTTTGGTAATCTCAGCATCGTCTTGAATCTCGATTTCTTCGATGATCTCATACATTGATACACGGAGCTTTTGGCAATTACAATCTTGAGGAACGCTTACTGCATCAGCAGGATTAAAGCGAACCATGAGAAGCTTGCCGCCACCCGCCCAAGACTTAGCATAATCGAACGAACCAACGTGCAGACCATGAGAGCAGTTGTTGCGACGATCATCATCAACGCATCGACGCATCACTTCTATAGTGTCACCGACACGATTCATAATTTGACCGCGCTCATTGACTTCTCCCTGTAGTACTGTTGTTTGGGTGTTGCCAGACTTTGACCAACCATCAACAGCTACACCCTTGTAGGCAATAACATAGCCCTCATCATCAATCGGTAGAGACTTGTAAGATAAGAAGTCATACAGTTCATCGACAGACGACTTGCTTGGGTTGTCTAGCAAATTTTTAATAAATTTAATAAAAGGTGCAGACGTTGACATTCCAGACTCAAGCAATTCAAGAAGCTTATCTACAACTGCTCCATGCAAACGCTCGGAGTAATAGTAAACTGCTCCATCCTTGATAGACAATTCGCCATCGGAAAATTCCTTAATAGAAGTTTTAATGTCGAGGTAATTGATTGCGGCTTCAAAGTCTGCACTCATTAACGCCTTTTTGAATGGCGCGAAGTTTGGCTGACTTGCTGACAGGGTGTAAGGCTTGCCCTCATAAATGAGAGTTGCGCTTTCATCTGACACGATATATGGTATATTTTCCATGTTTTTTCTTTAGTTTGGTTTTGGTTTTTACGATTAAATTTACACTACTTATAATAAATTACTTGGCACTATTGTCAAGGGTAGAAGCCCAATACCAACAGTTTGGTTGATTCTTTTTTCTGTTCCAGTATATTGCCCTCGAAATTGCAGGTGATACGTTGTACATATTAGACATATCTATCCAGTGTTGCTCGATCTCGCGATACTTATCGCTATGCTTTGATTGGTCGTAACCATAAGCTTGAAATAAATGTGTATCAGCGCAAAACACTTGAACATCAAAGGTATAAATCATTTCCAAAGCGAAGGACACCTTTGCCATACCTAGTCCGAGAATCTCTTTTACTAGACCATCACGGAAGCTCGCCCAAGACTGATCTTTTTTAAATTTAAATAAATTTGGATTCTGCCAAAATTTTGTGGCGAACTGACTGATAAATTTAGTGCGGTTGTTATACATACCAACTCCACTTTCGATCAGCTTCTCCTTTAGCACATCGCAACGATTAAACCATTCGGTAAAGTCTTTGATGGCAAGGTAGCCTCGCATATTCGATTCATAAGAAGTGTGGACTGAACAAAAAGCAAAGAGCCACTTTTGGAACACTTCCATATCGTTTGTGCATTTTAGTTTTTCCCATACCACGCCATGCTCGATAATTTCATCTTCTGTTATTGACTCAAAGAAACGCTCAACGTCTCGCTTGTCGCACTTTTGAACATGGACGCGGTTGCGATCATCCAAGAAGGAAAGTTGTTGTGCCTCTTGTTTTTTAATGTGAGGAAGGAAGTCTAGTTGGGTTTCTGTTATCATATTGCTTACTATAGTGATTTTTGTAGTTATGTCAATGCTTTTTTTGAAAAAATGCCTATCCGTGAAGAAACCACTCTCCACGGATAGGACTTTCTATGATAACTACCAGTTTTTGACGTAATTGATAACGTCAGATAGATCTTGATCTCCTCGACGCAAGCTTGTGCAGTTGGCAAGGCGTTTGATTAAAGGATATTTTTCGTTAAACTCTTTCACGGCTTCCTGCTCTTTTGTAATCTTTGGCTTAACTAAATCTAGGTCAGCTAGAACTCTTAATTCTCCTTGAGCAGTATGTATATTGCTTCTTTTCCCAAAAACCTTTTTTAAATTTTTAATAATTTGATTAGAGGGCAATTCTTCAGAGGCTTTATCAACAAGATTAGAAACCGCTTTCCAATCATGCCCAAATTCATTATAAAGGTCGCGGTCTATCGCATTAAAATCAATCTTGTTTTGAATTGAGTTAGATTTTTTAATCCAATCAGCATAAACATTTTCAAGTGGAATCCAGTTGGCTTTCTTTTCTACCTTCTTTAAAGCAGAAGAACGAATACCATATACTTCTTTAAAGTCGGGATTGATGTCTTTTAATTCACTAATAAATCCCCTAGCTTTAGAAGGGCAATCTGATTCTAAAAACGCACTACCATCAATTTTTTGGAATTTGTTTGCGTAATACCGAACGTAATAATACGTTTCGTTATCTGAAAAATCTTCGTTTTTAGCTTCCCAGAAATCGGCTTGCGAGTAATGATACGCATTGCCAAAAGAACCAAATAACATCACATCACTACCTGCAAGTGGAGAACCAGATGACTTTTTTTGTGTTGTTTTCTTTGTTATCGTTCGCTCACATTCAGAGAGAAGTTTGACTTTGGTAGACTTCATCATTTTAAAACGATTGAGTGCATTATTTTTAGCCTCATCTGTTTCTGCGACAAGAACAACAGCCTCTTCGTTGTCAGCTAAGAAAGACAAACGATTTGCGAGTGATCGAGGTGATACACCATCATCAATAATAAAAAATTTATCTTTTTTCGGGTAAAACATATCAGAATAAGAATAGCGGGGATTTCTAAATCCCAATTTACCATTACGATTATAAGAAACATTTGTTACTTTATAATTTTTCTTAAACAATGCAGAACTAACGAATTCGCCGCCAAATTTATTTTCGTCAAAATCCGCAGATACAGCTTTCTTAGAAAAATGTCTAGCATAAGTAGATATGACTGATAAATGTATTTTGGACGCTTCGTACAGACAATCGCAAGAATCAAATTTTAATTTTAGTTGCGCTTTTAGAGCATTTGCGATTTTATCGGAAGCTTCTTTTAGCTTTTCAACAGTTTGATTGTTGTACTCTAAGGATTCACGACTATGGTGCAATTTAAACTCACCAATTTCTGCTTTATATACTACCCCACGTACAAAGTTTTCGGGAGCATGATCGGTAACAGGGTACATTATGCCACCCATCAGAACGTAAGCTTTGTTACACTCTTCATTTTGAGACGAACGCCTCCAGTAATCCGTGTTTTCGTCAGTGAAATAATCAAAGGTGTCACAAGATATTTCCGCTTCGATATACTCAAAGGAGTCATTTTTAATGTTTAGATTGCCTTGTAGGTATCGAGAGAAATTTTTAAATTTTTTATTAAAATCTTCAATGTGTTGGTTTTCAATAGGCACTTGTATATAAATACCATTAGGTTCTTCAGAATTTTTCTCAGAGCAAAGGCGGCTTACAACTGTATCATCGTTTTCATCAACACGGATTGAATAAGATGTTTTAAAACCTTCGTTTACAGATATAACAATAAAAGAATCTGTGTACGATAAAGGAGCAAAACGTCCAATGCCAAAACCTCCAATTGAGTTGTTGCTACCACGTTTGGTTGATTTGCCATACTTGGTGTATAGACCCATCATATCTTCTTCGCTCAGACCTGTGCCGTAATCACGCACAATAAAGTTTGGCTCAATTTTTGTAGGTAATTGAATATCTATCTTCTTACCATTACTAACGTCAATAGCATTTGCGACGATCTCACGCATTGTTGCGAGAATAGTGTCGGAATAATTGTTGCGAAGCAGACTCGCGATATAACGCATATCTTCTGCATCAATAGAGCAAGATGCTGATTTAAGATTTGCGGATTGAGTGATGTTTTTGGTTTGGTTTGTAATTATCATGCTCATTAATATGGCATAATTTTATCAAAAGTCAATACCTAAAACAAAAAAAAGTGATCACAATCTGTGACCACTTTGTAAGTCCTTGAAAAAGAACTACTTATGTAAGAAAAAAGTTTACTTTTTGCCAATAAGTTTCTTGCCGAAACTGACAACAGACTCAACTACGCCCGTATGCTTTCTTCCAACAAGTATGCCAACTACAAAGCCAACTAGAAAAATGATAATTGTTTCCATGTTTTTTTAAATTTTAAAAATTTTACTTTCCACCCTTTTTAGGAGCGCGTTTCTTGACTGCTTTTTTCGTCGCTGTCTTTTTCTTGGCTTTTTTCTTAGGGGCTTTGCCTCCCTCCCACGCTTCGTTTTTGTTGGGAGTAGTTGGGTCATCCGCTAGATACTTACCCTTCTTACCTCTAGCTCGCTTTGGCTTACTAGGTGATGATGTTTTATTTGCCTTGTAATAGTTCGGTGACGATTTACCTTTTTTAAGTCCGACAATAGTCAGAACGATAATCAACAAGACAATATATGTCGTTGGGCTTGAAACCAAAACTTGAAAAAGAGTTGGTTCGTTAATGATTGTTTCTTCCATAATATATATTTATTTGCGTTTTTTAAAATTTGTGAGCGATTTATTTTTCTTCCGTCTTATGCTTGTCGGAGATATGGCGTTCTTCAATTAGAATTTTTAACTTCGTATTAAGTCTAATCATATCTTTGTCGAGGGTTTGCACCTGCTTCTTGAGTTTACCTAATGAAGCCCCTACTTGACCCAATGCAGGGTTTACTTTTGTAGTAACCCATTTCCAAATGTGCCATACAAAAAATCCTAGTCCGATAATCGCAATTAGCGAAAATCCAAATTTACCGATTACATCAGCCCAATGTTGAAATTCATGTCCACTCATAATGTCTTATTTGCATTATTATAAATCGAAAAGCCGTTTTTCAACTAATCGTCTCTGCAATCTTCTTTTCCTTCACTTGCGGCGATTCTATTTATATTTGGCTGACAACCAAAAGCACAAGAAAACTGAGCATCAATCTTAACGATGTCATTGTTCATTGTATCTATTTGGTTTTCTATAGAAAGTAAAGATTTTGCTATACCGCTAATTCTATCAGTTACTTGAGCTAAAAGAAATTTTAAGATGATAAAAAGAAACCAACCAACAGTTAAAGCGGCTGTGATTGGAACACCTACTCTTTCTATAAAATTTAATATATCTCCTACCATAATGCCTTATTTGCGTTTTTTTAAATTAGCGAGCGATTTCGCTAATATATTTACACATTATTTAGCCTTTTCTCCCACCAGGAGTGAAGTAGAACCCGATGATTGCTCCCAAAGTGGTGATTGCGACCAGAGAGATGTGCCCTGTCGTAATTGTTGAGGTGATTTCACTCCCACTTGGGAATTTAATAAACCCCCATAGGATTGTTGTGGCTTCTTTGCTTTCTGGTGGAGTGAAGGTGACAAGCGTGGTGTTTGGGTAGATTGTACAGAGGATGGATATGATTGCGAAGTTGAGCATCCCCATAAAAGCAATAAGGCGACGAGTAGCCCTAGTGAACATACCAGTATCCTTATCCGTTTCGCCGACCAATATTTTTTGAAAATCGTTGTCCATTTCACGGATTTGCATATCCCTAATAAGCTCTCTGCGTTCTTTTGCAGCTTTAGCTTCTGAAATGCCTTGAAAAATGCCACCAATAATCTTAAGCATACTGCCCATACCAGTCGCCCCCAGTGTCGATAATAACATCGTGATAAGTCCAAACATACCTTCATTTACACTATAATACGTTTTTTTTGTAAAAATTAAATTATATAATTTGTTGGGCTGTATTTTATACCTATTCGCCCTACATTAGACTCTTGGTCAATACACCAACCCTCATATTCGATGTGATCTTCGGCATGAATTGTTCTATATATTTGATAAAACAGTTTTTCTTCGCCTAGCATTAAGCAATGATACTCTTTATCCACAGACAAAAGAGAGCCTTCTCCTTTGAATTCCTCAAGCCTTTTTAGAGCTTTATTTGTTCCTAATACTTCTATTTGTCCTTTCATAATTCGATTTACACTTATATTTTTTTCCATCGTTGGTGAGGTAATTCTAAGACATCACTCATCTTAATAATAGAGATTAAATCTTTGCGACCTTCTCTTTGGTAGCCTTTGTATAACGCATCTTTACTATTTGTTACTTTCTTAGTCAAATCGCATTTTACTTGACACATACCTAAAAGATAATTGCGTTTGATTAAAACAAAGTCATCATCACGCTCAAAAGCAATCACATCTGTCTGACCACGAAGCCAGCCTTCACGACCTTGGACATTTAAGAACTCAACCCAAAGAAGCTGATCTTGTTCCTGTGAATCTGAGCGACTAATCTTCTTTTTAGCTTTTACATCAATAGTGCCAAAATTACTAAAGTAATCAATATGGAGAAATTGCTCTTCTCTATTTGCCTTCCGATAGTTCGGATCGCGTTGACGCAGAAGCGGAGCGAACTCTTTTTCAATTCGTTGCCCACGATTCCAGCTACTACTGTTTTTCCATTTACTCATTATCTTTTATCTTATTTGATTTTTTTTGAATTGTCAAGGGTTTTTATATGAGATAGGTTTAAATTTATTTTAGATTTTAAATCTTTTACTGTTTTGTCCCAATTATCAAAACAGCCTATATAATCATAGTCATCTGAATATTTTAATAAATCTTTTCTAAACCTATACTTTATACCTAAATTTTCTACTAAAATATCATCTTCGCTGTTAAAAATATCAATTAAACATTGGTCTGTTTTTTTGTTAAGTTCACTCATTATTTGATATAAAAAAACATCATAGTCATCTTCTATATTTTTTTTTAAAAATTTATAAGACCCAAAATACCTTACGCCCTTTAAATATTCTTTTATTAAGTTTGTTTTGTCAACCCTTATCGTAAACCAAAAATCTCCTTGATTTTTTTTAATTTTTTTTGAATCAAAAATTCCATGTATAACCTCGCATCTAGGAAAGTTATGATTTTTAGGAGTTATATTTAACTTATTATTTGGAGAGTTGTATTGCGAATCGTCAACTAATTCAAAAACTTCATGTATATGTAAGCTTTCTGAAAATTGTTTTTTTATTGAGTCTACAATTTTAGGATACAGTGTGCATGGATGAGATTGATAAACTATCATTTTTTTATCCAATTTACCTTATTTAAAAAAGCTTTAGTTTTTTGGTACTCTTTTGAATTCAAGCGAAAATATTCAATAAATTTTTCGGGTATATTAATTTGTTTATTTGCAGATAACGAAAAAAGCGTATTTTCTTTATAACCATCCCTGAGATAAGTGCAAAAGAAAAAATTTAAATAATCGAAAACTTCATAAAGCGAGTTATAAACTTCATTAGCTACTCTATAATTTACAGCAGGCGTTTGGACTTGACAAGATAACAACCCATCATCTTTTAAAATATTTTTTAAATCTTTGTAAAACTCCTTTTTAAAAAGAGGCTTAGATCGATTTATGGGATCTGTCGAATCAACTAAAATTATGTCGTATTTTTTATCTATTGATTTAACAAATTCTTTAGCATCATCAAATGTCAAATTTACTCTAGGGTTATTAAAAGATGAAGCCATTTGTGGAAAATATTCTCTGCACACAGATACCACTTCTTTGTCTATTTCGCATTGGTCGATAGATTCAATAGTATCATATTTCAAACATTCTCTTGCAATTCCCCCGTCCCCTCCTCCAATAATTAACACATTATTTGGTTTGCCATGAATAGAAAAGGGGATTTTAGTCATTGTATCATGGTATTCGATTTCATCAAATTCAGAAAATTGCTCTACATCATCAAGAAATAAAGATTTGCCGAAATTTGTTTCATAGACTTCTATTTTTTGGAAATCAGAATTTTTAAAAAACAATCTTTTTTTGAGTTTAGTTGATGTTATTTTCATTAATTTTTCCTCTATCGTTAATTTTTATTGATTTCTTTTTTGCTTTAAAGTTTTTGCATAAATATTCAACAGACTTATCTGTACCTTCTTTACAACAAAATATATCAATCGCACAATACTTATGTTCAGGCCAAGTATGTATTGAGAAATGAGACTCACAAACACAAATCACTCCTGTAACACCCTGCGGAGAAAATTTATGAAAATATTTATTTAATATTTTGCATCCAGATATTTCTACAGCTTTTGTTAAAACTGATTCTACGAATTCTACGGAATTAATCAAATTAGAATCGCAATCATGCAAATCGATGAGAATATGTTTGGCTAGATTCATTATTTTATAGTGAAACCATAAGTAATGGCTATGCCCTGTTCTAGATTTTCAATTTTATGCCACCAAAACATAGGAATGTTTAAAGATTCGCCTTCGTTCAAGATTACGGTATCGTATTCTATATTTTTGTTATCTAAAATATCTTTTGTAGTCTCCATGCACCAAGCGGCTCCGTTTTGTAAAGTTAGGTCGTATTTTAAATATTTAGAATATTTAGGATGTATTAAATAGACTCTTTTTTTACCCTCTATAACTGTTAATATAGAATGTTCGTAAGGTTTTTTGTAATAATTTTCTCCATGTAAAGATTTTATAAGCTTATCTTGCTTAAATCCATAAGAATCATAATGAAATGGAGTTATTGTGTCTTTATTGCCCCACCAAAAAGACAATCTACCACTTTCTCCAAATCCGTATTTATTTAAAATATCATTCTTTAAGTCTAATTCATGTAAGAAATCATACGCATCCTCGGTTTTAAAATAATATAGACTTTGGGGTGTTTTTAAAAAATTTTCAGCATACTCTTTAATTGTGATATCTATTGCTGGGAAATCACTCCTTGTCATTAAATCAAAATCTTCGTTGCTTTTTTGAACCCGAATGGGGAAATCAGGAAAATTTTTAAGCAACAGCTCTTTATTTAGAATCTCATTAATACCAAAATCAGTATTAATCTTGAATGGTTTATTTATAACTAATTGGTTAAACAGCTCTTCCTCTACAATTTCCTGAACTAAACTCATTTTGTTGTTTTAATCTTCTGTCTCTATAATAGTCCCTTTTTGGACATAAGTGCCTAACTCTCCATGATCGATCAAAACTTCAATAATTTTTTCATAAAGCTCGTCATAATCATCGCCACTGTATTCAGTACCAATATTGTATCTGCGATCTTCGTCATATTCGTGAAGGGTGTGGTCGCCATGATTATCGTCTTCATCAACAACAATCATATATTTCTTTCCATCGTATTCGACTGGAACGTGCCAACAGGTGCGTTGGTAATGAATATTTGCGTCTTCTAATATTGTAATCATATTATTTCTCTTTTACAAATAAACCATTAACCATCTTACCCTTACGATCCTTGATTTCATCATAAGCGTCAGCCAAGCAATCAACAGAGTCTAAGCCAACCATTTTTGCAAGCAAAATAATTGTAACTATCATATCACCAATGCCATCGGCAACTTCTAGGATAGCCTCTTCACCTTTCCCAAGTCGCGTAAGAGCGTCGAGTGTTTCGTCAAGTTCTTCTTGTGTTTTACTTATTTGCTTGATTGCATTTGAATTCTCGAAAATATTTCGATCATTCGCCCACTTCACAACTTTTTCTTGTAGTTCTTCGTATTTCATATTTTTTTTCATTCTATTTCTGTTAGAGTATGAGAAAGTTCCTTTGCACATATTATAATTCCTCCTTGTAATAACTCCAGCATTCTTTTGCCGACTCTTCATTAAAAGTTTCTTTGTTTTCGTGCCATTCTGGGTTGATCCATCCGACTTTAGCAGTAAAAGATTTCTCTCTGGTGTCTACGCAGTCGGAATCTATTTCGAGAAGTTGCCCATCGTAATAAAGATCTTGAACAAAGCCACCAACATCTGTTTCCACTTCGCTGATTACTAATTTTTGTAGATCTAAATCTTCTCCATCAGTCTCAACCTCCCAACTTGCAAATATACCTTTTTCTGATCCGTGGAAAAGCAAGACGGGGACTGAACCATTTCCCGAATCTGTTATATACGCCTCGCGTGACATAAAAGTCGAAATAGATAAATCGTCACGAATTTCTTCTTCTTCTCCATCTTTTATTTCGCAAAGTGTAAAAAGTCCATCGGAGTACATCCCGTAACCATGTTCAAGGTCAGCTTCGTCATAAAAAGTATCTTGAACTTCTTGAACTAAATCATGCTCGCTAGAATCGCCATTTTCAATCATTTCTGACCAGTCATCAACAAAATCCACATCTTTCGTGCAGATTGCATATTCGCCGCCATAACCAACAGCTGTAATTTTGAATTTTCTTTTCATTATTTATATACTTTATTTGAAATTTTTAATATTGTCAAGCGTTTTCATTGTTTTTCTTCAAATTCAAATTGAGTGTTAAGAATTTTCATTGCGTATTTGGTCACATGATTTAACGCTTCCATATCTTTATACTCGACATATCGATCACCGACAGTTTCCATATAGTAACCTTCTTTACCTCTCTTTAACCAGCAAATAGTGATACAAGTTTCCTCACCTAAACTCTCACTATAAATCCAAGCAATGATCTCGCTTGGTCTATCCTCATCAATAGTATATCCATGAGAATCTTTTACGCCATTCTGTCTAAACTCTACATTATTGTATCTCATCATAACTGTTTATCGTTTTCCATACCTTCTGCTTATTATCAATATCACTCGAAAGGATCATGATATTTCTATAAGGTTTATACAAATACCACGCTAAAAAATCAAACCTTAGAAATAATTTAGCGATTAAATCACCTATCCAAAATAGTATTAGTGCTAATATTGTTCGCATTCGATAATCAATCCTTTCTTCATTCCCGAACTCATTTCACCTGATTCCCATAGTGTTTCAACGACTTCATCATATAGATCAGACATATTACTAATTTCATTTCCTATATTATACGGTTTTGATGAATCATATTCATATAGAGAAACATCTCCACCGTTATCATCTTCATCAGATAAGACAATATATTTATTATCTTTGTATTCTATAGCCACATTCCAACAAACTCGTTGATATGTGATCTGCGCATCTTCTATTATTTTTATATCCATAATTTTAATTTCCGTGTCCCTTTAATCTATAAACTCTATTTTCAGCATAAGCAATCATACCGTCAATATATGCGCTGTGCTGACTTACAATACTTTCTGGAATATTTTCTTGCTCGTATTCTAAATGATAATAGAATCTCAAACTATTAAACTTTTCTTTAACTTGATCTGCTACTACTTGAGGAAAATTGACGCCGCCTTTCACTCCATTACAGTATTGAACATATCCACAATTAGTCATAGCATCACACAATTCATCAATGATTGGAAGCCAATCAGTTGGCACTTCAAGTCCCCAACACATACAAGTCTCAGTCATTGGCTTATCTTTATCTCCAAAGATTTTTGGATACTTTTCAAATATTTCTTTTTGAGTTATCATAATTATACCCACATAAAGTCTTTATTAGCTACAATCCAAGTCATATAGCGTTTATCTAATTTACTAATCTCTGCTTCTAAGCGATGTACCTCAGCATATTTTTCTTTATAGCTTCTTAGATCGGGTTCTTCTTTAGTCAGATTACTAAACTTTGGATAAGCTTCATCAATCTGTTTTTCGAGATCGTCACGACCATTCTTTGCATACTCATAGCACTTCTTCAATCCGTTTGCAAACTTCTTATGTTCTGGCGAATCATCCCAATTAATACGCTCAAAACACTTTTCTTCATCAACATAGTGAATAACACAACCAAAGAGAAACTTCGGAATAAGTTCAACCTTATCACACCAACGATTATATTCGATGTGCTTCTTAATCCATCGCTGACGAGGCTTAAAGAATTCACTCACCTTATCTAATAAGCCATAATGATATCTTGGAAAAGCCCAATTCCAAAGATCACCAATATAGCTAAAGGGTTTCGGCGCAAAGTAACGCAGCCAATCTCTAAAACCCCAGAGTTTAATTTGTTCTATTGTAAGTTTCATAATCTATAATACTAATGTGATAAGTGCTACGGTCGCTATACCTAAAATAATTCCTGCTGCTGGATTACCAAAAGCATATCCGATACATCCACAAATTGTGATAAGAGATAGGGGTTTAATATTTTGTTGTAATAATTTCATAATACGATTATATCATAGTTCCTCAAATTCTTTACCCCATCTCTCACCTCTCCACCATAGATCATATAACTCATCACTCGTCTTTCGTATCTCTCTGAGATCGACATTCTTAGAGGTTGATGTACACCCTGATAAGAATATAAAAATGAAAAGTAATAAGATGTTTTTCATACCAATTTCATCCAATCTGTCTCTTCAGGCATTAATTCACAGCCAAGTTCTTTCAACTGTTTCACTTGCGCTCCGATATTCATTTTTACTGCATAACCTTCTTTATGGCAC